TCAGGCTCATCACGAACGCTACCGGGCCGACCGTCGCTGGTGCCTTCAACTACGACGGTTCCAGTTACGTCTTTCGGGATGCCGCTGGGACGTTCAACCCGCGCACGGGCGGGACGGGACTGACCGCCGCTGACCACAAGACCCTGCGGCAACTCATCCACCTCGCGCACAACGGCCCCTTTGAGGGCTTCACGAGTGGCGCGTATCTGGAAACGACCCCCTCGGCTGACCCGTTCCCGACCTCGTTCATCTGGTACGAGAGCAGCGCCAAGCTGAAAAAGATCGTCGAGGAGACTGTCACCTACAACGCCAACAAGACCATCGCCACGAACGTCTGGAAGGCGTATGACACGGACGGCTCGACCGTGCTGGTGACGGTGACGGACACCATCACCTACTCGGGCGTCTTTGAGACTAGCCGTACAAGGGCGGTGACGTAATGGCCGGTTCACCAGTTGCGGTCCTGTTCACGACGGACGGCGTAGAAATCCCGCTCAAGGACTCGACCGCCATACCGGCTAACGCTCGCGGGGTCATGCTGGCGGGCAAGGACAGCACGACCTCCCGGTTCCTGCTCGTGGATTCGACCGGCCAACTCAAGACCGTCACAGACCAACTGCCGCCCTCGCTGGTGAGCAGCCGTCTGGACACGAACACGGGTTCTTGGCTTGGTAGCACGGCTCCGACGGTCGGCCAGAAGGCTATGGCGTCGTCCATCCCTGTCACGCTGGCGAGTGACCAGCCCGCCCTGACGGTTGGGCAGGGTACGGCGGCGGCGCTGGCAGGGTACTGGCCGGTCCGCATCACGGATGGCACCAACACGATGCCGATGATGGACACGGCGAGCCGGGCCGGGTTCCATCGCATCACGGACGGTACGACGAACGCGACGGTGACGGCGGCCAGCACGGCGGCGGTCGCCTCGGACACCGGGTTGGTCGTCAGCCTAAGCCCGAACTCCCCGGCAAAGATTTGGGACGGTACGAACACGGCGGTCGTCAAGGCGGCCAGCACGGCAGCCGCCACTACTGACCCTGCCCTCGTTGTCAGCCTAAGCCCTAACTCGCCCATCAACGCCCATATCAAGCCGACCTACGGGACGAACAACCAATCCATCACCATAACGCTCGCCAGCCTTGCCAGCAGCGCGACGGCAGCCCGTGCCTCGACGTATGTGGACAACACCACGGACCTGTTTGAGGACGCCCTGTTCTTCATCAAGTACCAGACGGTGGCCTCGGCCTCTGCGACCGGGTACTTGAACGTCTATGGGTACGCGACGGTCGATAGCGGGACGACGTACTCGGCGGGTGCCACGGGTTCCGACGCCGCACTCACAATCCGTAACCCCACGGAACTCGTCCTGCTGGTCAGCCTCCCGGCCAGCACCTCGTCCGCGCAGTACAACGCTGGCCCGTTCTCGTTCTGCCGCCTGTACGGCATTGACCGGCTCCCCGAGCGGTGGGGGTTTGTTGTCACCAACGTATCGGGACAGGCTTTGAGCGCGACGGCAGGCAACAACAAAATCTTCTGGCAGGGCGTTCGGGGAAGGTTCGTCTAGTGTCCCTCTACTTCCCCAGTTCAAGCGCATCGTGGATTTCTGTCCCGGCCTCTTACACGGCCACGCAAGACCTCACGGTTTGCCTTTGGGGCCGCCTTCAAGCCTCGACGGCCCGCTACCGCGTGTTCTGCTGCACGCGCCCCGGCGGCCTCTATCTGGCGACCGACACGGACGGCGTGACCAGCAACTTCGGGACAGACCTCATCGACGTGAACGGCCCTCAACTAACCATCGGCAAGTGGTATCACTTGGCCTACTCGATGCGGTTTATCAGCAATCAGAGCGTCGTCATTCAAGGGTACATCGACGGTCGCAAGGTGGTGACGGTCAACGAGACAGGCCGTACCTTCTTCAACTGGACGAGCATCACGATTGGGAACTCCGCGTCGGCAGGCGCACAGTCTCTTTTTGGTCACATCTCGGACGTTCGGATTTTTACTCGCGCCATGATGGACCACGAGGTTGTCCAAGAGATGCACTCTAGTCGGCCCCACCCTGCGGGGCTGATGTTGTGGATGCCTCTCGACGGATTCCGTTTGGATGCCACGGGCAGGCGCGTGGCTACCCAAGGAACGTCGGTGGTCGTGGGCGAGGGTTACAACCGCAGGCCCAACTACCGTTACCCTTCTTTCCTCAAGTAGGCGGTCATGCAGAGAATCGTGGTCCAGAACTCGGCGGCGGTCGCAGACGGCACTTGGACGGTCACTTGTATTTTCTGGTTAGGTGCGCCGCCCAACAACATCGTCCCGAGGCCCGCGTTCAAGAGCAGGGTATTGAACGTCCCGGCCGACGTGCAGGCGGCCCTTGAAGCGGGAACGCTCGTCGAGCAGGAGCAGGTCAGCCCGCTATTCCCTGCCGACTTCGACCTGTCGGATGCTCGACAGGCTTTGGAAGCCATGTATGTGAAGGCTCAGGCCGATCTTGATGCCACCAACCCCCCGGTAGCAGGCTTGGTCGGGACTCGGTTCGACGGCACATCGTGGGTGAACGGGTAGGGTTTTCCTTATCAGCCGCCCTCCATAGATACGTCAGGAGTCACCTGTGAGCGCCCAGACCCGCACAAGACTTGTCACGAACAACCAGATTGTGCTGGATATGGCCGACTTCTATGAGAACGACGGCTACACACGAGTTGTCGGCTTATCCATCGCGGGTCTGACCAGCCAAGTCTTTTACCAGAACGAGGCGCAGCCGTGGCCTCTCGTGCCAGGCCTTGGTGTGCCGGATGCTCAAGTGTCGTCGGGCCGAGTCTATTGGTCTGAGGTCGCTGGGATGCCTGGCTTCTACAATGTCCGATGGCGACCCAACGCGGTCGGCTTCTGGCGCATCATCCTCTCGTACCCCACGGGCCTCCAGATCGTCGGGCAGGAGTACGACGTCGTGAAGTCCGTGAGCGAAACCACGAGCGGCGGCAGCGGAGGACTCAAGCCGTCCTTCATGAAGCCCACCAACTGCTAAGGCGCACCCCCATGCCCAAGACCTACTACCTCGACAACAACTTCTTGAACGCTGCCCTGCGGAGTGTGCCGTTCTCTCCCCCGCCCACCATCTACGTCTCCCTCTACACGGTGGCCCCCTCGGTCAGCGGTGGCGGTACCGAGGTGACGGGTGGTGGGTACGCTCGCCAGACGGTGACGTTCAGCACCCCTGCGAACGGACAGGCTGCCAACTTGGCAGATGTGGTGTTCCCGATTGCGGCGGCGGCGTGGGGTACGGTGACGGCGTTCGGCCTCACCGACGCGCCCACGGGAGGCAACCTCCTGTACTTCAACCTCCTGTCGGTACCCCGAGCCGTCGGCATCAATGACCAGGTGCGGTTCCCCACGGGGCAACTCATCGCATCCGAGGCGTAATCAGCGATGCCGACCATCGACCTCACCGAGTCTTTGGGCGGCATTGGCGATGTCGCTGGCGCTCTGGCGTGGTCCGTGTACGTTGCGGCCCCGATTGGCGGCGTCGGTGAGGTGACGGTAACTCCCGTCCAGACGTTCCTCGTCGGCGGTCAAGCCCGAGGCTCTGGGACGATCTGGGGCGAGCAGACCTACGCGGGGAGCGTCGAGGGTATCGGCAATACCGATGGCACCCTCGTCCAGACCTTCATCCTGCGGGGCATCGTCCGAGGGCTGGGTAACTTCCGAGACTCGGTGCCCATGCCGATCTTGGGGTACGGCTCTCTGCAAGCCTACGTCGAGATCACACAGGCTCCCAAGCCTATCTGTGCGCCCGATACACGGCAGAGGTTCCCCTTCATGGGGGTCTTTCAGAAGGGCGCTCTGGAACTCTGCCTTCGGGACGCACAGGGCAACCCATACTCGCCTGTCAGCGTCACCTATGCGATCTACGAAGTCTTGGCAGGGGGGTATCGCCAACTGCGAGGCCCACCTCGCAGGGTACCGGCCAAGGATGGGATCGGTCGCTACCATGTGACGGGCTACGCAGGGGAGTGCGGCCAGCCAGGGACTTGGCTGGTTGTCTGGAGTTGGTCGGAGGGTAGGGGCTGCGCGACCCGCGAGGAGGAGTTTGTCTTGGAGGCAGGTCCACCCATGACAAACCCCTGCGGGTGCGCCAAGTACGGTTGGGACTAGGAGGCGTTCGATGAGCGTGACGTTTTATCGCGGACAGCAGCTTGGGCGTGAGGACCTGACGATCTTCTTCACGAACGCCAACGGTACGCCCGCGAACGCCGCCGAGATCAGTTACGCCCTCTATGACTTCACGACGGGTCAGGAAGCGGTCTTGGGGTCCAACCAGCGGCAGCCCCAGAACCCTTCGGTCGGGGAATACTTCGCCAGCCTCCTCGTACCTCTCGACGCCAACATCGGGACCTACCGCATCCGTTGGACCTTCCGAGAGATTCTGGGTGGTCCGCTCCAGCAGGTTGTGCAGGAGTTCGCCATCCTCGATAGGAACTCTCCCTCCCCTGTCGCCACCATCTACACGGCTGCGGAGTCCGATCTCATCAGACGGCTCCGTATTCTGACCCGTGACAACAACCCCGACCGCAACTACCATTGGCGACCGCCCGCCCACGAGGAGACGGTCGGCCAGTTCAACCGTGTGTTCGGCTACATCTGGGAGGATGAGGAGTTGAAGGAGTACCTCGAACGCTCCCTCGACACCATCTCGCTGGCCCCTCCGTTCACCCCGTTCAGCAGCCTCGATACGCTGGTCAACCAGTACCCCGCTTGGCGCACCCTGTTGTTGACGGGGGCCATGATCCACGCCCTTCAAGCCCTGCGGCTCAACTGGATCGCGGACGAGTTCGACTACAGCATCGGCGGTGTCAGCCTGACGCTCGACAAGTCGAGCAAGTACGAGGGGGCGCTCTCGACGGCCTCCGACCAGTTCGACAAGCAGCTTGAGAAGGCCAAAATGACCATCAACATCATCAGAGGCGTCCAGCAGCCTCGGTACGGTGTGGGTATCCGCAGCGCGTTCGGCCCCTACGCCGGTCGAGGAGTTTTGTCGCCCCGCAAGTTCGTCGGCCTGTAGTCGGTGTAAGAGAGGTGGTATGAAGCCGCCTCTCAAAGCCAACCGCGTACTCCATCGCTGCCTCTGCGGACACGCGGCACCCAACTACAGCCAGTACAGGAAGCATCTGGCCCGCTGTCCCGAGTGGCGTGATAGACCAAACCCGAGGGGCATGGCGATCTGGAGGTGGCATAAGTCCACCGAGGCACCCAAGCCCGTTGGGGTACCGACCGTCGAGGAACTTGAGGGCGACGAGAGGTTCCGTCAGGTTCTCGAACGCAACGGGATGCCCGCCAAGGTGTTCGCTGCCGTCCTACAGGCACTTGAGAAGCGTCGGTTTTCTCGATAGACCTTTTATGAGGTCTGCAAGATTAGGTCTGCGGAGTTTTCCCTTCAACAGAGGTTCCCATGTCGCTTGTTCCGGCCACCGTTGTTCGCCGTTTTCTCGCCAAGAGGGCGAGCTTCGGCGTCCTGTCAGACGACCGCTTCCGTCCTCCCGCTTCCATCGCCAAGGCCGTGGATACGGGCAAGCTGGATGCCAAGGTTCTTAGCTTCTGGAAGCACGTCGTCGAGGCTCACGGCGATCACTTCAACTACGCGGTGGCCGTCAAGCATTGGCGTAACAAGTGCGCGAAGATGAACTACGCCCTGCCCGAGGAGTTCATCAAGGGTCTGGGTGGTGAGGGTTCGCAGGGTGACTTCTCTGCCAAGACCGGCGAGCAGGTCGAGGAGTGGGTGAAGGAGAAGATGAAGTCTGAGGGTCTGTTGTCGGACTTCGGCCCCGTCGCGCAGGATTGGCTCAACCAGATCAACCACTTCGAGCGGTTGGTCGCGGACGCCCAGGCCCTCATCGAGAAGCACATGACGGGCATCGCGGAGGGCAACCGCGTCAAGCAGCGTCAGGAGTGGCTTGAGATCGCCAAGAAGGACTTGGAGGAGGCTCAGGCCGAACTCGACAAGTGCCGTAAGGCGTTGCACGAGTGTGAGGAGCAGGCGAACCGCCACAAGACTCACCATGCTCCGACCGTTGCCTTCGAGGACGCCTTCCAATCCATGATGAAGGCCGCCCTCACGGCTCTCAGCAAGGATGATGTCATCAAGTCCGTCCAGAACGCCCTCGCTGCCTTTGAGAAGGGTCTGTCGCAGGACACCAAGACGGCCGGTGTCCTTGGCGACTTCGCCGCGAAGTTGTGGCAGAAGGTCACTGGTCTGTGGTCGCAGTTCAAGGGCTGGGTGTCCGACCTGTTGGGCTTGAACAAGCAGTTCAAGTCGCTGATGGACAAGGCCAACGCCTAGTGTAGAGTGACGGTGGGCTTCGGCTCCTCGGGGTCGAGTCCAGCCTCAAGCCGCACGAGTCCCTCGCGGATTCGTGCGGTTTGCTTTTTGATGTCACGCAGCTTCAACCAGACGTCGAGTTGAATCTCCAGCCGTCGGTCTTTGGGGGCGTACACAGACCTGTGGTACACGACGTCGCCTTCGACGTTCGTAGCGAAGAACGTGTAGCGGCTCGTCTCATCCCCCTCGGGGCTGACACACAGGTTGGGGTCCAACTCGTTCTCGACGCAGATACGGTTGAGTTCGTAGAGGCCGCCGCCCGTCAGTTCGTCGATCTGTTCACGCATCTTTGACAAATCCATCTCGGTACTCTCCTGTGGGACCACCACGGTCCCTGCCTGTGATAGGAAGCGAACACGCTGGAAATCAACCAGCGGGGAGGCCCAAATGAGTGATGAGAAGAAGTTGACCCCGAGCGACCCCGTGGACACCGAGACGAGGAAGCGGTTGGAGGAGTTGTCCGCTGCCCGTTACGAGTTGGGGGAGAGGCTCCTAGAGATCGAGCAGGAGAAGGTGCGCCTGCTGGTGGCCGCCAACAGGGTCGATGAGGAGCGAAGCCGTCTCTTTGAGAAGGTTCTCATGGAGCGCGGGTTGCCGCCCAACACCCCCATTGAGATCGAGGCCCAGACAGGTGCCCTCAAGGTGTTGCGTGCCCCGCCCCCCGCTGCGGAAGCCGCCCCTACGGCGTGACGGTTCCTCTTGTCGAGTGGCATGAGTGGGGTGACCCATGCCGTACTCAACAAACCGTGACCGTAATCCATCGTCCCTAGAGATCACCCGTGCGCCGTGGCCGCTGCCCCCTCTCAACCTGTTCTTGACGAGTGGGTGGCGGCCAGGCGTGTACGATCTTCGATGGGATGACCCATCTGCCCTGTCGCTCAACAGCGATTGGAACCTCGTGGGCGTCAACGTCTATCGGAGTTTCGACTCCGAGTTTGGCCCCTACCACCGGCTCACGCAGGTACCCGTCGGGACAACCTTCTGGCGGGACCAGACCGACGTGGAGTTGGTAGAGGAGTTCGTAGTCCCGTCTAGTTGGATGTACTTTGGGAAACCTACCTCCGAGGAGGGTCCCACACGGTACTCGTTCAAGACCCTCTATGCGCCCATCGTGAAGGCGGGGTCCCAGAACACCCCCACGCAGGACCCCGACGACGTTATGGTGTTCGTCGGAGATCGACGCGCCCGTGTTCTAGCCGTCGATGGGTTCTCGGGAGAGGTGCAGATCGACCCCCGTGAGTTCTCGAACGTAGCCTTGCAGAACTACGATCCGGCCGTCCTACCTGCCAACAAGGCCGAGAAGGTTACGGTCAGTTACCGGCGAACCAAGTCGCTGCTCCGTACTGACTTGGCCCAGCGGGTCTTTTACCGTGTCTGCGCGGTGGGCATCCCGCCTGGCTGTCGTCTGAGCGACCTGTCCGAAAGCGACTTCATCGAGACACCGCTGGAGAACGCTGCGGCGACCTCCAACCAAGAGATCGAGAAACTCGACTTCATCTGGCGGGAGGCCGTGCGCCGGAACCGCTGGATTTTGGAGCAGGGTGGCGAGCGGGTCCGACTGTTCCTACGCAAGAACGTCGGCCTACCCTGTCCCTGCATCCCCGACACCCACCACAAGCAACCGCAGTCCGATTGTCTGCGGTGTTACGGGACGGGGTTCCTTGGCGGCTACGAGGGTCCATACGAGTCCATCATCGCCCCCGACGATGCCGAGAAGCGTATCTCGCAGAAGGACATTGGCCGCACCGTCGAACACACCTACGAGGCGTGGGCCGGTCCTGTACCGCTCCTGTCGATGCGAGACTTCCTCGTGAAGATCAATGGGGAGCGGTACAGCATCGGCGCGGTCAGGATGCCGACCAACCGAGGCATGGTCCTCCAGCAGCACTTCAACATCGGCCACCTCGACGAGAAGGACATCCGCTACAAGGTCCCGATGGACAACCCTGTGCGTTACACGGCTGTTCAGTTCGGCCCCACGCCGCCCGAGGAGGGTGGTCCGACGCCCATCACCGACAAGCCCAACATCCCAGACGAGCGCGAACTCCGTGGTCGCACTAAGGTCTGGGAGAACATCGAGTATTAGCCGTGGGCAAGTTTCTCGTAAAAGCCGCCAAGCCTCGCAAGGCGTTCGCAGCCCCCGAACTTACCGTAAAGAGATCGTACAGCCGTGGGCTTACCGCCGACCCGAGTTACGACGTCGAGGCCGCCCTCGACAAACTGAGCGGCGAAATCCTCAAACGGATTCGTTCGAGGATCAAGCAGACGGCCTACTCGGATGGGGCCAAGAAGCGCCTCTCCAAGGCGCTCTCCACGCGCATCAAGGCGGCAAGCCTGCAAGTTGTCGTCAAGGACCCCCTGTGGGGCTACCTAGTGAACGGCCAGCGTAGGCAGCAGATGGCTTGGTTGCGGAAGGCCACGGCACCCATTCCCATCGTCACGGAGTCTGGTAAGGTCATCTTTCGGTCGGCTACGGCGAAGTCCTTGTCGGATGGTCGGTGGGTACACCCAGGCCGCAAGCCTCTCGACCTTGTAGACAGCGCCATCAGAGAAGCCCGCACGGTCATCAAGAAGCGGATAACCCGCGAGATTGCTTCCCAACTGCGGCGGCAAGTGAGTGGTGGATGATGCAAGGTGACGTTACGGTGGTGGGGCTGGATGTCACCACCACCATCCTTTATGACATCGGCATGGACGTTCCGCACCGGCAGGTTGTGACGATCCCTGCCAACAGGGCTACCGTCTCAAAGGACCTGTGGAGGGCTATCTCGCAGCGGCGGGTCTTTCAACTGCACGGGGGATCGGTCAGTCAAGGTCCTGTTCGGCCCACAGTCGCCCCAGCCCCTAACGTCGAGGTCTGGCAGGATAAGTGTCGGCAACTGGAGGCCGAGAACGCCAAGCTGCGGGAGATGGTCGCAACCTTGGAGCAAGCCCTACAGACGCCTCCTGCGCCCCCGCCGCCCCCACAGGATGATCGCATCGACCAAATCCTCACCCTCTTGAGGTCTGGGGTGCCCGTCATGGCCGCCAATCCCGCAGCGTCCACTTCGTCTGGGCGCACAACCTCCGTGGGGTTTGGTGTCGTGGAGGTGGATGTACCGGCGTTCATCCCTACCGAGATCAAACCCAAAGGCATCGAAGGCCGCCTCGCAGAGGTGCAGTCCGAGACGTCGGAGAACTCGTCCCTTGGTACGGCTGCGGATGCCCTCCGCAAACTGCGCCAGGGTCGGCAATAGTCTTTCTTTTCTCTCACCCCCTGTAGGAGGATTTCCCATGCACCCGCGTCAAGCCAGCCTGTTGAACTTTTCCGAGTCCGTGATGTCCCGAGTCGCCAAGCGTGGTGGCAAGAAGCAGAGTGAGGCCAAGCAGGGTGGTGCGAACCTGTTTGAGTACACCTGCTCGAAGGACGAGTCCCACCAGTTCTACCTGACCGTCAAGCAGACCAGCGGCGTCAAGTGTCCGCTTTGTGCTGCCAAGGCCGGTGGCCGTCCCGAGAAGGAGACGCTGGCTGATCTGGGCAAGGAGTTGAAGAACAAGGGCAAGAAGGCCGCCCTCATGGACATCCTCGCTGGGATGGATGACTAATGCTGAATGACCTCCACTCGACCTACGCCCTTTTGCACGATCCCCTCTCCTACAACTACTTGAAGGACGGACCCCCCTACCTACCGGGTATCGTGGGCGGGAAGGTCGCTGCTCACGGGGGCGAGGTTGGTGGATGGGTCCGACAGGCGGCCCTACAGGTCGGTACCGATGTGGAGGTCGCCTTCCAGCATTGTGTGGCTGACTTCGGCGGCACCCCTATGGCCGAGTTGGCCGTACTGCTGGCGAGCCTTCGGGCCGAGGCCATGATCCACCAGGCCCACCATTGGCAGACTCGGGGCCAGACCTACTACGGCGACCATCTGCTGTTTGAGCGTATCTACGGCGAAGTGAACGGCCTCATCGACGGCTTGGCCGAGCGTGCCGTCGGGAAGGGCGACACCATCTTGGTGCAGCCCCTCCTCCAGATGAGCCACATGATGACGTTCACGAAGCTGTTTTACAGCGATGCCCCCGTGCAGCCGACCCCGCAGGAGATGCCGCTGCTGTCGTGGCGGGCGCTCATGAAGTCAGCGGTCCTCATGCAACTCGCCTACGCAGCCCTTGAGGACAAGGGGCTGCTCTCCCACGGTATCGACAACCTCTTGCAGGGCATCGCAGACAAGCAGGAGTCCCTCGCCTACCTGCTCAAGCAGCGGTCCTCCATGAAGGAAGCCTCCATGATGGGTCACCCCACTCATGCCACTCGACAAAAGGAAGCCACTATGCACCCATTGGACGCCTTCAAGCACGAACTGCTGACCCGACAGGTCACCGCCCGCTTTGAGTCCGACCTTTCCAAGCAGGCAAGTGGTCCCAAGCTAGACCAAGACGACGTTCTCGACATCATCGAGGTCATCCGTGACCGCAAAAAAGGCTTGGTTGACTTTATCAAGGCTGACTTCGACATGAACGTGGAGGCCCGAAAGGGCATTGACAACGCTTGCCGCGCCGTCAAGAAAATGAACGAGGGCAAAGACCCCGAGTACGTCAAGGCTCTGATTGCCGAGACTGTCAAGCGGGGTCGAGAGTACGTCATTAGTACCTTCAAAAAAGAGATCGAAAAGTACAAGTCCAAGGACGCCAAGTACGCCGAGCAACTGAGGGAGGAATGGGTTTTGTTCCTTGAAGAAGTGGGATCGAACTACAAACCCAAACTCTACTAACACCCCGAGACAGATGGCCTCAAACCCGACCGACAAGTTCGACCCGGAGTTTGAGGCTCTCTGTGCCGCCGTGTGGACCGACGGGACCAAGCCGAGCGGCAAGGCCCGAAAACCCAAAAAGGAAACCCAGATGAGTCAGACTGCGAAGCCCGGTGTCGGCCTCGACATTGGCACCATGAACATCGTGGCGGCCCGCATGAGCGGTGGTGGCGTCGAAACCAAGCGTATCAGGGACGCCTTCATCGACCTCGACCTTGAGGCCAAAAAGACCCTGCGGCTCTCGAAGGTCAACTACGTCGAGAAGGACGACAACCTCGTGGTGCTGGGCGACTCGGCCCTCACGATGGCAAACCTGTTCAAGCGCGAGGCCCGTCGTCCTCTGAGCCGAGGCGTGATCGCGTCGGGCGAGATCGAGGCACAGGAAATCCTCTCCCTGCTCATCCACAACGTGCTGGGTGAGCCGCTGGTGGACGGGGAGCATTGTTACTACTCGGTGCCTGCCGCGCCCATCGACGACCCGGATCAGGATGTCATCTACCACACCGAGGTGTTTCGGAAGATCGTCTCCGAGCATGGGTACGCGCCGCATCCCATGAACGAGGCTATGGCGATCATCTACAGCCAATGCGCCGCAGAGCAGTTCAGCGGGTTGGCCGTGTCCTACGGCTCTGGTATGTGCAACGCGGCTCTGGCGTACCAGACGGTCAAGGGTTTGGATTTCAGCCTAGCCCGAGGCGGCGATTGGATCGACCGCAACGCCGCCAAGGCGATGGGCAGCACTTCGGCCCGTATGTGCAGTCTCAAAGAGAAGGGCGTGAACCTCGCGGACCCCAAGGGCCGTGACGAGGAGGCCATCGCCCTCTACATCCGTGCGCTCATCCGCTACACCCTTGAGAACATCGTCGTCCAGTTCAAGAACGCCCGCACCTCCATCGACCTCCCCGAGGCCATCCCCTTCGTGGTGAGCGGCGGGACGACGCGGGCCGGTGGGTTCCTCGACGTGTTCAAGGACGAGTTCAACTCCATGAACAAAAAGGGGTTCCCCATCCCGATCTCCGAGATTCGGTTGGCGACGGACCCCATGACGGCTGTTGCGGAGGGTCTGCTGGTGCTGGCCTCCGAGGAGTAGGCCATGTTCTACTACTTGGTCGGCGCTCTCAAGCGGCGGCTCATCAACGAGTTGCGGGACACCTACTCACGGCATCCCATCTACTCGAAGCTGACACCGTTCATACAGAACAAGTACGCCTTCGACGAGCGCCCGCAGTTCGGCATTGTCGTGAAGGGGGCGTCGGCCAACAAGGTCGCCCTGTCCGCTGACAACTTCATGGGTACCATCGAGAGCCATGTGATGCTCACGAACGTCGGTGGGCCGGTCTATCCCATCGAGTGGGTCAGGGAGGACCTCGCAGCCGTGCAGGCACACGGCGGGGGGTTCCCGCTCGCTGCGGGCATCTACTACCTCGAAATCCTGCAAGCCCCCGAGACGCCGCAGGACTTTGGCAAGTTCATCATCGACCCCCTGCTGACCGTCACGGACGAGGCTCTCCTCCAGTTTGACACGGGGGTTGAGCGAGAAGCCCAACTCCAGAACATCCCCGCCCAAGGGACGTTGCGCCTGTGGCTAGGCAAGAACACCCTGTTGCGTGAGGGCACCGATTACACCGTGGACTATCGGACGGGTGCTGTCACGTTGGCGATCCGCACCCCGCCTCAGACGACGTTGACTGCTGACTATCGGTACCCCGCACCCAGCATTGGCCCCGTGGACTACTACTGGAACAGGTCGGATCACACGACGCTGCCAGGTGTCGTCATGGCGTTCGGGAAGCGCGGCAAGGTGGGCGACAAGGTGGCGATTGTCGTTTACGAGGACAGGGTTGAGGCCGCCAAGGCATACGGCGGCAAGTTTGAGGTCAACTTCGACGTCGATGTGATCGCACAGGACCCCAACCAGATGGAGGAGATCGCGGACCTTCTGGTGATGTCGCTGTGGGCCGAGAAGAAGGAGGACCTCGCCACCGAGGGTATCGAGGTGGTGGACATCTCGATGGGAGGGGAGGCCGAGGAAACTTACGATGAGACGGGCGACACCTACTACTACAACGCCTCGATCTCGCTCCAACTCCGCGCCGATTGGGAGATGCACGTTCCTGTGCCGTTTGTGATCTCTCGTGTCACACAGGAGCCTACCCAGACCTCCCACGGGATCACCCCGTTGACCTCGGGCCTTTACTTCCAGACCCAACCTGTCCTCCCGAACCTCAACAATGACTTCGAGAGGATTCGCTAAACCCACATAGGATGAGCCATGCCCAAGTACGTCTTTGAGTGTCATGCCGAAGGCTGCAACCTCCGTTTCGAGCGTAACCTCAAGATGGGGGACCACACGGACCACCCCTGTCCTGAGTGCAAGGACCCTGCCCCCCGTGTCATGGACGGGGAGGGATTTGGCTTTGCGTTCGCCAAGAACGAGTCCGCACCCATCGGCAACACGGGGGTCCACAAGAATGACTACCCGACCGCAGACCAGATTGTAGGTCGGGACGCTGACCAGCGATGGGAGTCCTACGAGGGGCAGAAGAAGGTCAAGGAAGCCGCCCGCAAGATGGGTGGTTCACCGGCCCTCATCCGGCATCAGGGCAAGGACTTCATCGACTACGAGCCGATGACCGACGTTGGCCGTGAGGCCCGTCGCAAGCTAACCAAGCACGCCATCAAGACTATGGCAGAGGCGCGGGACCGTAGCCGCAGTCGATAATCTACCGTTCCAAGGGCATCCGTAGAGTTTCGGCCTCTTGCGGGCCATACACCCAGACGCGGATCGGAAGCAGGAACGGCCCCAAGGCGCAAAATCCAGATGGGATGATCCTTTCTTTCAACCCCGCAGAGGAGTTCCAAAATGGCTCTCGGCCCTTTCGTCACTTATGTCCCGCCTGGCGTCTATACGCGGACGCTCACCGAATCCAACGTCGCCAACATTGTTGCTGGCCTTCGCATCCCCGTCATCATCGGCGTCGGGCAGGAGGAACTCTCCCAGAGCAACGTCGCTCTCGTGCGTGGTTCCAGTTCGACGGCCGACCAGCAGATCAACAGCGAGGACGTGTCGCTCCAATGGGTGCTGAGTGATGCCAACCCTGCCAACCCTGTGTTGGGTGAGCAGAACGGCACGCTGGCGCGGTTCCGTGTCCGTAACTTCCCGCTTGTAGATGGTTCTGGCCTCGGTCGAGTCACGAACGACATCCGCACCGTGACGGTGACGGTGAACGGCCTGCCGACGGCGGTGGGACAGGTGAACGGACAGCGCGGCATCGTCACCCTACAGGTGCCGACCCAGCCCAGCGACGATGTTCGAGTCACCTACTTCTTCCACCGTGGCGACACGGCCTTCACGGACGACGTGTCGGCTCAAGTCTCTAGCTCGAACGCCGTGCTGTTGAGTCCTGCGGCGGGTCCCTTCGAGATCATCGCCAACACCAACGACACCTTGAAGTTGAAGGTGAACGGCACGCAGTACGCGGCGGTGCTGTCGAGCGGCACTCTAACGGCTACGTCCGTCAAGGCGCAGATCGACGCTCTCAGCATCCCGAACCTGACGGTGACGGTGTTCACCGACAACGAGGGTGGCGAACACGTCCGTCTCGTCACCTCCTTGGAACTCCAGGTGCTTGACGGCACCGCGAACGGCCCGATGGGGTGGTCGAACTACACGGCGACCAACCGCAACGCGGTCTTTACGGTGTTCAACCGTCCCATCGTGGATGGTTCGGGTGGTGGCCTCACCACGACGGACCCCTCCAAGGTGGTGGTGAAGGTCAACGGCCTACAGACGATCCCTGCGGCGGTGGACGGTCAGAACGGCAAGGTTTACCTGACGCTGCCCCCTGCCCCTGGCTCGAATGTCACGGTGACGTACTTCGCCAACACTTGGCAGGACACCTTCGACTTCCTGCCGAACAGCCTCGTCACCACCGTCTCGCTGTGCGGCTACTCGCCGGATCGCGCCTCCTACATCCAAGACACGGACTTCGTGATCTCGAACCCGTCCACGGATGTGTCGGTCATTCATTGGGGCACCAGCTACTCGACCGCCTCGACGACGACGACGGCGGGCGGTACCCCGTTCGATAGCACCCAGATCGTGGGTGCATTGAACGACGACGAGATGTACTTGGCCGAGTGCGAGCGGGTCATCGACACCGCCACCGTGCCCGCGACGGTTTCGACCACGGACTTCTTGCTCCCCGAAGTTCCCACGATGGGTAACGGGCGTAACACCCCGCTCACCATGTCGGTCTTTGAGGCAGTCACGAACGGTCGGCAGGACCTCACCACCAACCGCCCCGACCTCGTGGAGGTGTACGTCGGCCGCGATCTACAGGATGCGATGAGCCGTCCTGCGGTGACCGTCCTGACTGTGGATGGTGCGAACCGCCTCGTGTCCCTCAAGGACCCTGTGCCGCCCGACTACTTGGCGTTTGCGACCTTCTACTACAGCCGTGTCGCGGATGACTCCTACACCTTCACCTGCAAGGTGCCGGGTGCCGTGGGCGTTGGACAGTACGAGGTGTCGAGCCTCAACAACCCGAACCTCTATCAGGTGCGGTTTGGTACCAAGTCTGGTTTGGCTGAGACGGTCCAGTGGCCCCGTGGAGCGGAGCGGGTTCCTGACGCCTTCCACACGGGCGTCGGCACGCCTGCCAGCGAGACGGTGACGGTGACGTTCGACCAGAAGGACCCGACGAACGCCGCCTACACCATCAAGGGCGCGGAGCCGTACTCCTTCTACACGCCGTACTCCGCGACGTGGACCACGAAACTCAACAACGTCAACTACGCCACCAACTTGGCTGACGCTGCGCCTGCCATGCTGGTTGGTAAGCACGTTACCCCCGACACGGGCGGTAACGTCATCATCTCGGCGGGCAACGAGGTGTTGTCCTTCGATGTCGATGAGGTTGACATCTCGGTGACGCTGACGACGGGTACCCGTACCCCCACGCAGATCAAGAACGAAATCAACGCAGCCATCGACGCTGATCCGGCTTTTGCGGGTACGGCCCCCAACAACCTCTGCGGGTTCGTGCAGATTGCCGGTACCCCTGGCACGGGCGACATCATCTTCTACATCAAGTCGATGACGACGCCCGCAAACTTCGATGACGTGTCGAGCGTCTATATCAAGCAGGGCACCGCTCAGACGACGCTGGGCTTCAAGGCGTTCCAGAAGGCTCTCGGGACCATTGATGCCACCAACAAGCCCGCCACGCTGCTGGGTAGCGTCGTGGGTCCGTTTGCCATCACGACGGGTGTGAACGATACCTTCTCGGTGCGCGTCAACGGTGTGGACTACACGGTGACGTTCCCGAACGGCGCGGCTGTCACGGCCGCCACCGTGGCATCGTTCATCAACGCCGCTTGTCCGGGCGTTGCCTCGGTGGCGACGGGTCCGAACCTCAACAAGGTGCGGCTCACCAGCACGACGAACTCCGATGTGTCGTCGCTCGTGATCCTCACTGGCAACGCCAACTCGGTGCTGGGCTTTACCCAGAACCAGATGGCGAACCAGACCCGCGTGACCGCGCAGGAGGTGGTCAACCTCTTGAACGACACGGCGTCCTTCATGACGGCGGGCATCGCTTACCCGTCCAGCATCGAGGGGTTGAACTACATCACCATCGAGTCGCTGACGGTCGGCACGGCAACGTCGTCGGTCGCCTTCGTGGACTCGGGCGCTACTACGTCGGCCTTCAACCCCACGACGGGCACCAAGGTGGTGGCTGGGACGGACGGCGACGTGGGCCAGAACGCCACCGACATCTTCACGGTGACGTCCAACAGCGCGGCGGGTTCGTCGGGTGACGGTGTGCCGGGCCAAACCTTCACGGCCCCGCAGACGGGCTTGCGGTTCACGGTGCTGCCCAGCACGACGGGTTCCTACACGACGGGTGGCTCGTTCACGATGGAGGTCAGCCCGACCTTCCACGTCAACCCTGCGGTTCCGTTCTACGCTGTGCCTGGCATGGAACTGACGGTGGCGAACACGGTCGGCGTCATCCCGAACGACACCGGCAAGCTACAGACGTTTGCTCCCACGGGCGTCGAGCCGAAGATCGGTGATCCGTACTACCTGTCCTACAAGTTCCTCAAGCAGGACTACTCGACCCGCATCTTCCGGCAACTAAAGACCATCGAGGCGAACTTCGGCCGTACCTCGGCTGAGAACCGTGTCACGTTGGCGGCTTACCTCGCCATCTTGAACGGAGCCTTGCTGGTGGGCATCAAGCAGGTCCTCAAGGTGCCCAACACCAACCAGGCCAGCGACTTGTCCTACATCAACGCCCTACAGGAGCTAACCCTCCCGCTGACGGGTGGTGTGAAGCCCGACATCATCGTGCCTCTCACCTCCTCGGCGGCCGTGTTCTCGCAGTTGGCCCAGCATTGTGAGACGCAGAGCCTCATCCAGAACCAAGCGGAACGGATGGGCTTCATCGGGTTTGCTGCCAACACCCCGCCCCAGACGGCAGCCACGGTGGCGACCGGCTTGAACTCGAACCGCGTCGTCGCCTACTACCCCGACTCGGCCATCGTGACGTTGACGGACGAGTTGGGGCAGTCCTACGACAACCTCGTGGATGGTACGTTCATCGCGGCGGCTGTCGCGGGTGCGGTGGTCAGCCCCTCCGTGGACGTGGCGACCCCCTACACCCGTCGTCGTATCCTCGGGTTCACCGGCATCCCCCGTGTGATGGACCCCGTGGAGGCTAACCAAACGGCGGTGAAGGGCGTCACCCTGCTGGAGGACTCGGGTGGCCTCATCCGTATCCGTCAGGGGTTGACCACCAACATGGCGTCGGCCCTCACTCGGTTGCCGACCGTCACCCAGATCGCGGACTTCGTTCAGCAGCAGAGCCGCATCGTCCTTGATAACTTCGTCGGTACCAAGTTCTTGGCGTCCCGTACCCAAGAAGTCGAAGTGACGATGACCTCGCTGTTCAAGCAGTTGGTCGAGGCCGAGATCGTCGCGGCCTTCACGGGCATCGCCTCTACGGTGGACCCCAACGATCCGACGGTCCTCCAGTTCGAGGCGTACTACCAGCCGGTGTTCCCACTTTTATACATCGTCCTGACGTTCAATTTGAGAGCGCAGCTCTAGTTTCCACCTATTTTATAGGGGTTTTGTGAAGTTGTCGGCCCCCTTAGAAAAGGCGTGCTGGACCCGTAGGGTGTTCTCAATCCGTGATAGAGTGCTGGGAATCCGTGAGGTTTCGGTCCCGGCACTCCCTCGCGGGGTTGTTTGTGGTGGGGGACCATCCACAAACGGTTCGGCCCCACTCCCTCGCGGGGGTGGGGCCGTTTCCTTTTGCCGCCTACGCGCACCAACCGGCGCACGCCTCGTCCCAGCAGTAGGGGCAACGGGGCACGCCCTTGGTGTCGGCCCCGTCATTGGCAGCCTGCTCGCCCGCGATCTCGGCATCCACAACGGGAGCCATCGTCGCGGCCTTGCGGACATCCTCACCCTTGCGGTACAGGATGCACTCGTGGTTGCCCCACACCTGCTGGCCGACCGTCACCTTGGACTTGCGGCCAGCCTTGGTTGCGACCCACACGATGTCGCCTGGGACCAGCACGGCCTCCGACCGCAGCCCCCACGAGCCGTCGCGCAGCCGCGCCCAAGTGACCGTGTTGAGGGGGCGGGTTTCGACCAGTTCGTATCCGACCGACCCGACCTTGTGCATCAGAACCTTCATGGCGTGCCTCCTGCTCTCCATAGGAAGGCACCTTCCCAGAAATCAACCGACCAGCACGTTGCCGTTCTTTTTATGAGCCGCACGGTGTAAGAGAGGGCCACCATGACCTACAGCCGACGACACATCTCCGACAGCTTGCCGCCTACACCTCCCGCTCGTCGTCACACCAAGAAGGCGAACGATGAGGAGGCCGTGGGCGAACTACAGGTCGCGGACTACATCGTGTTCGTGTTCGCCCTCGACTGCTACATCGGTTGGCTACAGGGCGCACACGATGCACAGCGCCCCGACGTAGATTACGCACGGGCCGACGACATCCTTGAGAAGGGCATCAGCCTGCTACGGCGAGTGGAGATGCAAAATCTGGAGGCCGTCGAAGCCTTCTTCAAGGAGCGTCTCAAGGACGACACCTCGAAGTTGTCGCTGTTGGCGGCGGCGATGCGTCCGAAGCCTACCGAGGAAGGCATCCCTGTCCGCGCTCTCAAGCTGCGGCTAGTGATGAAGCAGCCGGTCATCCTCAAGGAGATTTTTGGTACGAACCGTAAGGCTCTTGCGGAAGCCCGTGGTGCCATTGATGCGGCGGGCATTGATGACCCTGACCAAGCCCTCAACGGCTTCTCGGCACTCACGCTCAAGAACAAGATGCTGGAGCGGTGGATCGACTTTGCCTCGGAAGTTGTTGTGACGCCTGGGACGGCGACCGTGAGTGCCGTCCAAGAGGCCACCCGTGGTGTTGCGGACGCCACCGACAGCGTTCTCAACAGTAAGGTCCAGCAGGGTGGCGTGCCTGGCTCTGACCAGAGTGTGGGTCAGCGTGACCAGCAGGTTGCCACTCTCGCCAAGGTTGAGACGGACGCCACCGAGGCGGCCCGTAAGGCGCTTGAGAAGTCTGGTGAGGAGGATCGTACCCTCACGAAGTCCGAGGTCATTGGTGTGGCGACGGCGGCGGCCACGGCAATCGCCGCCAACCCCGATGACCCCAAGAACGTCCCGCCTGCCCTCCGCACCCTCGATCCTGAGCAGCGTGCGGCGGCCATGACGGGAGGCAAGGTCCGTGTGTCGGCCGGTGCAGGTTCGGGTAAAAGCACGACACTGTTGGCCCGTGTCCAGTACCTCATCGAGAATGGGGCACAGCCGAGCCGTATGATGGCGATGTCCTTCAACAAGAAGGCCGCCGACGAGTTGGCCGTCAAGATGGCCGCGAAGATCGGCCCTGATAGGGTATCGACCACAAAGAGTCCGAAGTCGAACGGTGTGCAGGTCGGCACCATGCACTCGACCTTCTTGAAGTACATCTCTCTGTATGGCACCCCCGCGCAGCGGGACGTGTTTGCCAAGGTGGGGGATAAGGGCGGTGCGGTAAGTGCGTCGGCCCTTTTCAAGGCCGCCAAGGACATCTGGAAAGAGTGCTTTGACCACATCGACCGCGATCCCCCTGGCGACAAGGACGGGGAGGAGCGGGAACTTCCCCCCGATGAACTCTGGAAGATGCCGCCCAAGTCGGGCCGCATGATGGCGTACCTCAACATCTTCCAAGGGCAGGGGATGAGTTTTGATGAGGCCCAGGCGTGGGCTTCCGAGCAAGGCTCCATCGAGGCCAAGCAAGCGATCAAGTTCTACGAACTATACGAAGGTCTAAAGGGTTCACTTGGGCCTGGCTGGCAGCCCAACCTGTGCCCCGACAAGCCGATGGGTCCCTCGACGGCTGCCTCAAAGTTTGTGGACTTCTACAGGGCAGGCAAGCCGCGCATCGGTGACTTCAACGATATGCTGTCGGTTTTCCGCGACGTCATCCGTGACAACCCTACGGCTCGCAAGTCCGTGCAGGCCAACATCGACCACATCATGGTGGATGAGTGCCAGGACTTGAACCCCCTACAGTCTGAGGTGCTGCAACTCATGACTGAGCATATTTCGACGGACGATCCCAAAAAGTCGTTCTGGATGGTGGGTGACGACAAGCAGAGCATCTACCAGTTCCGTGGTGCGGACCCCGAGGCGTTCATCGCCCTCGACAAGCAGGGGTTCAAGGATCGTCAGATCACCACCAACTACCGCTGCGCCCCCGAGTTTGTCGATGCGGCCAACAAGCTGATCGCCAACAACCAGAACCAAATCCCGATGGAGGCCAAGGCCCGCCCCGACCGTGCGCGTGGTGAGGCTGACCTCATCGTGAAGGACCCTGCCAACGAGGCCGTTGCGGCGGCAGAGTTCGGCAAGAAAATCCTGTCGGTCCGCAACGAGGGTAAGCCCCTGTCGGACCACGCCGTTCTCGCTCGTACCAACGGCGAGTTGGCCGTCTATCAGCAGGTCTGTGCGACCCTCGGCATCCCGTTCGTCCAGAAGAAGGGCACGGCTGTGTTCTCGGTTCCCGAAACCGAGTCCTTCAAGGCGTTCGCTACGGCGGCGGTGGCCGAAAGCCCCATGCAGGCCCAAGACGCATTTGCTCAAACGCTCGTCTCGGCTGGTCTTTTCAAGCCGAAGTTCTCCGACGACAAGGACGAGAACAAGAAACTCACGCAGCGTAACACCAAGCAGGCGTTTGCTGCCTACTGCAAGCAGGAAGGGCGAAAACTCTCCGAGTTTGACCCCGTTGACGAGGCGTATCGCAACCCGAAGTTCCTAGAGGGGTTCTTTACCCACTTGGGTGTCCACCCGTTTGCTGCCAGAAAGAACACTCAGGCGGCCGACGGCCTCTTGGAAGGCATCTCGCAAATCCGCGACTTCCTCCAAGACCCCAGCTTCAAGACCAAGGACCTGTTCGAGGCGGTGTTGGCGCTGCCTATTCTGGAAAAGACGCCCCCGCCCCCTGGCTCCAGAGAGTGGCAGGAGAAGGTTGTCACCTTCCGTGAGTCCACGGAAGCCCGCATCTCCGCAAAGGTCGAGCAGGAAGCATCCGAGACGGACGCCGAACTCGACGATTCCGAGAAGCCCAAGCTAGGGGCGCTTGAGTTCGTGAAACTCATGATGGAGCCGAACGATCTCGACCCCGAGTACAACCCCAGCGACCCCAAGCAGTTCTACGGGCGGTTCAACAACTTGGCCGAGCGTGCCGAGGAACTCCGCATCGACCCCGACGAGTGGGAGAAGAAGCAGATCAGCGAGGGGGTCCCGCTTTCCAACCGTAAGCCGCCTCCGGGTGTCTATCTGGGCACCGTCCACTCCACGAAGGGTGCGGAGTGGGAGGACGTTACGCTGCTGATGCCCAAGGGAGTGTTCCCTCGTGTTGCCAAGTCGAAGAAGCTGGCTGTCAACGAGGTCCCCGAGGAATCTCTGATGACGCCCGAGCAGGAGATGGAGTCGGAGCGTCGGCTGGGCTATGTGGGCCTCACTCGCGCCAAGCAGACCATGACGGTCATGTGCCCCAGAGGGGTCAGCCCGTTCATTGGTGAGGCTGGCCTACGCATGGGCCAGAACGTGCCGAAGCCCGAGACGCTTACCCCTGGCGCTGTGGCCCCCATGTCGGCACAGGACCCGATTGATCTGGGCGCAGAGGAACCCGTGGATGTCGATGAGGCGGTCGCGGGCCTGACCGACTTCACCCAAAAGACCGCCGCCTCGCTCCCCCTCGTCGGTTCCGGCGCGTATGGCTACGATAGGAGGCCGCTATGAAGTATCTGGACCGCCAAGCCGCTCATGCCGTCACGGTGACGCTGCCGGAAATCGACCAACTGATCCGGCGAGCCTTCCGTGCGACGAAGCCCCGTGTCGAGAAGTCGAGTTGGGGTGAGGTCATCTACATCCTCACCCCTGACGCGGAGGACCCCACGAACGTCATCCAGGTCCAGACCTCGGTGTTCACAGGGCAAGCCGCCCGAGGTGAGGGGGAGGACTCCATGCGAGTCACCCTCATGAACACCAAGTCCAAGCGGCCTTTCGCTGGCCGTGAGCAGCGCGTCCACCGCGTCGAGAACTGGCGGGATAACCTCCGCAAGCGTATCGAGGACGCCATCGAGAAGTTCGAGGACCTCACCAAGGAGCGTGAGGAGGCGCGGGCCAAGGGCACCGTCCGTGAGGAGCAGGAGCGGTTCCGTCAGGAGCGTCCGCAGGAGGCCAAGTCGGAGCATGACCGGCAGGTGGCGATGCTGCAAGCCCTCGCCGTGTCGCGCAGCCGTAACTCGGGCATCTTTGCCGATATGCTGCAACGGATGCGGGGGCCGAACGCCCTTCTCTCCCCCAAGCAACTGGCGTGGGCTGAGAAAGAGTACGCCATCTTCGCTCGATGACCACTCCATGCGGGCCAACCGCCGAAGAAGTCGAGTACGTTCTGGTGGACTTCGAGATGCCCGTCGGCAGGACGGGCATCATCTTTGTCGCAGCCCTTGAGGCGCGGCTGACTTCGGCTGGTCCCATTTTCTCGACCGTTGCCACCTTGGCGGCTTACCGTCGTGCGGCCTCGACCCTTGCCCACATGGGCTTGGTGTCGGGGCCGACCTTCGAGTTCATGCGGCACGCCATTGAGTTCTCTACCGCGCAGGCGGGAACCTTCGTGGGGGTCCCAGAGGCAACCGTGGTGGCGTGGGAGGCCGGTAGTGAGCCGGTCCCCACCAACATCTGGTATCTGTTTGCGGACTACGTTTGCGCGAAGGACGGGCGTGAGTTCTGCCCGTACCCCACGCTGCCCGATCTCGACTTCCGCGCCCGACGGGTCAGGGTCTATCCCGACATCCCACGGCAGAGTATGCAGCAGTACCTTCCCGATTGCCCCTGCTAGGCAGGGTGGGGTAAGACTCTGCCATGCTGGAACTCAAGGTCTATTACGACGAGAAGGCTCCTCCGATTGTCGAGAAGGCTTTGACGTTCGAGACGGGGGCCAGCATCGAACAGGTCGCCAGCCCCGTCCTGTGGTGCTACGAGCATCACGGGCAAGGGTTTGGCCCAGCGTTCCCAGGTGCCCTGACGGCTCTCTTTGAGGACCTGTCGATGGGGCGTCCATCCCCAAGCGCCTTCGTGTTCAACCGTACCCGTGACGTGGACGTGCTGGTGGCAGCCACGCTGTTCCTGCACAGGGACCTCTTGGTACTGCCGAGTACGGCGGCTTTTGTGTCGGGCGTGGACCTCATGCACCGTCGAGGGTACCCCTTCATCGGCCATCTGGCCCCCGAGGTGGGGCAGTTCATAAGGCTCATCCGAGGGTACTTCCCTGATGACCTGACGCCCGAGAAGGTGAACGCTCGCCTGCCGACCGCGATCTCGTGGGTCCGAGCGTACCTTTGGGATGGGACCCTGCCTTCCTTGGGAGCGCCTTTCCCTGCCCCCACCATCCTCGATCAAGCCAGTGGGGGTTTTGTGGTTGCGGAGACGACGGGCAGCCTGCCCGAGGCGTGGTTCGAGTTGTATCGGCAGGGGTACTATCAGGGGGTCCTGTTCGGAGGGCGTCGAGGCTCCCTGTTGCCAGCCCTTGTGGCACGCAAGAGCGCCTTCATCCCTTTCGACATCGAGCGGGCCGCCTTGCTGTTGAACGAGGCCGAGGTACTGTTGGGGGGCATCCCCGCGTGGGCGGTGGAGGGGGATTGGTTGTGGAGTCCTCCCGACGGAACACTCATCCTTGCCACCGAGGTGGTCCGCACTCTCATGCGAGTGAGGATTCCTTTGTTTGACCTCCAATAACGTGGGCAAACTTACGTCGGTCACCCTAGAGACGGATGGAGCAAGGGACTTCGTGTGCTTGCCCGATGGGGTCAAGTACATCCTTGGTACTGTCTCGGTTCTCAAGCTGGTGGCGTCTTTGGTCCCCGACCGTATCATGAAGCGTCGGGCGATTGAGGAGTTCAACCGTACCGGCCAAGCTATGGTGGCCCTCGACGTTGACGAGTTGTTTCAGTTCTTGGCCCCCAAACCCCTCCGCAAGTCGGCCCGCGTTAGTCCTCTTATCCCCTCGCAGAGGCAGGCTCCTTTGACGAGCGAGAAAGGCACTCACATGACCCCCCAGCAGTTTCTTGATACCCGCATCGCGCACCTTGAGAACACCATCCGTGAGATGAACTCGCGGGTTGCGAGTGGCTCCGAGGTGACTACCGCCCTCGTCCGTAATCTGCGGCAGGCTGCCGTCAGCCTCCCTGACTTTGGCGATCAGTCGAAAAACAAGGCGTTCTACGGTCTGGGTGAGCCGACGGTTGACACGATGGAGGACCCGGGCGCGTGGACGCCGCCCGCCGACGTGACCCACCCGATGGGCAAGTCGGCTGCCGCTCTGAACCACAACACCAAGGTTGCAGAGACGATCCTTACCAAGGTTGCGGAGGCCAGCGACAAGATCGACGCTCTCTTGCAGGCCGGTCGCCGTTTCAACGCCTCGCAGGCGCAGGCTGACCTGCACCGCGTGGCTTCGGACGTCCACGAGATTCTATCGAACGCCGACATGGCCGAGGCTTGGGTTGGTAATGACCTCACCAAGCTGGCCCGCCGTGCAGACCGTATCCACGGTCTGTTCGCGGCGGCTCGCTAAGTAATCTGACCCCCGAGGAGGTCCTACGATGCCTGTCAGTAAAGACACCTACGTTTATCGCAAGGGAACCGCGCCCAACACTCGGGCCGCTGTCAGCCAGAAGAACAAGGTCTATGGCTACTCTGTCGGGGCAAAGTCGTTCCAGCAGCTTGGGGCGGTCAGCGAGTTCGGCTTCGACGAGTCGCGGACCATCGACGCCTACCGTGGTGTGGGTTACGGCGACCAGGTCGCTGAGTTGGTGCCAAGCGTCACCGAGCCGATGACGCTCACCATCAACAAGACCCTGCTCTATACCGCCAACCTGTTCCAGTTGTTCGGATACAAGGGCGGCATCGACGGTCTGGTTCGTTCACTCAAGCACCACCGCTGGCCCTTCGACATCAAGCAGGAACTCGTGTTCAGCGAGATCGCCTCCAAGGAGCCGAACTCTGGTACTGGCACCAAGGTGGTGCCGGGTACGTCGGGGTCCATCGGTCCCGTGAAGTGCCTGTTGACCTTCTACGAGGGTTGCTGGATGAACTCCTACAACGCCTCGTTCGCCGCAGACTCCGCGATGGTGGCCGAGAACTCCAGCGTCACGGTGTCCGACATCATCGACGGTGTTTCGCAGTACGGTGAGTACATCGACACCGGCTTGGCTCCGAGCCCTGGTTCGGGTGGGGCGGCTGGTGCTGGGTCCTCGCTACGGTTCTCTGGTAGTGCCTCTGCTAATACGACGATTGGCGCTGTGGCCTAGTTTTTTGACGGCTTGGATGCGGACCGTATCAGATGAAAACAAATGGGTATCAGTTGTAATGACTGCGCGGCCCACACCCAGATGAACACCTAGATACGCTGCACCAAGCCGTTTTCAATCCTGCACGGGAGATTGAGAATGGGAACCCTAAGTGCGCGTAATTTGACGCAGGCTCTTTCGCAGGCCCGAGACATCGGCCTTGTGGAGGAGCCTTTCGTCGTTGATGGTGTATCGGTGATCGTCCGCAACCTGCGGTCCGATCAGTACGATGGCATCTACAAGGACTGCCAAGGGCTGTCCGACGTCGAGTATCTGAACGCATGGCAGATGGGTCATGTGAGCCGAGCCATCTGCGAGATCAACGGCGTCGATTTCCGAGACACCAAGTACATCGAGGATGAGGAGCAGGACCCCAAGCGACCCAACCAGACCCGCACCATCAAGGTCGAACTGCACAGTTGGCTCCAAAAGAACCTGCTCGCCTCGTGGTCGCGGGAAACCCTCTACATCTGTTACCGCAAGGTTGCCGACGCCATTGAGGCGGGTGAGAAGCGGGCGCAGGAGGGGGTGACGTTCAAGAGCGTCGATGAGACGCCCGAGGACCAGTACCGCCGACTCATCGCGGAACTCAAAGAGATCGAGGCCGAGGTGCCCGAAAAGATTTTGGAGGGCGTCCTCCGAGATCACGGGCTTGTGCGGCGTTCGACCGTCGATGAGTTCGAGGCTGCCCAGAGCAAGCTGCCCCCTGTCCAAGAGGCACCCCCCAAGGCAACATCGCCGTCGTCTCCTCCGTCTGCGGAGAGGATCGCTCAGTTGCTCCGTGAGCGTACCCCGCTCAATCAAGCCCCGAACCCCGTGGTGGCCGCTCCCCAGCCCGTCGCAGCGCCCCCCGTGCAGCCTGTCTCGGCCCCCCATGCAGCCCCTTTGGGGCGGTCGGCAGAACTGGCGGCGATTGAGGGGGAGATGGGCACCCTCGAAGGTGTGCCCTTTCAAGCCACCAACCTACAGCCTCAGACCCAGATGCCGGAAGTCCGTCTGGGGTCGGGGACTCGGTTGGACCCCGATGCTGCCAAGGCCATCATCGACACACCTCCCGTGGGAGGCATCAACCCTCGATTCCGGCCTCCTACCCTGTGAGTAACCGATGGCCGATGAGTTGGATGACGACGGCCTTGAGCCGTCCGATGAGGACTCCGAAAGTCTCATAAAGGCACCACAGGAACCCGAGGTCAATCCCGAGGTCTATGAGGCGACCATCGAGATGGTGACGCGGGGGTTTCTGACGGCCCACGCCGACATCAATGGCATCCTGTTCGTGTTCAAGTCCTTGAACCACCACGAACTCGACGTCATCCGGCTCATGACGGGTGCTTGGGACAAGGCTTCCATACCCCCTCGGTTCTGGGACGTGTTCCTCGCCCACATGGTCTTGTTTGTGGACGGCCAGAACGTCTTGTCCGAGCGGGGCCGAACCATCTCTGTGTTGGCTGATACGTTCCGAGAGTTGCCGAACGCGGCCCGTGTAAAACTCATCCGACAACTTTCGGAACTCAACAGGAAGGCCACGCAGGCGACCATATTGGTCGAGGCTTACGCAACCGAACCCTACTCTCGGTGGAGATGGGCGCAGACCCAGGGGCTGGACCTATCAACCCCTGCCCTGACAGGCATCGAAGGCACAGAGCGTCTGGGGTTGTCCTATGCCCAACTCTCGTGGCGAGCCATCAACCACTACGAGGACATCCGGCACCACCAGGACTCCGATTGGGAGAACGCCAAGTTTATCGGGGGGTGCTTTGCAGGCAAGGGTATCCAGAAGGTCTACAACCGTGACGCCAACCGTCGCAAGAAAGAGCGGGAGGAACGCTGGACTCGGAAGGACCTGCTGCTAAGGCACGTTCTCTTTGGGGAGTCATTGGACACCAACAAGCGGTACGACGGCGCACAGGTGGTCATCGTCGCCAACACCGTTGAGGAGTTGGCCTCGCAGGTCGAGCGGTCCCTCAAGGGTGAGAAGGATTGGCACGATAACGTCGTCCAAGAGTACGAGCAGGGCATCCGCAACAACACTCGGCATCGGGCCGAGCAGTTGCAGTCGCTCGTCAAGGAACGGCAGCAGCAGATGGGGGATAAGGACGTTGTGGGGGCCACGAACCTCACCGGCCTTTCCCCTGACCAAGTGCGTAAGCTCGTTGTCGAGCAACAGCGTCGGGCGGCCGAGGCGCTCGAAAAGTCGGGCTTCCTTGACGAGAACCTCGATCCTGTGATGACCAAGTGGGGGCTGATGGATGACCCTCTCCCTACGTCGGACCAGCCAACCGACGGCGCTTTTTCTCTAAGGTCCCAGCGTAATGCAGGGAAGCCTTGGAGGCCGTAGTGGCGAAAGAACTTACCAGCCAAGAACGCATTGAACTCAACCTCGGGCTGACCACCGACGAGGCGATAGCGAAGTTCAAGGACTACAAGCGGGCCTTCGAGCGCGACCAGAAGGCCATGAATGAGATCAACAAGAAGTCCCACCGCAAACTCTGGCAGTCCAGCAAGTCCTACTATGAGCAGCGTAGCAAGGCGCTGGAGCAGGACAACAAACTCCAACAGGAACTCCGCGACCGGCAGGGGCAGTACAACAAGGTCTTGGACGAACTCGCCAAGAAAAACGAGGCATTGTCAGCCGCCAAAGCGGGGGCTGACGACGCCAAGGCCGAGGCACTTCGACAAGAGGTTGAGGACCTCAAGGAGTTGATGGACAAGTACGGCGACTTGGCCGAGACAGCCCAGAAAAAGTTGGAGGAGTGGCAGACGGGGGCCAAAAAAGATTTTGAGGCCAACTTCGCCATTGGGTTCAACAAGGGTGACATCTCGGATGCTGGTGCCGACATGGCCGAGATGTTCTCGTCGGCCATGAGCAAGGACATGGCGGGTGCCGCTGCCCACGCGGGCAATATGCTGGCAAAGCCTTTGTCCAAGATGTTCCGTGGGGCGGGTGTCAAACTTGGATCGGTGGGCGACAAGATCGCCAGCAAGGGCGCAGGGGGTGGCGCTTTCGGGATGATTGCCAAGTCGGTTGGCGGCCTCTTGAAGGGTCTGGGACCGCTGATTGGTGTGATCGGCCGCCTTGTGCCGCTCATCAACACGTTCAGCGGCGGCGTCATGGCTGTCGTCAAGCTGTTCCTCGACGCCGAGGCGGGGGCCAAGGAGTTCCAGAAGGGGCTTCTGTCAACGGCCAGCACCATGCACTACCTGCCCCGCAACATGGATGACTCAGGAAGGGCATCCAAAGAACTAGGTCAAACCCTCAAGGGCGTTCGAGATGCCGCCTTCTCTCTGTCGAACGTCGAGTGGGGTCTGAATAAGGACGATTACGCTGCCACCATGAACGAGTTGACCTCGGCGGGTATGCGGCTCGACCAGTTCAAGGACGAGGCCGAGGGAGCCTACAAGTCTGTGGGTACCCTCGGTCAAGGAGCGCGGGCAGACGCCAAGACGGGAGCCGAGGCTGTCGAGGACCTGACTACCCGCACCGTCCACTTGGCTGCCGCCTACTCGCGGAACATGGGCGTCTCTATGCAGGAAGTCTCTGCTCTCATGGGCGAGATGAAGGGTCAGATGGGGATGCCGCTGGAGGCCATCGAAACGGCCTTCGGCAAAATCGCGCTGGAGGCTCGTGACTCGGGGATCGCCGCCAACACGTTCTTCAACATCATCCGAGGTATGTCGGCCGACATGAGCCTCTTCAACAACCGCATGGAGACGGCGGGGAAGGTGTTGGCGAAACTCACGAAGGTCATGGACCCTCGACGGGCGCAGCAGTTCCTCCAATCCATCTCGCAGTTCTTCAAGGGTCAGAGCCTACAGGACCGCTTGAAGTCCGTCCTGATCGCTGGCACGGGGGGTACCAAGAGCAGGTTACAAGAGGACATCAATGTGAAGTTGTCGGGTCTGGCGACCGACTTGGCTGCCAAGGGGCTGGACGGCGACAAGTTGCGGGAGGCGGTCAGGGGCGGCGTTAAGGGGTTGGGGGAGTACCTGGCCCAGAACGGGGAGAAGCTATCGGGAGCCGAGCGAGAGGCCATCATCGACGCCGCACGGCAGCAGGAAAAGGTCAGCCGAGGCGATGCGGTGTCGTTGGCGAGCGCCCTCAAGGACGCCAGCCCTGTCGCGGCCTATGAGCAGTTGCAGGCGATGTCCCGCAAGATGTTCAACGGGAAGCGTATCGAGCAGTTGTCGGGCGCACAGTTACTCGCTGCCGAGCAAGCCCTCAACCTCAACGACGAGCAGATCGACCAGTTCGCCAAGTTCCGCGTCGGCCTAGACCTTGCCAAGGCCGAGATCGCCAAGCGTGTCCAAGAGGGGATGGCTACCGATGAGGACAAGGCTCTCCTAAAGAATCTGGGCATCGAACTCAAAGAAGGCAACGAGAAGGCGGCAGCCGAAGCCCTGCGGTCGAAGGACGGCGTGTCGGTTTTCAAGAAGATGGGCTTCTCGGCGCAGAAGGCGCTCACGGAGACTGAGAAGCAGACCGACTACGCCAAGGAGACGTCCGGGTATCAGTCCAGCATGATGGACAAGATGCAGGCTCTCATGGATTGGCTGTTCAACACTTTCTACAACGCCATCATGGGCATCTGGGACTCTATTACAAGCATCTGGGGGGTCAGCAGGGACTCTTTCCGCGTGGCCGAGGAGATGCGGAAAATCAACAGCGAAACCGTCAACAAGGCGCTGGGTGCGGCTGGTGGCAAAGACCTCGACGCCATGAAGCACAAACTCATGGAGGGCAAGGACTCTTTCGGTGAGAAACTCTACAAGACCTCACAGGAGCGTGACGCCCGGATCGAGAAACTCACCAAGGCCATCGCAGCCACCAGCGACGAGACAGCCAAGAAAAAGATGGAGGCTGAACGCAGCATCCTGGAGGAGGCCAAGAAGAAGCAAGCCGCTGCGGTCGATCAAGCCGGTGGCGTCAACGCTACGGTGGCCTCCCAGAAAGGGTTGCAGACTTGGGGTGGGGCTGTCGGGAATATTGCTCGAAAAGCACAGCAGATTTTCGAGGAGGGTAACAAGGGGGGCAAGACCAAAACGATTGCCGAGGCGCAGGCAGAGGCCAAGCAGGGTGTATCTTCCACGGACGCCGCAGCGTTTGACGCTGCCCTCATGAACTCCAAGCTGTGGTCCCTTGACCCCAAGACGCTTGCTGGCATCGTCCCTGCTATCGAGGAGCAGATGGACGCCCGCAAGCAGACCGAGGCCATCCGAGCCGCCCAAGAGGCCGTGGATCAAAGGGGTGCAAACGAGGCGGCCAAGGTTCAGACAGCCCATCAGACCACACCAGGTTCCATTTACGTCCACGACATCCACACGGAGCCGCTCCTCGCGGACATCGCCAAGGCGCTGGGTGCGTCGTCGGACTCGATGGATAGCCCCGAGTTGGGTGAAGCCGAACTTGGCAACAGCCTGGCCGAGGAGCAGGTCGAGGAGCAGTTGGCGACGAAGGCCACGCTGGCCGACATCTACAACGTCCTCAAGATCAAGGGCATCAAGATCAATCAGTCGTTCCTCGAAAACAACATCAAGAAGGTCATCACCGAGGGATCGCAGGAGGCGATGGAGGCGGCTCTCTTCGAGTTTGCCTTGCTGACCAACAGAGACGTTGCGGAGGATGCTTTGGCGACGTCTCTGACAAGGGGAGGCAACGTTACGGGCAGCGGCCTTATGCGGGGTCTTTTTGAGGCGTCATCTTCGGACATCCAACGTGGGGCTGGCGGCGGTTACGCCAGCCGCAAGGCCGACCGTGATGAGGCGGCTGCGGAGGCAGCCCTCCGCGCAGCCGAACCCGACCCAGAACCCCCAGCGGCCTCCGCAGGCATGGGCGGCGGGGGCGTCCTCTACGTCGATCTCTCCCCCAGCTTTAGTGAGATGTTCGCTTTGCGGGTCAAGGCGGCGATGGATGGAACGAGGGTCAAGGTAAGAAAAGCCGGTGAAGATTAGGAGAGATCATGGCCTACATCCCGTCGCACACGCTGGCGAACTTTGAGGGGTTGGATGCCCCATCCAACGACACCAAGTACAAACACCCCGCTGAGACTCGCAAGGGCCGCATCCCGATGGCCTTTCAAGTCACCAGCCCTGTCGATCCCAGCAAGTTGTTGCTTCCCCACGCTCTGGTGATGCACGCCAACCCTGGCAGCTTTTCGGAGCAGCACCTCAAAAAGATTGAGCGTACCCAGACACGCGGCGGTTGGGTGGAGCAGCATTGGGGGGATGACCTGACCAGCATCTCCGCGAGCGGTTCGACGGGCGCGTTCATGAACCTCTACACGGGGTTGTCGAGCGTGGTGCGGCAACGGACCATCGCATGGGACCGCTACCGCGACCTTTATGACCTCTACCGACACAACGGGTCTGTCTATGACCCCTTCGGCAACGTCGTCCTACAGGGGCGTCTGATGCTGATGTACGACCGCAACTCGTACATTGGGACGTTCCGCTCCTTCGAGGTCGAGGAGACGGCCGACGCTCCGTTTGTGTTCAACATCTCGTGGGAGTTCAAGGTCGAGCAAGTCCTCACTCGTATCCCTGCCGACCTCTACAACACCGACAATCCCTTGCCTGGGATGAGGCGTAGTGGCGCGGTCAGCATGGACACCCGAGTGGGTACTCTGAGGCCCGGGTTCCAAGAAATGAACACCCGTGAGCCGGATGTTTAGGAGGGGTGCATGGCCGACAAGATTTACAAGCAGATCGAGGATAAGGCTGGCTACCACAAGCCCGATGTCTATGAACTGCTGACCTTCCACAATGCGATGTTCCGAGGAGAGGAGGACTCCCTATCGGGCGAGTATTACCCTCTGACGGCCACGACACTCCGATCCAGAACGCGGATCATCCCGTTCGTCATCGGCATCCTACCCCCTTCTGCATTGGTTTCGGGCAGGCGACTCGACAGGTCCAACAGCATTGGTGGTCCCGAGGCGTGGCGGGAGATGGACTACGAATACTTCGAGTACGACGATGGTGAGGGTCCTGCGGTAGGAAGCGGTGGGCGGTCTGGCGCTCGAAGTAAGCCCATCAAGCGTTTGAAGAACGGCAAGCTGCCCCCTACAAGGATCGGTCCGCTGCCCCTTCAAGTAAGGCAGGTGGAGTTCAACCCCGCTGGAAAGAACCCCGCTACCGATAGGGTGAACGGCTGGTTTTGCAGCGGGGTGTACTCGCAACCCCACTCCAAGCACGCATCCGAACACGAAGGCTATGACTTCGCATCCGACAAAGGAACGCCAACGTATGCGGTGGGCACCGGCACCGTCGTCAAAGTCAGCAACCCCTCGACCAACGCTTTTGGAGGCAACGCGGTAACGGTCAAGTTTACCTATGGGGGCAAAACCTACTATGCGTACTATGCCCACCTTGATTCGGTCAATGTAAGTGTGGGTCAGGCTGTGAACCCTTCGGTGCAGATCGGTACCGTGGGGGACACCGGCAACGCCAAGGGCACTTGGCCGCATCTGCACTTCACCATCCAGAACGATAAGAAAGAGTATCTGGACCCTATGGCGGTGTTGGGTGGCGGCGGTGCTGGCTCGCCCGTGGGCAAAAGTGCATACGACAGTTTCAGCCACAGCGGGGGCGGCGAGGCTGTTGCGACGGGTCCATCCCCAGCGGAACTCAAGGCGATAGCCGAACAAAAAAAAGCCCGCGAAGCCCGCTTGAAGGCTGCAAAGGAACGAAAGTCACGGGCCGGTGAGGTACACATCCCAGGTAAAGACCCTAACACTGATGGGCCAGGCGCAGCCTATCAGGCGCAATATGAACGAACCGTGAAAGCCATACAGGAGTCCCAGAGGCAGATGGCGCATACGCCGCCCCTGCAAATGCTCATCAACCCGATGAGTTTTTCGGTGTCGAGTACCAAGGTCGCCTCCGACGGTGTGTGGGCGCGTAACGGTCCCAACAACGTCATCGAGCATTGGGGTGACGCACAGGACACCATCTCGGCCCAAGGCCGAGTGGCTGGTTTCTATGCGACGGACTACAACTCGTCCGTGATGGGGTCGGGCCCTGGCCTGACCCGCATGGCGAGATCGTTTTCGGCTTCCTACCAGAACCTCATGAGCCTGTACCTCATTTACAGGAACAACGGGTACCTGTGGTTGGAGGACATGGACCTTCGTGGGGTTGGCCGTCCTAACAACCTTGCCCTCGTGGGGTCGGTCTATCTCTACTACGACAACACCATGTATATCGGGTCTTTCGACTCCTTCCAGGTCACCGAGGAGGCCGAGTCACCCTTCACGCTTTCTTACTCCTTCGAGTTCACCGTGCGGTACACTTACCTGCTCGACCGCACCCAGCCGATGTCGGCGCAGGGTTTCATCGTCAACGGCCAACCGACGGGCCTTGTTCAGACGCCGGTTGCCGACCCCCGGTATAGTGAGTGGGCTGCCATGCCGCCCGACACGGTGATCTCGGACGGCTAAGGTCAACCTCGGAGTACATCATGGCACGCGGCCCCTTCCAAGGTACCTTCCAGCCCAACGTTCGCCCGACCATCACGGTAGCGCCGGATGCCATCGTCTACATCAACGGAGAGTCCGACGTCATAGCCTGTGGTGGGTGTATGCGGAAGTTCGACATCCACAAGTACATCACGAGCATCCAGGTCGATCTCAACGTGGACAGTTGCCCTGGGTCGGCGTCCATCAACCTGTCTGTTCCTCGGCACTCCATCGACGACGTGTACTTCGAGGGCGTTCCCGTCATCTCCCCGATGATGGAGATTGAGATTTACGCCAAGGGGTACTACCTGGTCGAAGGAGTCCCTCAATACTACCCCATCTTCTGGGGGTTCGTCACCGAGGTCACCGACCAATACTCGTCGGGCCAGCACACCATCGCCATCAACTGTGCGGACATCCTCAAGTGGTGGGAACTCTGCAAAATCAACATCAACCCCGCGTGGACGGCCCCCAAGACGGCTATGGGGTGGGACCTGTTCGGCAACGTGTTCCACGGCATGAACCCCTACGATGTCATCTGGACGCTTGCCCAGCAGGCGACAGGCGACGTCGTGGTGGGTACGGGCAGCCTCACCAGCTACAACCCCGAGGCGGGGCAGCAAAGTACGTTCGCGGCGGCCCTCGCAGACCTCACCCTGTATTGGTCCAAGCGGTTCACGCGGATGCAGAACAATCTGCTGCTCTACGGGGCGCAGGGTGTGGCGATTCGTGGTGCGACCTTGGCTCAAAAATACAGCCTGCACAAAGACGAACTAAAGGGTCAGCCCTTTGCCTCTCAGGAGGTCCGACGGTCCAACGGCGGCAAGTACGGCGGGGGTATGATCTTCGACCCCACCAGCCAGAACGTCGTGGCCTTCAAGACGCAGTTCGCCAACGCAGGGCAGGTCAACCTGTGGCAGTCCGAGTACCAGACGAAGCTAGAGATCGCCAACGCCGCCAAGGACGCCATTGGGTACGAGTTCTACATGGACGTGACGGGCGACATCGTGTTCAAGCCGCCCTTCTACAACCTCGACACCCTGCCCAACAAGCCGGTCAGTTGGATACAGGACATCGACATCATAGATTGGGACTTCTCGGAGTCCGAGTCGGAAGTAGTCACCCAGGTCCAGATGGCGGGTAGTTTCGGTGGTGCCATCGACTACGGTATGCCGCAGGACATTGAGCCGTTCACCAGCGTGACGGATTGGCACCTCCTTCGTAAGTACGGCTGGCGCACCCACCAGTTGAACAGCGAGTTCATGGGCGACCCCCAACTCATGTTCTACTACGGCATGGACGTGATGGATCGCTTGAACGCCCGTCGTCATCGCGGGACGGTCAGCATCCCGCTGCGGCCCGAGTTACGGATGGGGTTCCCCATCTACGTCGCTCCCAAAGACCAGATGTGGTACGTCACGGGCGTATCGCACAACATTCAGTTTGGTGGGTCGGCCCAGACGACGTTGACGTTGACGGCTCGTAGAACCAAGTTCTTCGCGCCGAGAGGCATCGGCAAGTTGAAACTCACGGGCTATACCCCTCCCGCCGTCTCAAAAGCCGCGACAACAGGAAAGGCAGCCCCAACGGGTACCGTGGCAGCGCCGGAAACCATCGAGCAGAATCCGGGCATCTTCAAGTACACGGCGAGGCAGTTGGCCGAGGCGGCGAAGTTCAAGATCGAGTTGGGGGACGCCGCCGTGCTGCCCCCCGAAGATTTGTCGATGTTCGATAAGCCCGCTGCCCAGAACCCCTACGCGCCTCTCATCTTGCGCCACCCAAAGACGGGACGCCCCTGCGGGTTCCCTAACGTGGTCATGGCCTACACACGGCCTTTCAAGCCCACGAAGCTACCCTCCGAGTCAGGGGTGGGTGGCTCCGAGATCAAAAAGGTAGAACGGTTGCCCAAGGCCGCAGAGGACAAGGCTCGTAAGACCGCAGAAGAAAGACGCACCACGAACATGACCTCCCTTGCAGCGGCGTATGACAAGTCCCTACAGGAAGGAAAATCAAGTGCCCTCCGCGTCAAGTATATGCAGAACCGTTATCAATACGGGCTGAACTCGGCAGGTGTGTTCACCTACCTGTACGACGCGGGCGGTGCGGTTTCCAACAATAAGCCCGTCGTCGCTGAGACAATCCTTCTTAGTGCCGCGAGAATCAGCGATGACTCTGCGGGGTTCAAGACTACTTCCCGAGGTGGTATGGCGCTCATCCGTCCCGTCTCGGATGAGCGTGGTTTTGAGGTTGTCGGTCAGTTTCGGTACGGCCGTGGCCTGTCGCTACGAGACGGGTCCCTTGTCTGGAACGCCAACCAAGCCAATCAGGCCGCCAGTATCTCCCTCCAGACCACGCTCTCGGGCAACTTGTCGGACACGCTGATCGCGCAGTCCGTGGGCCTCCGAGGGGTCACGACAGCGTTCCCCAACCCTGCGCGGAACCTTGCGACCTTGCAGCCCGAGGACCTAGAGACGGGGGCCACTCAGTTCGGCTCCAAGTTTAGTTCTGGCACCCCCACAGTGACCACTCCCGACTACTCATCGACGGCCACCAACCTCATCAACTCCGCTCCTCTGGGGTCCACTGAGACGCTGCGGATACCTGACAGCATTGAGGCCACGCAGCTAACCCGCGCCCTCACCCTTGCCGAGATGTCGGTCAAGGGTGACGTCACGGGGGGTGCGTCACCTTGTTCGTGTCTGTTGTCGCGGTCCGACTTGGCGTTTATGAGCCAAGCCACCAAGATTGAACCCGTCAACGGTCTAACCGGCGCTCCTGTCACGCTCGAAGGCACCACCATCACAACCACGGGCGGCAGGACCGACAACCGACCTGTCAACACCGACACCTTGCCTGCGATTACGTCCGATCAAGTCATCACCAAGGTCAACAAGTACCTGTTCGACCTCTACAAAGCCTTGGACGAGCCACACCAAGAACTAGAGAAGGCGCTTCGAGGCGGTGACGCACCGACAACACCTGGCCGCTTCCCAGACAACGATACAGGCACGCCCGACAGCCGCTTCAAGCCGCCCTTCAATGACCCAGCCCGTTGGGCGGCTATGGGCTTCACGGATATTGCAGGGATGGTCGATACCGCCAAGCTGGGCTTCCAAGAGGCGGTCACCACCGCTGCGGATAGCTTTGTCCGAGGGACCGTCATCAAGAACCTTGAGTTCTCGGTCGCCCGCAACGCCGAGGCTCTCGCACAAGCACAGGCCGACCTTGCCAAGGCACAGCAGGCGGTCCCCCCTGTCCCGCAATATGTGTTGGATGAGGCCCAAGCCCGCGTCAACAAGTACCAGCAGCAACTCGACGAGGAGAAGCTGAAACTTGCACAGGCCGTCAACGGAGGCCCGCTTTCGGATGCCGCTGTCAACACTCCGTCCGCACCGCCCCCCGAACCCACCTATGGTGCCGGTGCCACGGGTGCCTCCAAGAAGTACGGCAAATAGATGATCCACTACGTCTCCAAGTACCCCGACAACTTCGCCGTCAACGAGGACTTCATCGACAACCACGGCACCTCACACGGCTTCCGTGTTGGGGTGGTCCAGAGGGTCGATGAAGTCAACATGAAGGTGGACGTCAAGATCATCACGGGCAGCGGCTATCGGATGGAGGTGGAGTTGTCGCAGGCCATGTGCGGGCCTCGTAGCTTCTGGGGAGGTATCCCCGAGGTAGGCTCGTTCGTGATGGTGGGCTACCGAATGGTGTCGCCCAAGCACAACATCGCGGAGGCCACCATCCTTGGGTACCTGCCGACAGGAAACCGGCAGGGGCTACGGTACGATCCCTTTGCAGCCAGCGACCCCAACGACATCGACGAGGAGGACAAGGCCGACTATCGGAACTATGTCGGTGGTCCTGTACGGTACAAGCGGTTCAAGATGCAGCCTGGTGACGTCGGCGGTATGTCGTCGAGCGGCGCAGAGATGTGGTTGAACCGCAGCGTCAACCTTGTCAACAGGGCAGGCGACCTCATTGAACTCAGGGACGAGGAACGCACTCTCGTCACGCAAGCCATCCATCGGTTCGACAACGAGGCAGGCGTCAAGCGTTACTCGGGGCCGGTACGCCGACAGGTGTTCTGGATACCCCGCGAGGTGGTCACAGCCGATGGTTCGACCAAGACCTTGAAGGACGAGGCCGCTGGGTACTATGGCCGTGATGACTACCAGAACCTCGGCCCAGGTCCCGTCGGAGGCGATTACAAGTTTGCGTCACCGAGCGGTGTGCTGTTGGAGCAGTTCAACAACGCCACGGACTTCCCTCCCGTCACCTACTCGAACGGCAAGACCGTCTTTTACCCGTCCACCTCCTCGGAGGCTGGCATCGAGGCGAAGCCGGATGAGGGTGCCGGTGCCGCTTTCACGGAGGTCCGTACCGAGATCGCCCACGACACCGAACTCGTCCAAGAGGTCCACACGGAGATCGACGGGTTCTGCCCCAACCCGAGAATGACCTACATCGAACACGTCATGGGGACGGTGATCGGCAACGATCCCTACTCGACGCTAGGCATCAAGCAGTACGGGCAAATCCTACGCCCCCAGCTATGGGGGATGGGTAAGGCGTTGACGCCAGGCAAGTTCACCCTTGAGACTATCAATCGCAACAGTTCGGACCTCGATGCCAAGACCTCGGCAGCCGCCTTCCTGTTCCGCATCAACCCCGTCTTTACGACAGCCGACGACGTACCGTTCGCGGTCGCTGTTCAAAAGCAGGGCAAGCTGCTCATGCAGGTGCCGAAGCCTTCCAACGACGCCTACGGCGACAGTGTGAAGGGAGTGTCTGCGGACCTCAACCTGCTGGGAGCCTTGAAACTCTTTGTCGGCGCGGCCTCTCCTTCCAACACGAGCCTTTTCGCCAAGCTGGAGGGCGGCATCAAGGCTGAGATTGGTCGCAACACCGACACAGGGAACTCTCTCGACATCGTGTATCGCGGCCCTGTGAAGAACAGGTATGTCGGAGCCGCCGACGCGCAGGGTAACAGCCTGTCCACGGATGTCTCGGGCAAGCACACCATGATGTCGGCGGGCGACACCTACCTCCAGACGGGTGGTTCTTTCATCGTCGCCTCCAACGGTGCGGCGACCACTCGGGCCGACAAGATCAGCCAAACGGCGATCAGCGGCTACTCGATGAACGCGGGCGGGTGTAACGTCAACATCAATGGTATGACCTATCTGACGTATGCCCAAGACAAGAACGAAACCATCATCTCGGGAGGGGAGTTCAAGAACGTCATCGCTGGGCCTGTCGTCGAGTCGCTCGCGGCAGGGTCCAAGACAGTCACCGTCAACGGCACGATCTCCACAACGGCAACGGCGGCCATCACGGAATCTTCGGGTGCATCCATCACTCAAACTTCTGGCGCGGCCTTCACCGTCTCGTCTGGTGCAGCATACTCGTTGACGGCGGCGGCGGCGGTCAGCGTCACAGCGGGTGCCTTGGTGACCATCGTGAGTCCTGCGGGTATTGACCTCTCCTCCCCAAACATCATGCTGGGAGGCGCGGCCACAGCAGTTCTTGGTGTGGTGCGGGCAACGCCCTCGCTGCCCCCTGGGACTCCGACCCTCGACTACATCACAGGGCTACCGCTTCTTGGGAGTGCTGGTGTAAGGTCGATCTGATGCCACTTACACCCCCCACCATAGCAGGTACGCTGGCTGCGTCTTTTGCGGGGGTCGCCTTTACGGGCGTTGGGTTGCCACAACTCTCCCTCGGGGTGGGCACAGGCGTCAACCTGTGGACATCCAGTACCCTTGTCGTCACAACCGTAGATGTCGGCACCCTTGGGGTTGGTGCGGGGCTATTCCCTTGTGCGATCCCCCAGCCCCTATTGCTGGCGGGCCTTACCACGGGGTTTGCGGGCATGAACATGGCGGGCACATCGGCCCCCCAGCTAATAGCCGCTCTTGCAAACGGCCTCTCGCTCGCTTTCTTGCAGGGCATGATAACAACCGTGCATCCCACGGTTGGGGTCGGCACAGGGGTGGCTTCTTTCCCAGGGCCTTCTTCGGTACCGTCGATGCTGGCGGGTTTTGCGGCAGCGGGCATGACAGGGACTTCGGTGGCTCAACTCGCCACGGCGATTGGGATGGGCCTCGACATAGCCTTTGCAGGATTCACTATCCCGGTCCCTATTGTGGGAGCGCCTGCACCTTCCCCGTCCTCCGGGGTGGGTGTGGGCAAGATCATATGAGGTTGTCGGATGGGAATGTCGGTCAAGGGCTACGTCGTCGAGCCAGCCCGCATCGGGGCGGCTAACTCCCCGTTTACGTTCACGCCCAAGACGGCGATCTTGAACGCCACGGCCTACAACGCGCACTTTACGGATGGGTCCGAAAACGTCCCCCGAGTGGACTACTTCGTGACGGTGGTGCCTCACCCCCCGCCCCTATTGGGCGGCGTCCCCAGAGGGCAGTCGCTCGTCGAGGCCAAGTTTGCGTGGTCCAAGAACGAAGGAACCACCACGCAACCCTTCGACCGCTTCACCTACGACAACACCACCCAAGCCTTCAAGCTGCTGCCGGGGGGTCCCGTAGAGGTCATCGGCGTTGTTCAAGCCACCCTCAATGACTCTCCGCGTCTGCATCTTCCCGTGCCGATTGAGGGGCTGCCTGCGGCTCCCTACCGTTTGTCCTACGGGGCCATTGGGGGTGGCACCACCATCGGCGTCGTCATCGTAAGCGCGTTCGGGTCGCCTGCCTCGGGCACCGTCGAGATGCTGCGGTCAACGGGTGAGTTGAACTGGAACCCGTCGGACCTCACCGCATGGGAAGGTCAAACTCTGCGGTGGCAACGTCAGGCGTTCTTCACCCCCGACCAGAGCGACGGACAGATCGGGACGACAGAGGAGTATTTTGCGAAGGGCATCATTCTCAGCCCGTTACCCGCCACGGGACAAAGCCCTGTCGTTCGCCTCGATCACGGGGTCTGGTTGACCCCCACGGAGGTCGCGGATGAAACCGCTTTCACGATGCCTCTGCCAGGGGCCTTCCAATGGTCGAGGGCAACGGGCCTCATCAGGCTCTCGTACACGGATGCCTTGGCGGCTTCCAAGATATACTACGACGGCGTTTTCATCGAGTACGGCAAACAACTGCCCCGTCAGGACCTCGGCACCACCTCGGCCCCCAATGCGATTGTGGGAGCGCCTGATCGGGGTGGCGACCTCATCTTCGTACAGGATGACGGCTACCAGTTCCCTACCGTGGAGCGGGTGGAGTCCTTTGGTGCTGCGGCCCTCCAAGCCTCTGGGACCGTGCAGGTCAACGACGTCGGGCAGGTGCAGTTCTCGGCGTGGACTATCAGCCACTCCGTCCAAGTGGTGTTTGGCGACTTGTTGCTTGAGAACGGTGTGGGCCTCCGTTTCTTTCGCAACTTCCTCAACCTATCAGGGTCAAACCCCGACCAGTTCGATCTGACCTCATACTGGAAGCAGTACGGCGACTACGCAGCCGTGCTGGCAGACCCCATCGGACAGACCCCGTTTGTCTCCCTGCCCGCGCTACCTGTCGAGGGGATCAGATTCCCCATCAAGGTCTTTGTGGAACAAGGCACGGGCACTTTTACGGGCAACCTCACCAACCTTACCGCCGACAGCGGCGATCCTCCGTCGGGCCTCGGGTACGTCCTCTCCTACGAGGATGGGCAACTCAAGTTTGCCAACCGTAAGAAGGACCAGTTCCTCACCTTCACCAAGCCGAACGGCACGTTCCCGCTCCCCAACCCTTTGATTCTCGGGGCCAACAACAAGTTCGCCCTAGAGTCTGCGCCGTCCTCCAACCTGTTCAATGACCTTACAGAGGGTGTGGACTATCTGCTGGACCGTGTACCAGGCGTCGTCACTCTCGTCAACACGGTCGGCAAGGTGGTCGCGCAGGGCACCACCGGCATCCTCGACAACGGCAACTTCTGGGACCCCGACTCGGCCACCTTTCAAGTCGAGTCTAATGACGTCTTGGTGGTCAAGGGAGGGCCAGCGAAGGGCATCTATCGGTTGAGTGCGGGGTCTATCGTCACCCCGCTCCTCACAGACATCGACCTCGGTGACTTCATCAACGCTACCAACGTCGAGTACGAGATTCGCCGCTCCCCCGAGGTCATGGCTGACCGCTACTGGCAGCCCATCAGCTTTCCCGATCCCATCACGAGGGTCGAACGCATCCGCGAGTTGGGATTCATCCAGAACCAGACCGACATCATCCCTCAGTCGGCCAACGCCTACGGGATCGTCTCCCCCGACGGGTCCCTCCAAGACACCACCCGAGACTTCATCGCTATAGGCGTCACGGCAGGGGACACCCTTTACATCAGCACGGGACCCGACATCGGAAGCTATGTGGTGTCGTCCGTAGGTACCGATTTCTTGTCGTTTCTCGGTAGCCCGGTGGACAACTCCAGCACCCCGAGGGCTTACCTCATCTATCGCCGCCTGCGTCTCGACGTCGTGGATGCTCCCAATACTCGCTTCCGAGTCGGGCAGAACAACTACACCCAGATAGGCTCGACGACGGCTGTTCCGACCGACAACGATTTCTCCACCACACTCACCACGGGCACCGTGCAGGTGAGTGCTGCGACGGGGAACTTGAACTTTAGCGCGGCCGACATCCCTTCGGGCACCCCTCCGAAGGTGTATGCCTGCGTGACGCAGACGCCCGGTACCGACTACAGCCTCCAGCCGCCCCTTGGGTTCATTGAGTTCACCGAGAGGTTTGCGGCGGGTGAGGAGGCTATCGTCACCTACATCCCCCTTGACCAGAGTGGCAACCAACTCCCCGTCACGACAGAGCGGGTGACGTTCGGAATCAGTCGAGAGAGGCTCCCACCCCGTTCGGAGCCCGGTACCACCTTCTCGTTCAATCCCAATGGTCGCACGGTCGCCGCCTACCCTCCCCCCAAAGTCTATCGTGGGGGTCGCCCGCAGACGCCCGCGAAGGTGGTGGTCACTACGTCGTCGTCCTCGATGACTTTCCAGCCCGACTTGAAGCCCACCACGGACGCCGTGCCCCACGGGGCCATTGTTGGCCCTTCGGAACTACTCCAGATCGACTACAACGTGTACGAGGCGATTGGAGGTGAGCAGTCCGTCACCCTCCTGTATCCCCTCTACGTCGAGAAGGTCATCCTTACCGAGGACACCTCGACGTTCACGTTGGCAGGCAACCAGACTAGCAAGCTGCCCACCGGCTCTTTGTTGCGTGTGGGCACCCAGAATGTCTATCAGATCGCGGGCGCGACGTACCCGGCACCTGGCACCACCAACCGAACCCTTGTGTCCTTGGCGGCAGGGCAGGTAATCGTCAACGAGGCATCCGACCCACCCCTGTTCCTATCGTCCACGCCGCCCGACGGAACCCCGTTCACGGACTACTTCTTCACCACCGAGGACAATCCCTATCAGGTCATCCCTCGGGGCATGAACCGCATCAAGGTGTACGGGGATCAGACGTCCGTTTACGTCCCAGGCATCGTCCTGCTGTTCACCGACGGGACCCACACATTCTCTGACTACTACCTTGTGGTGGGGACCAAGTTCCTCAATGGGTGGACCGAGGTACAGCTTACCAGCAACGCTCAACGTCAGTACGCTCCTGCCACAGCCATCTTGAAGCGATCCATCCGAACCATCCGTGAGGACGGTGACACACGGGCCGCTACGCTGCTGCCTCCCGTGTTGTCTCAGCCCTACGGTATCTTCCGAAAGGCGAGCGGGAAGATTGGTCAGTTTGTCAGTTACGGGATCGACAGCGCGGGCATCGTCAACTTTGACCCGCCCCTGTCAGGGGCCGACGAGGTGGGCATCTGCTACCTGGGCAACGTGTCGGTGAAGCCCGCCAGCCGTCTCAAGTACACCTACACGCACGGCATCGTTCCGAACACGACGTCGGACGAAGAACCCAACGGGATGCTGGGACAGGTACTCAAGATGGAGTACACCATCTGGAGCGCCGACACCTTCTACTTCCGTGTTGAAACCCTCACGAACTTCCGTGGTGAGGTCACCGCGTACTTCGCCGCACAGGCGCAGGGATCAGCCCCCAGCTATGGCCCCCGCACCGAAAACGCGCCCAGCAGCCCAGGGCTGCCAGGGCAAGGGCGCGAGTCCATCTTCTACAAAGAGGCCCACACCTCCAACATGGACCTCGTGGCTCGCCGGTTCCTCAAGTATTCCAACGACAGCATCAACCACCTTGAGGATGCCATACAGAGTTTCGACGGTCGGCTCGTCGGTGCGGACAGCGGACGGTTTCGCTTTGACGGCAAGGTGGACAACCCCCCGCGTGACCTTTACGCCGACGTCACGAACGACATCGACGATCAGTTATTCTACAAAAAAGAGTGGGTCATCGGCGGGTTCATCTGGTGGGTGGAAACGCCGCGATACACCAAGATGTACCTGCCCAGCACCGTCTCGCGCCTGTACCCGACCTACAAGGACCACATCTTCAACGCCACGTTTGCAGGTTCCGACACCGCAGACATCAAGGACGGCGACCCTATCCTGAGTTTCGGGACGTCCGACATCGACTCGTTGGTTGAGTCCTACTACAGGCGGTTTCCACGCGCCCTCATCACCGCTTACGTCCCTGCGGGTGCGACAACGATCCCCGTCGATAACGCCACAGGGACCAGCGTGTTTTTCCGGCCCGGCTTTAAGAAGGACATGAAGGTTCTCGTGACCGTCCTCGGGACCGCGCTCCCCACCTACACAGGGACGGTGACGGTCGATCCGACGGGCACGGCGCTGACCGTCACCCCAGCGGTGACGACGGCCATCCCCCGAGGGGCCACCATCTCGCTGGACCCCACCGACACCGTGTTCCAAAAGCAGTTCGAGGCGTCCCTCGTAAAGGCCACAGGGACCCTGCTGTACTCCAACAACTTTTTTTACTTCAACGATCCTCCGCTCACCAACGAGTTCGTCGAGTGCAAGTCGGTGTATCTCGTCAACAAGCGGACGGAACCCTACAGGCTTCCCGCCCTCGACGGTCTGGCCGAGTCGGACATCAACGACATGGGCCTGCCTATCCAGACCCGCACCTTCGAGTGTGAGCAGACCTACGTTGACGAGGAGTACGCCGCCGTTCAAACCCTCGCCATCTCCACCACAACCACCAACACCATCCCAGGTGTTGCATTGAACTTCACGAACTCCCTGACTCGCACGGGAGGGTTTGGGACGCCAGCCCCCCAGCAGTACGACATCGTTCGGTTCATGACCGGCCCCAATGCGGGGGCTGGGTGGCGACTCATCACCGCCCTCACCGCGACAACGCTAACGGTGGACCCTCCCTTTCCCACCACCAGCGGTGCCGAGACTGTTCTCATCACCAGCGCCCCGAACGTTGCCTCTGGGACCTGCACGATTTCTTCTTCTACTTTGATCTCGGGGGCAGCCTTGGCATCGGCCGCCATAGGCCACACCGTCATCTTTACCGACCCCACTCACGTCAACGCTGGGAAGCGGAGGCAGATCGTCACTAAGCCTAACTCGACGACGGCAACCCTTGACTACCCCGTGTCGTTTATTGGCACCCCCAGCACTTGCACGTTCCGCGTCTCCAACCACCTCTCGACTTCGCAGTTGTGGGTCGCCCCCAAGATCGCCGCCAACAAGGTCAAGCCGTTTGTCCTCACCAACAACAGCCCCGCTGGCGGTGTGGATTCCGAGGTGTTGGCGATCCAGCGGTTCCTTGACGGCAACCCCGCCAAGGGCACGGACGGTATTCTCACCGACCTTCTCACGACAACCACGCGCACGGGCGCGGTCAACGGCTCCGACCTCACCGATGCCTCGTTCGACTTTGAGGCCGCCAACATCGCCGTCGGCTGTTTCGTGTACGTCGAGAGTGGCGACAACCGTGGCGTCTATGCTGTCACGGCAGTTACCCCCCAGACCCTAACGTGTGACGTTCCGTTTCCTACGGCGGGTAACGTCACCTACCGTCTCGTCAACGTGTTCGGCCTCTCGGTGAGCAGCCTGCGGGACCTTCTTGGCGTCCTGCACGCCTCACAGGATTGGGGGGCCGCAGCCAACACATGGACAGCCCTGCTTGACCAAACCTCTGTCGTGGCGGGTCCCGACGCCGCCTTCACCTACGTCAACAGGTTGATGGGCGATGACGTCTCCAACCGCTCCAACGCCCTATCGGATCGGCAGGGTTACTTGGCGAGTCCCACGGGACCGGCCACCAAAATAAGCCTCATCCTCCAAGACCGCGACCAGCTATACAACAAGCGGTTCATCTGGATCGACGGACGGGTGAACGTCCAGACAGGTCTGCTTTACCTGGTGGATCGCTATGCGGCCAAGCGATTATCCGACCTCGACGAGCAGATGAAGAACCTCACCAAACTGGCTTCCATGTAGGAGACGCGCATGACGGACACCCCCAAGGATGAAGCGACCACCCCTGCGGAGGAACAACCCCCTGCGGAGGAACAACCCGCTGGGCAGCCACAATGGCAGTACCGTGAGGAGTTGCCGATCTTCGCAAAGCTGCGTGATATTGCCCTTGTCTCAAAGTCGCTCGCTGAATCTGAGGCTGCTCGGCTACAGCGGAAACTCGAAAAGTTGAAGTACGGGAGTTAGTCGATGACCGCCGCCACCCCTTGGCTCAGTTTCTCGGTTGAGAACTACATCCCCGGCAAGGACCTGCTGGAGCAGACCCGCTCTGTGGCCGAAACCTTGGGGAACTACCTTGAGATCGTCAAGGCCGTCTTGAACACCATCAAGACGTTTTTGGTGGACCTCGGCAACCCCATCAAAGTCCTCGTGGATGCCCTCGTCGCAGCCATCAACTCCATCTTGGAGTCGCTGCGGCAGACGGGCATCTATATGTGGCTGCTGCTGCCCGACTTCACTAACGATCCCCAGCTAAAGAGGCTGCGTGGAGGTTGGCCCGGCTTCCTCCAGCGGTGGAAGGGTTCGCTACAGGACGCCAAGGACATCAACCGACCCAAGCCGCAGGCGGGTTTGACGAACAGCGGGTTCGTCCTCGTCGTCGTGGACTCCAACGGTTGGCCTGGCATCCAGAAGGGGTGGACGGTACTCCAAAAGTTGTTCAAGGGTAACGAGGGTCAGGTCATCCCTCCCTACCCCGCTCCCGTGAACTTCAAGGTGCGCCAATCCAACCGCAACGGCGACATTGTGGACGGGCTGGCTGAACTCTTTAAGGACCCTAACAAGATCGAGAAACCAGCCTTTGCGTTGGAGTGGGCGCTCGGACAAACCGTGCCGACTGCCGATAACGCTCTTGAGGGGTTGATGGCTGAGACGGGAGGAGCCTTTCTCACCCCTCCCGCTTGGCTTATCGAATCGACAGATGAGTACCCTAGCGAGGACCTGATCGACACGTTTGATAAGCCTGGTATCGTTTACACCATGCTGGACACAGGGCTGCGTGACCCTCGGACCCAGCAGCCCATAAAGACCAAGACACCAGTTCTCGACGAGTACGGGCAGCCCGTCGTCCTCTTCAAGGACGCTTTCGTGATGACGAGGGATACGTCGGGGTTTTGGGTCAAGTTTTTCGACGTGCTGGGGAAGTGGCGGTTCACCGACAACGGCATAGAACGAGACAAGACATATTGGTATCGGGTGCGGGCTTTCAGTGGGGAACTTGGTATTGACCGCAAAGACTCCGAGTCTTGGGGGACGCTCAAGGCTGGGACCGTGGAAAGGAACCCCGCGACGGGGATTTACAACTACAAGTACGCGGGCACCAATCTCGTGATGGGGTTGCCGACCCCCATCCAGCAGGCCATCTACCCCACCCTCCCAACCGAGTTTGACGTCATGGAGGCGTTTCGGTCGCTGTTTTTGGCGGCCTTCTCGCTTGGGTTCCACCTCGACCTTGAACTCAAGCCGAAGAAGGTTGGCGGTGTGGTCGCCACCGACGATCAAGGGAACATCCTGTACGATCCGGCGTTCGACGACAAGGGCGACCCCCTGCCGGGCTACCAGGTTTCCGACATCGGCAAGGGCACGATGTCGCAGTTCGGTGGTCAGGCATACAACCTCAAAAGCTACCCGCCCGTGCCCGACAAGAACATCAACCCTGCGGCCATAAGCGTGCAGGGCATGATGGCCCCGTGGACCTCCACCAACTATCGGGTGAAGGCCGCTCGGCTCATGAACCGCTACACCTATGCGGCGCTCGAAGGCGGTGGTGGTGGGTTCGCAGAGAGTTTCAAGCAACTCATGACGGGTCCTTTGCCGTTCGGTCCCCCCGCACAGGCTGAGTTGAGGACATCCCCCAACAATCTGGCGTCGTTCTCGACGCCGCTGGCCCTTGTGCAAAGGCTTACCCGCGCCGAGGTCGATGGCACGGGCTTCAATGCCACGGCCAAGCGGGATGATGCGGTCACGTTTGCGTGGGCGTATGACGACAAGAACGTTCGCAAGAACGTCCTCGCCGCTGTGAACTTCGTTCGGGGTCTATCCTACCAAGGGGTGCCCCCAGATTGGCAGCGTATCTCCATCTTGGACGACATGATCCCGTGGTCCTCCAAGATGCTCTATGACTTGGCCGACAAGGCTCAGGCGTTGGTGGACGCCTACAAAGGCATCATTCAAGACGTCAAGGACTTCATCGACACGGTGAACGCAAAGATCGACGTTCTTGAGAAATGGATACAGTTCATCATTGAGATCATAGATTGGATCGAGTCCCTCTCGTTCGGATTCTACCTGTTGGCGGCGGCCAACATCACAGGTGGTGTGGACGAGTGGTACAGCGCGGTTGACAACGCGCAGGGACAGAAGCCCAAGAGCAACGCGGCCGACGGGATGACGTGTGGTGCCTGCTTTGCCTATGCGGCACCCGACGTTGCGGGCTTTGCGACGGCTTTCAAGATGATCTTTGGTGGCTAGGAGGCTGCGATGGCTTTTGACTTTCTCGGCACGTTCAACAAGAGCCAGTTCGACCGCTTCATGACGTTCGCCAGATCGCAGTTTGCCGACATCTCGGGTCGAGTCGCACACCTCAACTACGAGAAGCTGCGGGCAGGGTCCCTCACCTTCACTTACGACGGGGGCGGGGTCCCTACCGCTTACTCGGCCTCTAGTTCGACCTCGACGTACATCGGGGGTCTGGTGGCGGCCTACGAGGCTCTGGGGGGCGACGTCAAGTTCGACCTACAGGTGCGGACACGGGCGCAGTCCGTCTTTTTGGTGGCTGGTACCGACACCTCGCCCGCTCAGTATATGTCGAACGGGGAGGTGGTGGGCGGCAAGGGTCTGCGAGACAGCGCCTCTGCGGAGTACATCCGAACGGCCCGTGAGTGGATGCACCCAGCCCTTCACTATCGGCGGGAGTATCTGGAGCGGAAGATTCGACGGGTCATCGACTATGTGGACCAACTGGACGCCGAACTGGAGTTGCTGGCGTCCATCCAGCAGCCAGCCGACACCGAAGGGTCACTTGAGTGGGTTGCCACCAAGATAAGCGAGTTGCTGACCAACGACAACTACCTTGCCATCTACGACGACAAGGGCAGGGACCCCCACGGTAAGTCCGTTTATGCTCCTTTCCTACCGTATTCCAAGAGGGGCACGACGCTCCCGCAGGTCGAGCCGGGTGTGGCGGGCCGCGACGACGGTGGATTCATCCCTGCCGGTGTGACAGGCGACGAGGAAGGGTTGGCATGAGTTATGACCGCCAGATCGACCAGGTTTGCCAGCATGGGATCGTCAACGAGGCCATTTACCTCTCGGACGATTACCAGACCCTCGCGCCAGCCGCCAGCATCGCTGCGGGCAATCAAGTCAAAGTGGTGTTGAACGGTGAGATCGAGGTGCCCTCAACGGGCGTGCAGACCCCACCCACCATGACGGGAACTCGTGCTGGTCCCTTCCGCATCCAAACGGGGGTCAATGACCTGTTTAGGGTGCGGCTCAACCAGACGGCCCTTCGAGAGGTTACCCTTCCAGCCAACTCCAGCATGACCACGGACAACCTCGTTCGCATCTTGAACGAGGCCCGTATCGGAGCCATGTTCTCGAACATGAATGGGCGGCTCTCTTGCGAGAGCATCCACAAGGGGGCATCGGCCAGCCTGTTCGTGCCTACCACCAGCACGGTCGCTGCCACCCTTGGGATCGCCGCCAACGTGGACTACAGGGGCAAGGACCTGCTGCCGCCGTGGGCCTTGGTGAACGACGAAAGCACCGTTGAAGGGCTGCCCTATCGCTTCATCATCTTTGATCGCCCCCTTCGAGGGGGCAAAGACTTCTTCCAACTGTCCTACACAACCTTCCAGCAACAATGCCGCCGATGTGCGGGGACGGGGGTGGAGAACGATTGGCGGTACACACGGACGGGCGGGACCGTGGAGGTGAGGGATGAAGCCCTCCTCATCCAAGAGTGTTTGAAACTCATCTACACTGAGGAAGGGTCCAACCCCTTCCACACCTGGTACGGTACAAGACTCATCGACCAGATCGGTCAGAAGATCGGTGCCAGCGGCATCATCCAGAACCTCATCGTCTCCGACATCTACCGAGCGTTTGGACGTTGGCAGTCCATCAAGCGCCAGCAGGAGGTAGCGGTGGGGCAGGAAGTCTCCGACGAGGAGTACCCGTATCGCCTCCTTGGGGTGGACGTCTCCCAGAGCAACACCGACCCTACGGTTTTTTTCGTAAACATCACCGTACAGAACCGTTCGGGCAGGAACATCGTGATCGACCGAGGCATCCGCATCCCAGAGCCGCAGGATTTACTTGGCTCCACACAACAGCAGGGGATACTCCGACAGTCCCTTCGGAACTACGTCCTCACAGGATAAACGATGGCTACCGCGCCCCAGCTAGAAGCACGAGACGGTTCCGGCTACACGACGGCCCTCAACTTCACCACCAACCAAGAGGCCGTTGTCATCAGGGGTACCGTCACGACGGATACCGTCGCCCTACAGGTGTCGGTGAACGGTGGGGCGTTCGTAACCGACCCCAACCTGCTCAAGATCGAACTCAACACCTTCTCGTTCCCCAACCCTGCCGCGTACTCCTCGGGGTTTATCCTTAGCCCAGGCATCAACACGGTAGCCTTTCGGGCCATCGACATCATCGGCGGGGTGTCGGGAACCTCGACGGCGACCATCACCCAGGTAGATACCTCGGACGCCTTCAACGCTGCCACGACGATCCCCACAGGATTGAAGGTCGCACGGCGTCGAGGCGGGGTCGATCTGCTGGTGTCCCGAGGGATCGAGATTCTCTACCAGAAGGTGTTTATCGGCTACAACGTCTATGCGTCCAAGACCCCCGCTGGCAAGACGGGGTACTACAAGGTCAATGAAGCCCCACTCCCCATGACGGGAGACGTCTATGAGGACTTCGTTACCGATACCTTTCCCGTCGCAACGTCGTGGTCCGACAGCAATCATTATCTGCTGAACATCCGGCTCACGGAAATGGATGAGTTTGGGAACGAACTTGCGGTTCCGCTCAATCAGACCATCGACCTGTCCCGCAGCTATGCCGACGTCCGCTTCAAGGGCACCGTCGAGGCGTACAACCTCGTCACCTATACGAAGTTCACGCACTATCGGGGCGGCGGTCTAGGGATCATCAACGCCGACCAGTGGAACGGCGTGCCCGACACAGACCCCCTCTACTACGTCGTCACCACCGTCTACTTCGACAAGTCCACCAACACGGAGTTCGAGTCGCCCTTTTCCCAAGAGGTGCTGGGCGCTCCCCTGCTGGTTGATACGGGCGTCATCGACCTACCCAACCGAACCCAGACGGCCATCGTCACCGACTACATCAACTACGTTGGGAGGGTCAACAACGAGATCAGCCTCATCCCTGGCTCGACCACCCGCGATGTCAGCATTGACCCGTTCGCCTCGGAGGCCGAGCGTCTCTGGTTTCTGATGGACTTCGTTCACCGCAGCCAGAGTTTCTTGACCCTCATGCAGATGGACAACGCGCTGGGGGGCGAGACAAGTGACGCGGTGTTGACCAGCCCCTACAAGTACGCCCTGAGATCGGCACTTGGGTACACTTCGGACAGGGCGGTTCAAAACCTGATCGACCTCCAGTTCGACAAGCTGGCGCGGAACGTCAACAAGGCACGTCTGGGCGGTCGGTCTGCGGTGGGGCAGGTGGTGTTCTACACCACCTCTAAACCCTCCATCGACATCATCATCCCAGCGGGCGTCGAGTTGAAAGCTGCCGGGGTAGCCACCTCGTTCCGCGTGGGCGGCTCCTACATCCTACCCGCTGCAAACGCGGAAGCCTTCTACAACTACACAACCAAGCGGTACGAGGTGGTTGCGGACGTCGCCGCCCTCAACCCCGGAGCCGATGGGAACGTGCCGCCTGGCTCCATCACTGGCAACAGCGGCGTCTCGGGACTATCCGTCACGAACGTCGAGTCACTGGTGGGCGGGACCGACGTTGAATCGAACTATGACCTTGCCACCCGCTGTATGTTGGCGTTTGTCTCCGTCGATACGGGCACGGAAAACGGCTACTACCAGACGGCGGCCGAGCAGGTCGGCATCATCAAGTCAAAGGTTGTGAAGTCGGGCGACCGCCTGATGATGCGGGATTGGGACGAAGTTCGCAAGAAGCACATCGGCGGCAAGGTCGATGTCTGGGTCCAGGGCCTCCGAGAGCGGCAGGTCACGGAGAAGTTCTCGTTCTCGTTCAACCTCGCCCAGAACATCCAATGCAGCCTCGTGGACCTGACAACCCTGACGTTCCGAGTTCTGGACTCTCGTGTGACGGCCACGACGCCCATCATCGAGATGCTCAATGACCCCACCCAAGGATACGGGGTGCGGAACGCCACCCTTGGTGCCGACTATGACCTCTCGGGTGTGCAGGTCATCGACTTCCAGACCTTCCGGCTCAACACCTCCATCGCGCAGCCCGTCACGACGCTCGATGACGTGGTGTACGCGGATTATCGGTTCCGTTCGGAAAACCAGTTCATTCCCAGCCTACAGCCCGTCCGTCGAGTGACATCGGTGGTCGGTGAGTCCTCGGGTGCCCTAGATGCGTCCGTCAACTTCAACCTGTACCGGCTGGAGGACCCCCTCCTGCAAGGCGAGAGTACGGCGGCCAAGGACTACCTCTCGGTCGTTCAAGCGAACGGTAAGCCCGCAGGCTCTCAGATTCTCGTGAACGACGAGGCGCACGTCCTCATCGGGTTCGTGCAGGAGCCTCTGGATAGCATCGGCATCAACACCAACACAGTCCGCGTGTTCAACTCGGATCGCTCCATCGAGTACACGGTGGGGGTGGACTTCGAGATCGTGGGCGGGACCGACCGTACTCCCATCAACATTGTCCGTACCTCGGCCTCCACCATCCTGACGGGCCAGCCTGTCGTCGTGGACTACACCAAGGACGAGAACTTCACCGTCACCTATGTGGTGAATGACCTGCTCCAGCAGTTCCAGACGGTGTTGAACAACCGCCGTCATGCGACGGCCGACGTCCTTGCCAAGCAGGCCATCGTCAACTCGGTAGAAATCGAGACAACTGTTCAGTTGAAGTCGGGTGCCGCCAAGGACAAGGTGGACCCCTTGGTTCGTGCCAACCTGAGCGTGGAACTCAACAGCCGTGTGATCGGGCAGGGTGTCGCTCAGTCGGACGTCATCAAGGCCATCGACGGGACAAGCGGCGTTGACTACGAGGTGGTACCTCTGGCCCGTATGGCGTATGCGGACGGCGCTCTCATCCTCCGCGAGCAGGTGTTGTCGAGCAGCACCTACATAGCGGGCCTCGATGCCGGTGGTCAGCGGGTCTATCTGTTGAACGACGCCCTCAACTACCCCACGACGGATGGGGGTGGTCTAGCGACGGAACACCGAGGGGTCTTTCAAGACGACATCGCTCTCACGCTGGTGGACAACCTGCTCTTGGTGGGGAGTCAGCCGAACCAAGCCTACATCATTGGAAACTCTGGCGCGGTGCTGCCTGGCTTCACCGACGTCACGACAGCGGCGACGGTCGCCAACAAGGTCTTGGTGTCGATCTCGGGGGCCGGTGTGGTGCCCGATGTTCCGGCCAACCACTCCTACAGCGTTTCCTACCGTGTGCGAGGCGACAAGGGGCCGCACGACGTTTACGGGTCCGAGGTCGAGTACCTCGATCTCGGCAACTTCACCGTCACCTATCGGGCGGGATAGCCAATGCCTCGTTTTGTAAGCGAAAGCTGGCGAAAAAACCTGACCGTCTCGCAGACAGGTCAGGAGTACAACCTACGTTTGGTGCGCCGGGCGCAGGGCATCTTTAGCCAGTTGTTGGCCCTGCTGCCCTCGAACTACACCTCAACCGTCGAGGGACCCAACTACACGGTCGAACTCAAGGCTGTTGCGGTCGAGTTGGCGAGGATGGAACTGGCTCTGGAGGACATCTCCAGCGACTTCGCCTTTGACACCACACGAAGCGAGTTCCTCTACACCACCGTCGGGTACTTCGTGTTCTTGAACGGGCGTCTGCCCGAACTGGAGTTCTCGGACGAGGGTTTCCGCAACGTCCTGCTCAACCTCATCCGAATCTACTTCCAAGGCAGCATCCCTACGTCCTTGGCCGAGGTGGTCGGCCTGTTCATGCAGGGCACCATCAAGGTGACCGAGAACTACCTGATCGTTCGACAGGGGGGTAGCGGCCTCGACATCTCGGACCAGTTTGGGTTCGATGTGGACGTCGTGATCCCGCTTGGCGGTGGGTTCCCATCCAACACCTTCGAGGCCGACAAGACCATCCGGCAGATCATCGACATCGTGCGACCTGCCCACACCCTGTACCGCATCCGCTACATCTTCCAAGACAAGATCATCCCCACGGACGGTGTGATCGGGGATGCGATGCGATGGGCGATGTCCAACTACTACTACGATGACTTCCGCTCCTATTGGGGTGGCCTCCGCGACAAGGATCGGCTTGGTACGAAGGCCAACGCTCACGTCACCGCAGAGATTCATCACTTCTAGTCTTTCAATACCGACCCCTGCATGGAGGGCGGCTCATGGCCTCTGCGAGCATCCAGTTTTCACAGAACAGCACGGTCGGGGCAGCGGGTAAGTCCGTTCTTGGACTAGCCCCCGACGCCAACGTGGTCATGACTGACCTCGGTGGACCGTCTGTCACCACCTATTGGGAGTTCCTGTCATGGCCCTCCCCGCAGGCAAACCCCCCAGCGATCCTTGACTCCAACAGTCAGGTGGCGACCGCGCAGGGGCCGTTTGTCGATGGCATCTACATCGTCAAACTGACTCGCATCGACGAGACAGGTACCACCCGCGATGTCAGGTTCTTCGGCGTGGCTGATGCCGACGGTTTGTCCTTACCGTCAGCGGGCATGACGCCCGAGATGTGTGACCTTGGCGACTCAGAGGCTACGGCTTCTGGATGGGCGGGTGGTCAGCGGGGTGACTCGAACTACCTGTTGGACGCCTACCTCCGAAAGCGGCGGGAGCGCGAGGGTCGGTACGCGGGTGACGTGGCCTACTTTCATCACACGGCTGCCGGAATCGTCACCCTCGACCTTGAGTACGGCGTGGATGCCACCATACAGGTGGTGGACATTTCGAGTTCACACCCGTTCGATTACAACATCCTTCCTGTGAACATTCAGAAGGGTGCGACATTCACGTTTGTTTTTCGGGCAGAAGCGGATGCCCCTAGCGTGACTATCTCGTTTGATGGTGGCCTCCTGTGGCTGCGTCCTACGGCCGGTTTGTTCGGCCAAGTGACTACCACGGAGGTTACTTGCACTTACCTTGGCGACGAGTCCTCCCCGCTGATTGCGAACGGGTGGCTGGTCCAGCAGGGTACCAGCCGAGCGTATAACGGCGACCTACTGATCCAGCCGAGCTTCTCCACCTTCCCTACTAGCACGGCTGTTACTATCAGGGGTGGTGAGGGCGCGGGACTTGTTGGCCCTGTGAACCTAAACGGGTTCAACATCAACCTGGACGGGTTGTTGGTGTACCCCCCGCAGACGACGCAAGTTCTGGCTTCCACGTCTGTACCCATCGAAATCTCGAACACGGCGGGCGGTCCCAACGCCTCCCCCAAACCGTTCCTTCAAGTCAATCCGCTGCTCTCGATGACGCTTGGTGCGACACCGACCATCAAGACGACGATGAAGGCTACCGCGTTCACCACCGTCCCCGTCGTGGTCGGCACTTGTATTCGCCTCCAGAACATCGGTGAAGCCGTCACTTTGCAGAAGGATGCCGCTCTCGGTGGGCCGCTGGTCGGGTCGAAGTTGTCGTTGCCTTTCAACAATGTCACCATAGCCACCCGTGAGATTGTCGAGTTCATGTACGACGGCAACTATTGGGTGCAGATGAACTTGTCTCCCCAGACGACGCCCGTGCAGATGTTTGCTTACTCGACGGCTGGTACCTACACTTGGGCGAAACCTGCTAATGCGACGTTCGTGCGAATCATCGCGGTGGGAAGCGGGGGTGGCGGGGCTTCCGGCCAATGCGGTGACTCGACGGCTTTTCGTTACGGCGGCGGGGGAGGAAGTGGGGGCGGTATCACAGACACCACCCTGCTGGCTAGTAACCTCCCCAGCACCGGCAGCGTTGCTGTCTCGGGTGGGGGAAATGGTGGGTCTGGGGTTACGGGACCGATAAGCGCCGCTGGGAGCAACGGTGCTGCTTCTTCGGTGACGTTTGGGGTCACCCTTACCAATCGAGTGATTGCTTACGGCGGGACCGGGGCCTCTGCCACACCTACGGCGACGGTGGGCGGTGGCGATGCCCTTTACAAGGGGGCATCCAACATCGCTGTTTCTGGTTCTGTGGTGACTTCTGGCTTTACCTACGTCCCCTCATTGTCAAACGCTGGTGCGGGTGCAGGTGGGAACGGTGGTAGCATCGACGCCGCCACAACCCTCGGGTACGGTACGGGAGGCAGCCAAGGCGCTCCGTTCATGGGCGGTGGTAATAGTGGTGCGGGCGGTTCCCAAGCCTCTCCCAACGGGTCGGCCGGAACCGCTGCAACCTTCACGGGTAACCCTCTCTATCCTGCGGGAGGTGGCGCTGGTGGTGGGGCAGGTCGCTACACGGCAAACGGCGGTGCCGGTGGGATTGGTGGCCTCGGCGGTGGTGGTGGCGGCGGCGGTGGGGCGGCCCGCAACGGGTACACCTCGGGGGCTGGCGGTAAAGGCGGCGGTGGTCTTGTCGTCATCTACACTTGGTAGGCGAGGCTCATCGTGCCAACAGGCTACGGGTACGAACCATACGGCGCAGGGACATACGGTGGCGGGCCACCGGGTGAACCCCCCTATGCCCGTTCGGTGTTCACCGACAAGGGACCCATCGCCAAGCCGCCCCTCACCCTCTTGCAGGGCAGCACGGCAACCTTCGTGTCTTATGACACCGTGCAGGTTAGCGGCGGGCAGTTCTCGGCCAGCCTTGTCGGCCAGTACCTAAACCTCACGGGGTCGGGCAAGCACGACGGCGATTATCTGATCCTCGGCGTTCCCTCCTCGAACCGACTCAAGTTGCGAGCCAGCTTCTCGCTCCCCGACACGCCTGCGACATCGTGGCGGGTCTATGATGCTCGCACAGGGCAGATCGCTGACCAGCCCAGCCATGTGACGGTACGGGTGAACGGTACCCCCGTGGCCCCAGATGCCGTCTATGGGCTGCTGGGGCAGATCGTCATGCCCAGCCCTTTGGCGTCGGGCGATCACGTTGAGGTGGACTACTCGTGGGTTCGTAACCCCACCGTCGATGTGACGCGGTTGAACTCCCGTGAGTTCAAGTTCAACGGCTGGAACCATGACATCGGGCGACCCAACGCGGGTACAAACCACACCTACCGATACAACAACGTCCTGCTGGAGCCATCCTCCTACAGGGCCAGCCGCACCATCCAACAGGGTACGGGTGTGACGGTGACGGCCCCCGACACCGTGACGCTCACGAGCGCCTCACTACTGAGTGGGTTCGTCGGCCTCACTTTGGCGTTGCAGGGGACAACGGGCACGACCTACAGGCAAGTGGGGGCAATCCTATCGACCACCAGCCTACAGGTGACGTTGGCCGGTCTGGTCGGACCCTACACGTCTTGGACGCTGCTGGACCTCGACAACGTTGTGCCCGCCGCATTGGAGCAACCCACCCAGCGTGAGTTGCATTACCGAGCCTACGAGCGGGCCTACACGGCGATCTTCAACGATCCCAACCTCTTGGTGTTCAACACCCCTACCCACAGGATCGCCTACCCGCCCCTTGAGCGGACCGTCACCTCGCAGTTCATCTCGTACTCCCCGACGGGGCTACCAGAGAACGACATCTACTACCCGTGGGAGCGGATAGGGTCTGGCTCGACTACTCTGACGGCTTCCAACCTCGTCGTTCAGAAAACGTCTGCGGGTGTGTTCCCGAACGGCAACCCGCTCTTTTGGCGGCGGCGGCTCGACCAGACGTTCCCCCATGCTTTTGCGTTGGCGTGGAGCATCGAGTCGGCAACCGCCACCCTCTACCAAGGGGTGTGGTCTGGGTTGGCGGCGGGGTACTCTACGGACCTTCGAGCCATGCTGGTGGGCTTCGTTGAAGTCGGCGGTATCAAGAAGGTGGGTTTCCTGCGGAAGGACTACGCTGACACGCCGGATGACGCTGCGGCATGGACGGGCGGCATCGACACGAACGGGGACGCTACGAACGCGCCCGCTACGCTCGATTGGTCGCTCCCTCGCAGCTACCGCATCTTCCGAGGCCGCGACGGCATTGTTCGGCTCTACATCGACGGCGAGGTGGTGGAAATCCTCAAGGTTCACGAGGACGATCTACCTTTCCTTGAGGACGTCCCTGCGCCCTTCAACGAGGTCCAGCAGGTGTTCTGGGGTTCGCTTGGTCGGGCCGCCACCAACACTTCGGCGTGGAACTTCGTCCGTTACCAAGTGCTTCCTACCAACCCCCTCCAGACGGCACCTAGCGTCTTTGTAAGCTACGAGGGCAACGATCACCCCGAGGAAGCGGCCTTCCCTTGGACGCCCGTGGGCTACCACGGGACAGAGACGATTCTCTCCTCACAGTTCGTCCTTATCGGCTCAACGAGCGCCACCGACGCAGCGACCGTCGAGAAAGCAGGGCTTGTTGGGGGTGACTTCCGTGGCCTCATGCGGATCGAGCCTCTCTTGGAGGTTTCATCGGACGTCATCCTCGATGTCTCCGTCCAAGGGTACACCTACACGCATGGGGTGGCCCCCAATGCCGTGATGGTGGCGATTGACGATGGTACCCGTCTCACACAACTCTCGTTTCTCACCAGCAAGGCTGCTCCCATTCTTGGGTACGGTGGCCGTAGTTTCCCGACCGAGTGGGCACCCACGCCGTGGTCCCAGATGGGTACGGCCTCCTCACAGATGGTTGGCCGAGTCCTCCGCATCACCGACACGCAGGCGACAAGCGGCCTCGTCTACTATGTGGACGACGTTGCCCCCTTCACGTCGGATGAGCGCGTCATCGGTGCCTCCAACGATTACATGGTGGAGTTCCGCTGCCACGTTCACTCCTACACGGCAGACGGGGTGGGCTTCTGCGGGGTGTCTGCGGACGCCTACGACGGCCAGCGTACCCTCGGGGTCTTGTTGCGAGTCAACGGTGGCGTCCGCGAGGTGGCCTTCCACTCAGACGGTACGGTGTTGGCGGGGTACCCGTTCGAGTGGGGGGACGGCGAGCCACACATCTACCGAGTGGCAAAGATTGGGGGCAACGTCACGCTGTTTGCCGACCAAGGGCTGCTGGGTATCCTTCCCTACACGGCCTTTGCCGCGCCCTCTGGGGGAGGTCTGACAGGCGTTCTGTCGTTTGGTTCTGCGGTGCCTTCCAGCAACCAAGCGGTCAGCACGACAGATTGGCATTACGTCAATGCGTGGCGGCTCTGGTCGGACCAGAAGTTCTATGTGGGGTTGTGGCGCGGGCAGGACTCCGACAGTCTCATCGGCTACCACCTCCCGCTCAAGGCGTCTTACCGCAACGTCACCGTGCAGGGCAGTACCGTGACGCTTCCGACCCTGCCTCCCCCTTCACTGGTGGCAGGGGATGACCTCATCATCGACGACGGCCCCAACAAGGGGGTGTACGGTATCCTCTCGGTAGCCTCGAACGCCCTGTCGCTCGACCGTGTGGTGGCGTTGCAGCCCAGCACGGTGAGTTTCCGAGTTCCGTTGCAGACGGATTGGCGTACCGCCCACAACTACAAGATCGCTCGAACGCCCGCAGGGGCCGTGACGGTCATCCAAGATGCCGACCCAGAACCCTTCATCTCGGTCGGCTACAACAACGTTGACCTTCCCGACAGCGCGGTTGGCATCCCTCGGCAACTGGCTGGCGGCCTCCCGAGCATCTGTTGGGGAGCCTTCGACCCCACGCGCCTATCCTCGTCGGCGTGGGACTATGTTCGCTATGGGATCACGAGATCGCCCAACGAACTTCGCATCGTCCCGCATCACCAGAACATGAACCAGCGGAACGTGATGGCGAGTCCCGAGCATCTTCGGACCAACATCCCGCACCCCCACACGAACTTCTGGTCGAGCAGCACGGGTATCCCTCCGCAGGGCACGGACGACGTTTTCCGCAACCCTGCCCTTGAGGCGTACACGAAGCTAAACGAGGACACGCCCCTCTACCCGCGCACACAGACTTCGGAGGTCCGAGTCCCCACGCCGTACCGCCGCTTCCTCTCGGCCTTCAACCGTGCCGAGGACGTCATGAACGTGGACGGCGACTTCAAGTTCAACGATGGTACGTCGGTGTGGCGACTGCTCGTGCCCGATGATGTCCTCTACAACAGCCTTGAGGTCATCGAGCAGACTACCGGCCAGCCCAACAAGATCGCGCCCTTCACCGACCAAGACAGCTTCCACCACTACTCGTTCGAGTGGCAGAAGGAAGTCTGCCTCTCCTACGACGGGACGACGCTGCCCGAGGACGCCGCCAACCAGCCTACCCCTTGGACGATGGCATCGGACGACGCCGCACACGTCACACGGCAGGCGACCTACCTGCACTTGAACTACGGCACGGATGCGACGGGCACGAGGACGATCTATCGGAACAACACCCCTCTCACCGACTCTCCGAGCCTCTCTACCCGTGTGTCGTTCCGCATCCGAGTCGAGCAGGACGGTACCTACGGGTTGGGTGACTCCCAGATCAGGCTTGGTTTTTCAGCGATTGGTATGACGGTCGCCCTAGCGTTCAAGACCCTGCCTTCGGGAGAGCGGTACGTCGCGGTGGTGGACCTCAACGCCCAACGTGTGCTGGCAGGCATCCCCTTCGACTTCCTTGACGGGGCGTACCACACTTACCAGATCGTCCGAAACCCGTCCCACAACACCGTCACCGTGACGGTTGTGAGCTAAACGATGCCTGTTGTCGGCTACTTCGGCACGGGGCCATACGGCACCGGCACCTACGGCGGCATCGCCACCACTACCTTCCGGCTCATCGCTGCGGAGGCCGTCAACCCCTATGTGGTGCGGCTGACCTTCGATGACAACCTCGATCCGACCTACCCAGCAACTTTCCAGCCGTCCAACTACACGATTGCCGGGCTGACCATCAATCGTGTCGTACCCGATCCCCTTAGCCCAGCCTCCCTGTATCTCTACACCTCTGTTCAGTCCTACCAGCTTTACACGGTGGTGGTCGATTCGCTGCTCACCCTCTCGAACATCCCTTTGGATGGGCAGCACAGGTCGGCCATCTTCACGGGGTACAGTACGGAGCCGTGTTTTACGGCGGTTGCCGTGGGTCCGCGACGGCTGCGCCTCATCTTCGTTCGGCCCATGCAGGTGAACGCCGCTCTGCTTGACGTCGCCAGCTATGCCGTGAAGGACGTCGCAGGGGTTTTCAACGTCGTTCAAGAGGTCACACAGGAGCAGCCAGGCAGCCCGACCTCGTTGGTGTTGCGGGTTGCCAGCGACCTTTCGACGACGGAGTGGAACATCGTCGAGGTCAGTAACCAGGTGGTGACGACAGGGTTTTTGTCCCTGATCCCTCGAACGGCGACCTTCCAATGGGTCAACCCAGACCTCACCGTGACGGTACCGCTGTCTCGGTTTACCGGCGAGGTGCAGGGAGGGTTGTTCGGCACTCCTCTCGGACAGGTGTTTTTCAGCCCCGCCCTTGAAGCCCCTATCGCCAACTCTGCCATCGAGGTGCAGAGCGTGGATGTCTGCACGGCCGCATATGACACCTATGAGTTTCCGGCCGTCCTCGACCCCTTCCCCCTCTACACTTGGCAGTCGGGGGTATCGCCTCGTCTCCTCAATGGCCCAGGGGTAGTGCTGTGGGCAGCCTTTCCGCGTCTCATGGAGGCCACCATCACGGTGGACGATCTCCGCACGGAAACGATGCCCGTTCCCGAGGACGGGCCAGCCGACGCCTACTTTTTGACTTGGGACCCCGCGCAGGTGGCGTTCCTCAACAACACCTATTGGGAACTCGGTGTCCCTGCGGCGGCTGGGCACGCTCCGTTTATCACCGCCAACAACCTTATTCCTGTGGTACCTACACCGTCGCACATCAACTTGGAGCCGTAAGGGGGTCGCACTTCCACTTATGGCCCCACCCAAGATGAACAGGAGAACCAGATGAAGAGTGTTGAGTCGCTGCCGACCGCCCAAGAGTCCCGTCTCTCCCTCAACCTCGTCAGCCGCGTGGAAGAACCCAAGGGGTACTACATCAGGGGTGACGTCACCGTGGAGTTGCGGGACGGGACCTCGGGTGACCTCGTGGAGCGCCGCGAGCATCGAAATCTCGTCGTCAAGGATGCCAGCATCCTTTTGGCCCGACTTCTCAAGGACAACTCGGAGGCACCCTTCGGTGCCTTCTGTCTCGCGGTAGGTACGGGTGACGCCGGTTGGAGCGTCTTGTCGCCACCGGCCCCCACCAACACGCAGCGATCCCTCTACAGTGAGATCGCCCGCAAGACTTTTGCAAACACACAGTTCATCAACTCGGGCGGCATCCCTGTCGGGTACCCCACGAACGTGGTGGACTTCACCACCACCTTTACGGAGTCGGAGGCCGTCGGCCCCCTCTGTGAGATGGGTCTGGTGGGCGGCAACGTGTCGTCGAACCTCGCCATCAAGAACCCTGTGACGCCCGCGAACGGCACCTACGACGCCACCGTGGTCCTCACCACCAAGGAAACGCTCATCAACTACCTGACGTTTCCCGTCATCAGCAAGCCTCCGACCTCCACGATGACGATTGTGTGGCGCTTGACCTTCTAGTACGGGCCGAGAGGATCACCCTATGAGCAGCAAGAACTACGGCCCTGCCGTCAGTGGCTACCTTGACCCCTCGGGGCGAAATTGGGAAACGCCCGTCTATCAGGCGGGCAAGCCGGTCCTCGACAAGGAACTGAACCTTGGCGGCGACTTGGCGGGCGGTCTGACTCAGGCAGCCCTACGCCAACTGATGCCTTCGGGCTGGATCGCTACTGACTTTCTGGGGACGTCCGATGCCACGTCGGGCATCTTCCAGTACACCACGCTTTCCAACACCCTCCGCATCCCCAACAACCTGACAGCCCATGTGAACGGTTGGCTCCTCACGGTTGCCAACACAGGTTCGACCTCTAGGAACCAGTTGACGTTACCTGCGCCCCCCGTGGGGCTTGGGGCAAGGCGAACCGACCTAGTGATCCTTGAGGTCTGGCGGCGACTCATCTCGGCGGCGACGGGCGACGGTAAGAGCGGCCTGACCCGCATCTGGTCGAACGGTAACGTGAAGGTCACGTTAGACGTCAACCCGTACACGCTGGATGATGACCTCCTCGATACCAACGTGGGGGCCGAGACAACCAAACGGGTCCAGATTCAGTACCGCCTACGGGTCATCCCCAACGTGGACTTGGAAGCCTACCCCGAGGGCATGGACGATCCGACTGTTACGGCCAGCACGGTTCCGGCCTCGGCTGGTGTGCCGGATGGCACTTCGCTGATCTCCTATACTTACTCCAATCAATCGTCCGCAGGAGACTCGGGCCTCTGGGTAGCGGGTGACGGTTCGGGTACCGCACAGACGGACCTTGGTACCGTGGACGGCTTCATGTACGCGGTACCACTCGTGGGAGTGGTGCGCCGCAACAGCACGGTCTATGACCGTCTCTCCAACCACAACGGGGCAGGCATCTTCTCGTCTGGTATCTCGGGGCGGCCCGACGGCTTGTTTGCGGACGTCGTGGACGCCCGAGACATCATCGACCTTCGCAGGGGTGTCAGTCCGACCGGCTGGAACTACCAAGAGGTTCTGGCGCGTAACCTTGGCTTGCTCCTCGACAACAATCTTCGGACGGAGTGGGGCGCTACCGTCAAGGGCGGTGGGTACTTCGGAGCCACGGTCCTGACCTGTGACGAGATCGGCGTGCAGCCGGGCACCATTCCAAACGTCACGGGTTACACGGACGGTGGCAACTTCATCGGCCAGTTTGACAGCGTGCGGCGGTTCTTCACCGACAAGCCCAACACCGAGATCATCACGGTCGTCTATAGTGCCCCTGGTGGATCGTGGACGGTCGGAGACGCCATCACCATCGACCCAACGTCCCTGCCTGTCTATGGGGCGAGCGCCTTCAACTGGTTGAACTGCAACCCGGCGGGCGGCATCCTCGTGGATGTCACGAACATGAGGTGGGTCGGTGAGGTGGCTGGCAAGAAAGCCAACTACAGCGCCGAGGACTACGTTGGCCCCATCACGAACCTCGGCACCTTCCCGATTGTCGCCCCCACCTTTACGTTCACGAGCCTCCCTGCAATCGGCCTCACGAACGAGCGCCTGTTCATTGATCTCGTCGTCGAGTACCCCGCAGGGCTAGGGTTGTCCCGCACCCCGACCAACACCTATGCGTCGTCGGTTTCGATCAACAACCCTTCGGCGTTGCCAGGCGTGACGTTGAGCAGCGATTACGATACGGCCCACCGAGGCATCCGGCTACAAGCCCAGCATCCCGTGGTGGCTGCCTACACGATGATCGCGGTGGCCGCGACCACCCAACGTTTGCCGGAACGAGCGGTCAGCATCGGGACCGTCACGGTCAACGGTGTGGGTGCCACGCCGACGCTTTCGAGTGACGGCACCATCCTCACGTTCCCGTCAGCGTTGACGGCAGGCCACACCATTGTCGTTCAGTACACGCCGCTACGGCCCGTGCAGGCCAACACCATCCAAGTCAACATCCCCTACGAGTCTCGGTACCCGCAGACCGGCAAGGAAGCGAGCCTTCCCAACCCGTTGACGGTGACGCCCCGCTTCATTGAGAACTTCCTGCACGTTCTGACGGTCGGTTCGGGATCGCTCGACACCGCATACCCGTACCCTTCGGCGTTCACGCAGATCGGTGGCATCTACCCTACGGCTACGGGCACCTTCAACGGCGACCACGAGTTGTCGGCTGGTGGCAAGGTCTATACCTCGGAGTTCAACGCTTCGACGGGCCTCCTGCGGCTCCCCATCTACGTTGGTTACACCCCCAGCCCGCAGGAAGTGTCGTTCGAGCGGGTTGCGGGTCACGTCGATGTCGAGGATCGCACCTTCTACCCCGTGGCGACGGCCTCCTTCTATGACCCCAACGCCTACTCGCAGCCTCTCACGGATGCGAAGCGGCACCGCAACTTCTTGGCCTTCTTGGCCGAGTTGCCGGATGACGCGGCGGGCGGTTCGGTTTTCTTTGGTCGCAAGGGGCAGCTTGTGATGGTGCTGCTGGTTCGTGCGGCGATCTTTGACAAGACCAACGGGGTGTTCTTCAACCCCGACCCCAACAGCAACACGACGACGGCCTGTGTTTTCCACATCAAGGGCAACCTTCTGAACAAGCGGGCGTGAGGACGTAATGCCTATCAACTCAGACCCTAACCAGATCGTTCAACCGGGGGCGGGCCGACTCCCTGCCTCTACGGTGCCTGCCAACGCCCTGCTGGCTCCCTCGGGGGCTGGTACGGGCATCACCAGCGTCTCGGTGTTGTTCGCCTCCACACAGGTCTTGTCGCCGTGGTTCGATTCCACGGGCGCTCTCGACATCGGTACGGTGTCGCAGACGGCTCTGACGATGGGCAGGGTCGCCTCGGACACCGAAATCCGTGGCTCCAACATCCGTATCGGCCTCTTGGGCCAGACTTCCACGACCGCTACCATCCAGCTAGGCAACGCGCCTCCCGGTGGCACGGTCGATACGATCATCCACGGCAACACGGTTGCCATTGGTAATGACGACGATACAACGGCCATCTGGATCGGTAACACGGTCGCTAACAACGCATTGATTCAACTGGGTTTCGCCGCGTGGGGCGGCACGATTGCGACGAACATCCACGGCAACACGGTCGGGGTGGGTAACGACTCCGACACGACCACGATCAGCGTCGGTAGCGTCACGGACGCTACCGCGACCGTTCAGGTAGGTAACGCATCGTCTTTCGTCGGCGGCGCGGTTGCGACGAACATCCACGGCAACACGGTGGGTGTCGGAAACGACACGAACACGTCCGCGATCAGCGTTGGTACGACGACCGCAAACTCGGCCACCGTCACGGTCGGCAACACGACGGCTGGTACGGTGACGACGGCTCTGGCTGGCAACACCGTGAACGTCGGTGTTGGATCGACCACGCTCACGATGGGAACGGTGGCGACGACCACAAAGGCGTACCTGCGAGGCACGACGGTCTTTGTGGGTGGCGATGATGCTTCCCCGACTCCCACGAACGCAACGACGACGTGGGTTGAGGCGGCTACCACTCTGTACCTTGGAGCCAAGAACGCTTCTGTCGGTGACGCCGACCAGACCACCACCACTTGGCTGCGTGGTTCTACGGTCAACATCGGGGTCAGCGCCAATACCGGCTACATCAACATTGGCACTCTCACGAACCCCACTCTTGCCAATATCAAGATGGGCTACGCTCCGTCTGGGGGTGCGGTCGATGTTGAGATTGACGGAAATACAGCCAGTTTTGGATCGTCCCTAAACACTACGATCACATCCGTCGGCACGGTGATGGCGGCCAACGGTATCGTGACGGTCGGGCCTGTCACGGCCACCACGGGAGTCGAGACTTCCGTGCGAGGCGAGAAAGTCTATGTCGGTGGCGATAACGCCGAGGTGTCTGCCAACACCTACGTCAAGGGTGTGCAGATTGTGGTAGGTAACAACACAACCACTACGGTTTCGGTCGGATCACAAATCACCGACGGTGGTTCTCTGTTCTTGGGCCACTCACCCCCCATCGGCACCTCCCTCAACACCTTTTTGAGAGGGACTTTTATAAACATTGGGTTCGATGATGACGCTCAGATGGTCAGGATTGGGAGTTCGCCTGGCGCAAAGGCTGACATCTACATAGGCCAAGCCAACTCAGGCGTGATTACCCAGATCAGAGGGCAGACGGTCACGGTAGGGGAAAACGGCACCACCGTGTCGCTGCAAGGCGTAACTCTTTCGGTTGGTACGGACTCGACCACTCTGTACCTTGGCACGGTGGCGACGACCACGAAGGCGTACCTGCGAGGCACGACGGTCTTTGTGGGTGGCGACGATGCTTCCCCGACGCCCACGAACGCAACGACGACGTGGGTGGAGGCTACGACCGACCTGTACCTCGGGGCCAAGAACGCCTCGACGGGGGCGGCCAACCAGACCACCAACACCTACCTGCGCGGCAACAACGTCTTTGTCGGGGCCAGTACCTCGACCGCCCAGATTTTGATTGGCACCACGCTGGCGAACAACGCTTCAACCTACGTCGGCAACTATGACGCGACAGGCACAAATACCTACCTGCGGGGAAAGCAAGTCTGGGTAGGAAGCGATTGGGCAAACCCCGGCGAAAAGGTCGCTACTAAAACGACAATCTCTGGCACAGACATAGTTATTGGAAACCGCTCCGAAGATACTACCATCAGAATCGGAGAACTAGGGCCGAACGGGTCATTGACCACGACCTACATAGAAGGCACGGAAGGAATCGACATTGGTACTTCTGCTGCCATTATCCAGAGGATCAAGATTGGTAATGGGAGCCGGATTGTTTGGCTAGATACGTCAAGCACCGGCCCCAACGAAGCCCTAGTTTTGAATAGTTCGGAGGTCGTGACGGGCGTTGCCGGTGTGGCTGGTGACGTGCTGTCGCACAACGGGACGGGTTGGACGGCGTTCGCTCCGACAAAAGTTTGGATTATCACAAGCACGGACGGTTCCGGCGAATACGTCAAAGGCACGGCTTGGGACTCTAGGTACAACTTTGCCCGCGTCTATGTTTGCGGGGCTGGTGGCGGTGGCGGCGGCGGCGGTAAAGGGACGGCCCAGACCACGGCCTTTCCCGGCCCTGTCTTTTATTCTTACGCGAAAGCCAGCGGTGGTGGTGGCGGTGGTGGTGGTAGCTGGGGTACGCCTCGTTTAGATGTTGTTCCTCTATCCGATATTACCAAGTTCTACTTCAAGGTGCCTGCTGGTGGTACTGGTGGTTCGGGTGGTAGCCTACCCGAAAATGATTACGATACGGGTAACCCCGGCGGTGCGGGTGGAGGGGATACTTACGTTCTTGTGCATGACGGTTCCACTCGGAACTATGGTGAAGCCGACGGAACGGGCTACAAGAGGATAGCCCAAGCGCGTCCCGGTAACGGTGGCGCGGGTGGGGCTGTTGCAGCACCCGCCAACACCGCCTCTGCCGCAGGAGGTTCTGGTGGGGCTGTTTATGGCGAACCCCACGATTACGAAGGCGCTGGGGCTGCGGGAGGCGGGTCACAGACGACAGGAGCAGGCTCGGACGGCTCTGGCGCTTCCTATGGTGCTGGCGGCGGTGGCGGTGGCGGCAGTATCAACGACCCCACGTTTAGTGGAGTGTCCCCCGCTTATTCCCTCACCGCAGAACGCTACGGCGGCGACGGTGGGCAGGGAGGCACATCCCTTTTTGCTTCTACCAGCGGTGGTACTCCATCGGGTAACCCCGGCGGGGCTGGTGGCACGGGTGGCGGGGATAGTGGTCCGAGTTGGATTCGTAGTGCGGGTGGTGGTGGTGGTGGCGGTGGTGGTGCCACTTACTTCTCTGGCCCGTTTCAGACCACCTTTTATCTACAGTCACCCGGGGCGGGCGGCGTTGGTCGAGGCGGCGGCGGTGGCGGCGGTGGCGGCGCTGGATGTTACGTCAGCGGGAGTTCAGCGGGCTTCAACTTGGTAGCCAGCGACGGTGGAACCGGCGGCAGGGGTTCGTCTGGCACCGTCATTGTCTTTCTGTACTAGGAGGGTGTATGCCTGCGACGGAATGGGTGAGCATCGACCCCGAGACAAACAAAATCGTAGAGATTTTTTGGTGGGACGGCGTTCGCCCGATAGGCGAAGCCCCCTATACCAGAGAGCAGTACGACGAGAACAAGCACCCTCCAATGGGCTACGACTTGGAGGTTGGGTTTGACTGGAAAGAACGCTACAAACCACAACGACCAGCACTTGAACAGGCATCTTCGGGTACGGCTACACCCGACGCCCCCGCGAGTGACACGCCATGAGCAGTCTCTACGTCATCGACTACCACACGGCGACCTTTGCGAACTCCAAGATCGTGGACGTTCTCGTGGGTGGCTCCGCTCCCGTGCAGTACCCAGGGGGCTGCATCGTCAACGTCCCCGACTACCTGACGGTGCGGGACCCTGTGGGCCTCTACACGGCACAGACGGGCCTCATCACCCAGAAGGCCACGGCGATGCTGGCCGCCTACCCAGGCTTCACCCGTATCGCCACCGATGACCTGCTGGACATCACGGACCTCAACCTTGTGGCGGCTGGCGCATACACGCCCAAGGGGGCGTTTGGGGATCGAGGCAAGTGTCGGCTGCGGGCCACCCAGACCGTTCGGACGGTCATGCAGACTTTGACAGCCCCCGCTCCATCCACCTGTGTGATCGTGTGGGAGGCGTTCGAGACGACGCGGACGACATCCACTTCGACGAGCCAGACCGCCCTGACCTACACGGAGAGGTCGCCATCGGACCTCACCTGCAACGTGTCGTTCGACAACGGCGGCTCGTGGTTGACCGCTACCTCTGGAGGGGTGTTGACTGTGCCGGTCATCAACCAAGGTACGCAACTGATCCTTGAGTTCACAGGGACGGGCAGTCTATCGACCCCCCGTGGACTTGGTGGTTGGGCGGTCATCTACTAATCAGACCCACATCGGTAAGGTAGGGACACGACATGGCGACGAATCTGGGCCCCGGCGTTTCACGAGTTCTCGATCCCACGGCGCGTGAGTTCCGTGAGGTCATCCTGCAACAGGGTAAGCCTCCGATGGACGCGGAGTTCAACCTGTTGCAGGAGATGATGCTGGACGTCTCCCGCAAGGGAGTATTGAGCGGTGTGCCGTCGGGTTGGCTTGGCAACGAGACGAGCCTTCTTGCGGACTTCCAGACGAACCCCATGTGGTCCAACTGGTTCCGTTTTGGGCGTCAGCGGCTTGGCGAGAATCAGTCTGTGATGTGGGCGAACGTCAATGGGTGGCTTGTCCCCGTGATGGGCACCCGCACGGGCACCCCGCCGGGTGCCGCCAACGATCTCGACACCACCAACATCATCGCACTTGACCCGCCCCCTGCCAATGCGGGGGACCAGCGGGCCGACTTCGTGTTTCTTGAGGTTTGGCAAGCCCGCGTGGCCCCCAACCCTTCGACGGCCAACAAGCCTACGTCGTCCAACCTGTACCGCTACGGCAACGTCGAGGGAGGCTACACGTTCCTGCCCGACGATCTCTTGGACCCCAGCCTCGGCTTTGAGTCGAGCCAGCGAGTCCAGCTACAGTACCGAATCCGCGTCGTGAAGGGTCCTGTGGGACTCTCGAACTTCCCCGACGGGTTCGACACCTCCTATGTGAAGGGACAGGGCGCGGCTACATCGCCCACCCTCTACACCTTCCAGAACATGAGGCAGGAGTTGGGTGACGCTGGCCTCTGGCGGGCTGGCGACGGCACCCAGAACGCCCTCGGCACCGTCGATGGGTACGTCTATGCGATCCCCCTGTGCGCGGTGTTCCGTCGCAACTCCGTGGTGTGGTTGGGTCATCCCAGCCCCAACTTGAACGGGGCCATCAACAGGAACCCCACGGCGGTTGACCGCACGGGTGTCAAGACGTTCTCGGTCACTCCGACGCTTTCGGTAGCACTCACGGGCAGCGCGGTTGCCACCAATGTCACGTTGACCAACATCGCCAACACCCCGCTCCCGTTGGCCTCGTTGTCGCCCATCACCATCCAGATTGGCGATGAGATTCTGACCTACCAAGGGACCACCGGCAACACGCTCAACAACGTCCTTCGGGGTCAGGCTGGGACGATCCCCGAGGCCCATCCTGTGGGGTCGGTGGTCCGTGTGCTGTCGAGCCGTCCCGATGGACTCTTTGCAGATCAGGTGGCGTCCACGGACATCCTCGACCTGCGGCACGTCGTGAACCCCAACGGCTTCAACTACGAGTCCCTGCTCCGCTACAACTTCGACAAGCTGTTGAAGGGCGAGTTGCGGGCCAACTGGAAGCGGTCCAACGGTGGTACGCAGGGTACCCTCGTTGCCTATCAGGACATGGTTTCGACGGGAACCTCGCTGGCGGTTTCGGAGTTGGATCAGCCCGACGGAAACCGTCTGATCTTCTCGGATGCTATCGTTGCCCAGCCCTTTGAGGTGGTCATCGAGCCGGTCACGGGCACCGCGCCCGTCAACTACAACTCGGCGTTCGATCTCAACCTAGAGGTCAAGCGGATCGCTCCCTCGACGATTGGAGCCGCGCAGTTTGACAACGGCGACGTCTTGAAGTTGGAGATCGCTCAACTCAAGGCTGGCTTGGGATCGGACCTCGATCAAGTGCGGTGGGTCAACGACGTCAACTTCACGGTTGAACTGCGGCTCGACGGCGACACCTACCCGATCTCGCCCCTGTACTACACGGTGACCTCCACGAACGCCGTTCCGACGGAGTTTACGGCCAACGACGATATGCTCATCACGTTGGGCGATGGGGTCAACAGCTTCCCGACCGTGGCAAACCGCCGAATGTTCATCAAGGTCTGGGCGCTCTACGGGGCGGGGCGTGGTACGGCTCGCGTCTCTGATGCGATCCACTCCGTCAACCTACAGGGACCATCCACAACGGTTCTGCGGCGAGCCGCTTCCTACCCCGCCGACAACTATCGGATGGACACGGCTTTTGCGCCCTCGTGGAGCAAGTACGCGGACTTGCCGCCCGCTGGGGTTCCAGGCCCGCTGCCTGTCACCGCCGAGTCCTACGTTGACGCTGGCTCCAAGACCTTGGTGGTGCAGCCGTTCCGTCGGTTCTCGTGGCCCACTACCCTCAAGACGATGGACGGTACCGCTGCGAACGTCTCGACGGGCACCGTTTTCCTGGCGGGCACGGCAGGCCAAACGTCATCTGGTTTCAGAGGGTTTACGGACGCCACCCAGAACTTTACGCTGTCGGGCGTGACAGTCGGCATGGCGCTTATCATCAAGGATGGCTTCCAGCAGGGGCGGTACACGATCACGGCCGTCGCAACGGCGTCGGTGACGTTGGATCGGCCCATCCATGTCACGCAAACGGGACTCAGTTACGAAATCCGTACCGCGCAAGGGTTGATGCCGAGGTTCAAGCGTGACGGCCTATCCTCCAAGTGGACGACGACAGACCCGCTGGGCCTGTTCTCTGGTTCGACGGACGGGCAGACGTCCTCCAAGAATATGTACGTCAGCCTGCCTGCCCACCTGATCCCGAAGGCCGGTGCCGTCCACGTTCCCATCCAGCCTTCGGATGGAGCGACGTTCGGACGGGGCATCAACTTCATGTTCTACTCGGGCACGGCTTCGTCCTTCGCGGACTCCGAGCGGAACTTTGTCCCGTACCTCAACAACGTCAGCTATGCGATCTTCTCGACCCTGAATCTCAATACGCCCTACCCGCCCGCTGTCTACAACGGCAGTTTCTCGCGGTCGGGGCAGAACTACGCGGGCATCCGGCACTTCTCGGACCCCCGAGGGATGGGTCGGACCGGCCTTGAACTGCCGCCCTTCTACGGTATTGCTCGCCTCTTTGGTGTCTATGAGGCAGCGGATTACCGCGACAACGGGTCGCCCTTCAACTCGTTGACCCGCCAACTCATCGACCCGCCGACGGGTGCCGTCAACCTGCTGCGGCAGGACGTGCAGGGACCGACCTTTTGGATCGAGGTGGACGAGGACGGCGATGCGACGTTCATCTTGAACTCTGCCTGCTTGGACGTGTCGCGGTCGCCCAACCCCCTCGCCAACTTCTCGGCTGGCGATTACGTCATCGAGGCGAGCATCTTCGGGTTTGACCGTGATGCGTTCTCGGAGCCGCCCGAGGAGGCTCCGTTCAACATCGCGTCCATGACGAAGCGGGAGGTCCGTATCGTGTTGACCCGCTATGTGTCGTCGGGCAGCACGACGATGCGGACGCAGGCAGCCGATACGAACGTTGCCAACCGCTACACCAACAACATCAACCCCATCGCTGCGGGCACTACGGCGATGGTGGCTGGTCCTGTCAGCGTACTTCCGGCCCCGCTACCTGCCAGCGACACGGCTCTCTTCAACTACAGCAGGACGCCCTATGGTGGCGATGCGTGGGGTACGCAGACCTCCAACTTGGACATCGGCCAGCTAGTGGGTCCGTTGGACTCGGGTACCGCCAACCAGCTTGCGACAACGAAGCCCGACGTCTCGGCGCTGACGAGGCCGAACGAGAAGGTCTTTGAGGTGCTGGCGTCGTTGCCCTTCATGACGACGGCTGGTACGGGGCGCATCGCGGGGCAGGTGAGTGACGTCAACCCACTCGGAAACCTTGGTCAAGAGGACCTCACCAACTATCCCCCAACCAACCCGTCGGCTGATCGCCCGAACTTCTATGGCAACACCTTCCTCTCCGCTGACTTCCCGCACACCTATGTGTCGCGGTACAACGGCCTGACGGAGCGGTTGCCCTTGGGTGCCCTGTGGCGTGACAAGGACTTCACCGGCACTTACTTCGCGCAGCATCAGCTTGGTCAGACCGTGATGGGGAACCCCAGCCTTGTCGGTGAGTTTGCCGGTATGGCCCCCTCGTCCAGCCTAGAGGTCACGAGCGTTGTGCGGTTGGCCGACAGTTCCGGCGCAGCCGGAAACATGATTGTCCATGTGGACGGCTCGACCCCCGATGCTGCGGCACCCTTCACGAACTTCCGTACCAACCGAGGCGGGTCAGGCTATACGGTGAGTGGCGACAACCCGGGTGGGTGGGTGGCCCCTGGCATCGTGGGTACCATGCTGCCCTTCAACGACGAGACGAAGGTATTGGCTGGTGTCGCCTACTTGGTTCGCAACACCGTGACTCCCAAGGGGGTCTATGAGGGTTCGGCTGGCGACGAACTGATGATGATGGTAGCCACACAGGTCCAGCGGCCTACTGTGTTGGGATATGCGCCCGCCGTCGTGGCGTTCTCGACCGTGGGCGTTGGCGAGGGTAACGCTGCCCTCGACTACTACCGCATCGAGGGACACCCGCTGATCCGCGACAACGTGAAGGCCGACCTCGATCCGTCCACCATCCAGCTTGCGGGGCCGTAACATGGCAATCCGACACTACACCTATCTCGACATCGACCCCGAGGTGCGCCACAAGGCCGCCAAGGACGCCAAGGAGCGTATGCGGGGCATGATGATGGACCCGTCCCTGACTCCCGAGCAGCGTGTGTTGCTTGAGGAGCGTGTACGCCACTTGGCGTCATGGGAGGCGGGGGAACTCCCCGTCCTGTCCGCTGAGTCACCCGAGGTGACAACCACCGAGGACGGTCCAGCCGACGCCTAGCACTCGCAGGACCTAATGCTTCGATGAGGGGTTTCTCTGTAAGGAGGAACCCCTCATGGCTTCTATGGAGTCTGGGCTGGAACTTTTCACGAACTGGCAGACGGTCGCGCTGGGCCTGACCATCTATGTGATGACGGCTGGCATCCGTCGAGTCATCGAGACGTACCGCCCCGCCATTAGGCAGAGCAAGTGGTGGCGGGAGGTCTTTTTGCCGCTGGGGCCGGTTGGCAACGGCATCATTCTGGCCGTTTGCATGAGAGCCTTTCCGTGGCCCGAACAGGTCGCGGGCAGCCTGTCGGGCCGTGTCATGTACGCGCTGGTCTGTGGCCTTGGCTGCGGCTGGCTGTACGGGCGGTTCCGAGGCTTCATGAAGAAGGACGGCACCACCAAGACGGATGCCAGCGATGTGATCCCGCTGGACAGCCCGCCCGCTGACCTATCCAGCCCCACGACGGACGTGGTTGAGGAGAAGCTATGACGATCCGCGAGTTCATGAAGTTGGTCTGGGAACGCTTGAAGTCGATTGGCCGCTGGTGCCTCAAGTATCTGGCGGCCCCTGGGGTCGCCCTACTGCTCGTCGTGGGTGCGTTCATCCTTTTCAAGGCAGGGTTCAAGAACCTACAGATCGGAGGCATCCTCGGGAAGCTGTTGGGCAAGAAGGAGGAGAGCCTCCCCACGGTCGATACGGTGCCGCCTGACCGCGTGGGTCCCGATGGCAAGCCGATCCCCATTGGGACGCCCGACGCTGGGGGTCACACGCAGGTTGGCGTTGTAGCGATCAAGCCTCCTGGGCTGTTCTCGGACCCGACAACCGTTGAGTATGTGCCGGTCGGCCAGACCGAGCCTGTCAAGGTGAAGCTGCCAGAGGGCGTTCGCAACACCGACGTCAAAGAGATCGTCGTGGTGTCGCCCGAGGTCATCGCGGTGTCCGTCAAGGACTCCTCGAAGGTGACCGTCAAGGACATCAAGAGCCTGTCCGACAAGTACAGGAAGGGGTAGGCCGATGAGGCGCTTCATCTGTACGGTGCTGCCCGTCATCCTGTCGGCGGGGGTCGCTGGGGCCGCAGAGTGTCCCGCAGGGAATACCTGTGTGGAGGATGCCGACCTAGCGACCTTCCTGACGGTCATGGACGAGAAGCGGTGCCTGCTGGAGAACAAGCCTACCGTCAAACTCGACCCCATCCAGATCACCGAGGACAAGGCGGGTCGGATGTTCGTGAGCGGGGGCAACTCCTACAAGGTGCGCCTCGATTGGTGTACCTACACGGTGGACGTGACGGCGAACCTTGCCATGCAGGTCGCCCGCTACGTCGAACCCGAGTGGGGGATGAGGTGGCGCGTCAAGGTGGCCCCTGGGTACTTGCCGCTCGATGCCCTACAGGCGCGTGACGCGGGGGCCGGTGTGGACATCGGCCTCATGCTGGAGCCGTTTTTCTACCGTTCCTTCAACTTGAACGGGTACGTCGGTGTAAGGTCGATTGGCGTGAACGTGGGGTTGGACCTGACCCGCAACATGGGCCTGCACGCGGGTTACGCGCTGGCCTTCGGATCGTTGACGGGCGGGCCGCACGTCGCTCTCTCGTTTTCCCTCTGGTGACACGATGGACCGTTACTCATTCCTGCGAATCGCCATGACGCTCGACGAGGCCAAGTCCCTGCTTGGCTTCTCGCCGTCTGACAACCCCAGCGAGGCTGAGATCACCAAGGCGTACCGAGCCAAGGCGTTCGAGGCGCACCCTGATCGGGGTGGTAGCGAAGATCAGATGGTACAGGTCAACGTCGCCCGTGACGTTCTGACGGGACGGCAGCGGCCCACCTATGATCGGAGCAGCCCCTCGACGGGTCCCTCGTCGCCCCCGCCGCCCTCTGGCGGTCAGGTACGGTACGATAAGCCGAGAGCCAAGGAGGTCAGTTTCAACGACGCCAAGGGGAAAGCCGGTATTCCGGCAGGCGTCGGGTGGCTGTTTGTGACGGACCTCCAGCGGGGCACGGGGTACTCGTCCGATGAGTACAGCCGTTCCGACACCTGCCGAGTCGCCTACGGTCGAACCGACGCAAAGCACGTCTTTGTGGCGATGCGGCACTTCGTTTACGAGCAGATGTTCATTGGCGCGGGGGCCGACCAAGACATCTGGACGATCCGTTCCTTCGAGTTCCCCATCAAAGCCGACGAGGGTTCCCAGCCCGCGTGGCTCTATGGGAACGTCGTGAAGGCCATGAAGCTCGTGGACTTCGACGGCAAGTTCAACTCGAAGGTCGTGGACGCACAGGGCTGGAAACTGGACGACGACAAGATGCCCCGAGGGACGGGCATCTCCATCAAGCATTGGTTGGTGGAGTCGGGGCAGGTGGCTGGGGATGCGGCGAGCGTGGCGGGGCGTAAGAACGTCGTCGAGATCACCTACGGCAAGTCCTACGACGCCAAGCCCGACCACTACAAGGTGGATCGAGGCGGGTACTCGGGGGACTACGAGGCGGTCGCCATCGTGTGCAACGGGAAGCCAGAGTATCTGAACGAGCGTGACCTCACCAAGTTCGTGAAGGCGGGGTTGGTGCGTCGGGTCTTTGGTGACTACACCTACGGGGGTGAGAAAAAGAGTCTGACCCGTATGAAGGAGGGGAAACAACTCATACAAACGATTCTCAACAACTTTTCCTTGTCTGGTGCGACTCGCGCCATCTTGGAGGCGACCCTCGCTCAGATGAAATAAGGGGGTGAGTGACCACGGAAAACTGCATCTTTCCGACCGAGCCGATCAGTCTCACCGATCCCCGGCTGCAAAACTGCCTAATCCCGCCGGGCACCACTATCATACTTCACTATCAAGAATCAGATGGATCGGATGAGACAACAACATCGGTGGAACAATCACTCGAAAGAGAGGACGGTCAGATGGAGCAGCACGAAGGGGTCCAAGCCCACGAGGGCGAGAAGCACGAGATTCACCACGCCGCCAAGGTGAAGCACGCCAAGGTGAAGCACCACGCCGAGGTCGCGCAGGCCGATGAGGCCGACGTTGTGGTGGCCCACGAGGAGTTGCCGGTCCTGTTGGCTGACGCCACTCCGCAGTACCCGATGCCCCAGCAACTTCCGATGCCTACCCCGCCTGCCAACACGGTGGCGAGCGTGGGTGTGCCGACTACCGCGACGGATGAACTGTCCAAACTCATCCCTGCGAACGGCCAGATCGGTGGCATGACCGTTGTGATTGCCGCCATCGCGGTCCTCGGCGGTGGTGCGGCGTGGAAGTTCTACTCTCAGCGGTCGAAGGAGAAACACGAGGAGAAGCTCAAGGAGATGGAACTGCAAGCCTCACAGCCGCAGAACCAGCACCCCTCCTGCAAGGCCGAGAACGCCGCTATCCATGAGGAGTTGAAGAAGCTGCATGGCGCGGTGTCGTCGCTGTCCTCTCTCCACACCTCGATCTCCGAGGTATCCGAGCGGGTGGCGAAGTTGGAGTCCAAGGTCGAGTCGCCCGAACTTCCCGAGGGTTTCGATGACCTAGAGGACCGCCTCAAGAAGATCGAGAAGGCTCTCAAGCCTCCTCGCGGCAAGGCCAAGACCTAGACCAGACCCCTACCCAGACCCATACCCAGATGAACCTCATTGTTCATTATCTAACCAGGGTAGAGGTCAAACGTGACGACACCAATCAGAACCAAGCAAGGCGACAAGGGCGAGGCCGTCAAGGCGTGGCAGGAGTTCTTGAACGAGCATGGATTCAACGTCGGTAAGGCCGACGGCATCCACGGTGCTGGTACCGAGAAGCAGAGCCTAGCCTATGAGGCGTCGTTGAAGCAGGGGGCGGCCCCTGCGAAGGCGGCTCCTGCGGCCAAGTCGGGCAAGCTGGCCTACACGGCGGCGCAGAAGAAGGCGATTGATGCGGTTCTCGCCATCTTCGAGACGGGTAAGGTCCCGACCCCCGAGAGTTACGCAACGTGTACGATCTTGAAGGATGGGGCTGGCATCTCGTATGGCAAGCACCAGTGTACCGACAAGGCGGGGTCGCTGGACCTCGTGGTGAAGCGGTACATCGCTCTGGGCGGCCCGTTGGCGGGCGACCTCCAGAAGTACCTCCCCCAGATCGCCTCCAATGAGTCCACCAAGGTGACGCCAGGCGGTCCCTATCCGGCGTGGTTGAACGATCTGATCGCGCTGCTCAAGAAGGCGGGCAAGGATGCGTTCATGCAGCGGGCGCAGGACGAGGTGTTCGACGAGGTGTACTTCTCGCCCGCCGTCAAGCACGCGGAGTCCTTTGGCCTCACGTCGGCGTTGGGGCTGTTGACCATCTACGACACCTGCATCCATTCGGGCCCTGGCCGTGTGGCGACCCACAAGGCTGCCGTCAAGGAACCGACCCCCGCCGCTGGGGGTGACGAAAAGGAGTGGGTCAAGGAGTACATCGCGGTTCGTCGGGCTTGGTTGGCCGCGAACAGCAACCCGCTCGTCCAGAAGTGCGTGTACCGGCAGGATGCCCTTAGCAAGCTGATCGCCGCTGGTAAGTGGGACCTAGCCACGCCCTTCGTTTGTCACGGTCGCACCGTGGACAGCGAGGCGGTTGCCTAGCGTTCGCTCGAAAGACGTCGGCCCGCCCTCCCTGACCACATGGCAGGAAGCGGCGGGCCGATGCTTTGGTGGGCTGTGGGTGTATGGGTAGGGACGGTTGGTCGGGGGGCTTCATCGGGCTTGCGCCCTCCACCACTCCATCCATGCGGTGCCGTCCAGCACCGGCCTGCTTTGCGTAGGCGTTGCGGCTTTTTTACGGGGAGCAACCCCGCTTCGCTTCATCGGGGGCCACCCGACTATCCGGCTGCTACACCGGCTCGTCCGTATGAGGCCGTGGGCCTCGTTTTTTTAGAAGTTGATGTCGTCCTCGACCACGGGGGTCTGGGCGACCACGGGGCGTCCGATGAAGCCCTCTGCGATCAGTTGGGCGAGAGCCTCCTCGTCACGCTCGAACTCTGCGAACTCCGCGCTGTCCTCGATGCTGCCAAAGTCGGTCGGGTCGATGGTCATTTGAGTCTCCGTGGTTGGCGTTCTGTACCCACTAGGAAGCGACCCCAGCGGAAATCAACCGCCACCAAAAAAAGCCCCGGTGGCTTCTCGGGTTGGTGTAAGAGAGGGGGCATGGCAGACAAACCGCTCGCCCCAGAAATCCAAGCCGCTTACGACAACCTCAAGAAGATACGGGCTTCCAAGACGGTGGCGCTCAAGCCGACTCCAATGCTCCGCACGGAGATCAAGGGGCTGGACGGCAAGCCCCAACCGTTGCGGCTGCGGTACTATCAGTCGCAGGGCATCTACCACCTTCTGATGATGAAGCGGATGGTGCTGGGTGACGGAACTGGCCTGGGGAAAACGGCTCAGGTGATCGGCACCCTCTGCTACCTGTGGCCCAAGGAACCGGCCAACAAGGTCATCGTCGTCACCCCGAAGTCAGCCCTGCGTCAATGGGAGGGGGAGATTCACAGGTTTGCCCACAACGTCAAGACGTTCGTGGTGACTACCTCGACCCCCAAAGAGCGCCGCAAGGTCTATGAGGCGTGGGCCAAGCACCCCACCAACACGGACGAGAAGGCCGTCCTGCTCGTCAACTATCACCTGCTGGTGAAGGATTGGACGGAGGGGGCTGGTCGCGCCGACCCCAAGGACCCGAAGTCTCCCGTCAAGCCGGGCATGGTCCACGGCATCGTGCAGAACACCCAGAACGTCGTGGTGGTCTTTGACGAGGCGACGGCCTTCAAGACCAACTCGACCAAGACCTGGCAGGTCTGCGCCCAACTCTCGGGGCTGGCCCATCGGGCCTACGGGCTGACCGCCACGCTGCTCAAGAACAACCTCATGGAGGGGTTCTCCATCTACAAGGCGCTCGTACCCGACCTGTTCACCACCAAGACGGCGTTCATGAACGACTACTGCGTGACGCGGCTGACCCGTGTGGCAGGGGGCCGACAGGTACCGCTCGTCGTCGGGTATCGGAACCTCCAGCACTTCCGTGACAAGATCGACCCGTTCTTCCTCGGGCGTCCCAAGCACGTCGTCTCGGACGAACTGCCGACCCTCATCACCAAGGAGATCACCTGCGAACTCAGCCCCGCCGAGGACTCCAAGTACGGTGAGGCGCTGTCGGGCGTCTTTGAGATGGGCGACGGGACCGTGAAGGACTACGAGGAACACAAGGCGTTCGTGTCCCTCATCTACTGCCAGCAGGTTGTGGATTCCCTGTCGATCCTCAAGTTCGAGGCCGAGTCCGAGATCGAGACGGGCATCTACAGGGACGAGTTACTCAAGATCGACAAGTTGGGGGCCAAGGAGCAGGCGCTCCTCGACCTCATCACGGACGAACTAGAGAACGACAAGGTGATCGTCTATACGCGGTTTGAGAAGGTTGTGACGCGCCTCCAGCACATCCTCGCAGAGGCCAGCATCAAGAGCGTGCGGATCACGGGGCGGGAGGACGACAAGACTCGTCGCCGCCATCAGGAGGTCTTTCAGAACCTTGAGTCGGATGTCAAGGTCATCTTCATCACGGACGCTGGCAGCGAGGCCATCAACCTACAGGCTGCGTCCGCGATGATCTTCTACGATGCCCCGTGGTCATGGGGTAACTACGTCCAGCTTCTCGGGCGGCCTATCCGTATTGGCAGCCCCCATCAGCACATCGTCTGCTACCACCTCATCGCAGAGCGGCCCCGCGAGAAGAAGAAGGACCGCAAGACGATTGACCATCACGTTCTGGCTCTCTTGCAGTCCAAGAAGAACCTCATCGACCGAGTGCTGGGCGAGGCGGCGGTGGGCGCTCTCGACTTCGAGCGTGAGGGGTCAGGTACCAAGGACCTCATCCGACGCCTACAGGGCAAGGATTCCTCCGATGAATGACCCTTGCCGGTGTATGAGGCGCACATGACCGAGCAAAAGGGCTGCTCCAAGTGCAACTACACGGGGTTCACCCACGTCGATGGCGACGAGGGCCGTGTCACCCAATGTATCTGTAGTTACGCCAAGACCTTGAAGGCGTACCTCGGACCCGAGATCGCTTCCGCGCCCACCATGACGCGCAGCCCTCTCTACGAGTTGGCGGGCAAGGGGCTGCCGCCGAAGGTGGACCGAACCGGCGACAACCTGTTCATCAAGTCCTACTGGTCGGACCTGCTGCCCCACCTCAAGTGGACGCTGGCCTGCAAGGGGCCGATGTTCCGCTACCGCATCGTGACGGACGAGAAACTCAAGACCGTCTATCTGGGGAACGAGTCCTACAAGACGCGCTCCCGCGACACGCGGGACGACGTGGTGACCTACAACAGCATCGGGGATTTGGTCGGCCCCGAGATCGACCTCGTGATCCTGCGGCTGGGTTTCCTCGGATACAAGAACGTCGCCATGCCTGGCGTCCTCAAGGAAGCCCTCATGCTGCGGGAGGCGGCTGATAAGCCAACGTGGCTCGTCGAGGTGCCCAGCAGCCCGTTTGGCTACGGCCACTTTTCGTACAACGAGGACGTCGGCGGCTACATCCACCGGCTCTTTGAGGTCATCAACCTCGTCATCGAGCAACGCCCCACGGATGCCCTCCACGGCTTTGACGGGACGGAGGACGACGAGGACGTTGGCATGGGGGTCCGAACGCCAAGCCCAGAACCGGCTCCGAGGCCCACCCACGCCCCTGCCTCGCAGTTCACGGCACCCGCCGTGGAGATGGGGGCAATCTTTGGCGACGACGCTCCTCGCTTCAAGAAGGGTGGCAAGAAGCGTGGTGGGGGAGGGCCGGTATGAAAAGGCTCCTACGCTCGTGCATTGACTTCGACAGCAACATCGCGCCCGAGAACCTCGTCCAGAACTTCCAGAAGCTCGTGCAGTCGCATCTGGAGTGGACGCGCCCCGACGACGGGCGGCTCTTTGACTTCCTCAAGCAATACTTCCAGCAGCGTCTCGAAATGCCCAGCGGGCAGACGGTCGCTGACTACTTCGACAAGACCGGCGACATCGAGGTAACGGAGCGTCTCAAGGACGTTGAGGCCGCCCCGTGGTACATCCGAACCAACTACACGCACCTCATCCAGACCCTACAGGAGGACCAGAACCGCATCAAGGCGTCGGCCCTCTTGAAGGAGGCCCACGAGATCATCAACAAGGGTCTGGTGGTGCAGGAGGGGCGCGAGAAGATACGCAAGCAGGGCGTCAGGGAAGGGCTTGTTTACTTCCAGCAGAAGGCCCATGACCTTGTGATCTCGGACTTCAATGCCCGAACGGCTGGCGACATCCGGCTAGACGGGCAGGCCATGTGGGACTCCTACAAGGATGCCAAGGTCAACAAGGACAAGGTGTGGGGTCGGTTCACCGGCCTCAACAACATCGACTCGGTGAGCCACGGCATCAAGAAGGGCGAACTCTGGGTTCACGCGGCGTTCCCTGGCGAACTCAAGACCACCTTCGCTCTCAACTGGTGCTACAACCTCGTCACCCGCTACCGCACGAACGTCCTCTACTACTCGCTGGAGATGCCTTACGAGCAGTTGCGGCTCCAGATTTACGTCCTCCACAGCAGCCATGCGAAGTTTCGGGCGCAGGGGTATCGCCCCCTCGACTACCGCAAGGTGCGCGACGGCGAACTGACGCCCGAGGATGAAGCCTTCTACCAGACGGTCATCGACGATTTTTGCAACAACCAAGACTACTGCTCGTTCGAGATTCGCGCCCCCGACCGTGACATGACGATCACGGACATCCGCATGGACGCCGAACTCACCCACAAGCAGATGGAGATTGGGCTGGTGGTCATTGACCACGGGCAGCTTATGGAGGCGCGGAAAGAGAAGCGGGCCAAGGATTACACGGTCGAACTCAACAGCATCATCCGCGACACCAAGAAGTTCTGCCTGCATTTCAACAACGGTGAGAAAATCCCCACCCTGCTTCTGTTCCAGATCAACCGTCAGGGCAAGGAGGAGGCCGTCAAGAATCAGGGCCGCTACAAGATGTCGGCTCTTGCCTATGCGAACGAGGTCGAGAAGTCAGCGGACGTCATCACGACCACGTTCCTCGACGACGAGCATCGCAAGAACGGCACCACCCTGTTCTGCAACATGAAGAACCGAGACAACCCGCTGATTGAGCCGTTCATGGCGAAGGTCGAGTTCGCCTGCCGCCGCATCTACAACCTCGACACATGGCAGGGCAGCGACGGTCGCGGCATGGGTGTCGAGGATCATCAGGCGGTCTTGGACGCCATGAACAACGTGTGAGGTCACAGTGGCAAGGGACTTCCACGCCGAAGCGACACAGGAGGCACGGCAGTCCGAGGCCGCCCGTCAATGGGTGCGGCAGCGGGTTGCCACCTTGCGGGACAGGGTAGAGGTCGGGGACGTGTTGGCCCGTTACGGGTCGGCCCTACGCTACAACGGCCACAAGCCCGAGCAGTTCTCGTGCCCCTTCCACGGCAAGGACAACAAGCCGTCCACCAGGTACTATCCGGCGACGGATGGCAAGCCAGCGGGCGTGTGGTGCTTTGTCTGTCAGGAGAAGTGGGACTGCATCGCCCTGTTCAAGAAGTTCGAGCAACTCGACGTTCCCTTCACACGGCTACTGGCGCTCATGGAGCGGGCCTTCGGGTTACCGACCCCCGAGTTGCCCCGAGAGGTTGTGACCTTCGAGGAAGGTCCTATCTCGACGGAGGCCGAGCAGTTGTTGGGTGTCTGTGAGAGGCGGCTGCGTGCCGCTAAACCCAGCTTCACGATGGACGGATACCTGCGGGTCGGCAGCGTGCTGGATCGGCTCCGCTGGCGGCTCACGAACGGCAAGCAGACGAACGCCGAGGCTGTCGTGGTGATGCGGCAGGTCCTCGACAAGATAGGGGCCAAGGAGAGGCAGCGATGAGTCAGGACAGGCGTTGGGAAGATGACGACGGCGACGACATTGACTCGTTTTTGGAGGCCACGGGCCTTGGTGACCCCGAGGGCGAGCCTGTGTGGCGGCGTGAGTGGCAGAATATGCCCGAGTTCGTGCAGGACAAGCAGGTGGCCTATGCGACCATCGTGGTCCGCTTCAACTCGCAGGAGGACCTCGACGACTTCGCGGCCCGCATCGGCCAGAAGTTGAACGCCAAGACCAAGAGCATCTGGCATCCCTACAAGTCTCATTGGGGTGGGCCTGGCACCGACAAGCGGTACGTCGATGAATCCTAGCCACCCCATCTATGTGGTGTCGAAGGGCCGATGGGAGTCGCGGCTGACCAGCAAGGCGCTGGATCGGATGCGGACCCCGTACCGCATCATCGTCGAGGAACCCGAGTTCGACCTGTACGCCGCCGAGGTCGGAGCCGACAAGCTACTCATCCTACCCCCACGGTACATCGAGGAGTACGACGCCTTCGATGATCTTGGGACCACCAAGAGCAAGGGGCCAGGCCCCGCACGCAACTTCGCTTGGGATCATGCGATCTCGGAGGGGGCCGCGTGGCATTGGGTGATGGACGACAACTTCGAGCATTTCTACAGGATGAACCGCAACACCCGCATCGTCTGTGAGACGGGCAGCGTCTTTCGAGCCGCCGAGGACTTTGTGGAACGGTACGAGAATGTCGCGGTCGCGGGCTTCAACTACCAAGGGTTCGCCAAGGCCGTCGATGCTCTGCCCCCCTATGTGCTGAACACCCGTATCTACTCGTGCCTACTGATCCGCAACGACATCCAGTACCGTTGGCGGGGGCGCTACAACGAGGACACCGACCTGTCCCTGCGGGTTTTGAAGGACAAGTGGGTGACCGTGCAGTTCAACGCCTTCCTGTGTGGGAAGGTGGCGACCCAGCGGATGACGGGCGGCAACACCCGAGAGTTCTACGAGATCGAGGGTACGCTCAACAAGAGCAGGATGCTCGCCGCCATGCACCCCGACGTTGCGGAGGTGGTCTGGAAGTTCCGACGGTGGCACCACCATGTGGACTACCGCCCCTTTCGTACCAACGTGCTGCGCCGCAAGGCGGGCCTCGTGATCCCGCAGGGGGTCAACAACTTCGGGATGGTGCTGGCTGACCGTCAGCAGGGTCGAGTTGGACCCGCTCCCGTCGTTGAGGAGGGCTACGGCGACGACGACGAGCAAGACTGATGGCTCGACAGATCAAACTCCAGACCCGTGAGATGGGCGACCTCCACCTCATGCTGGTTCGCAGCAAGGCTGGCGTCTGGGAAGCCGCTTGGGAGCCTCTGAGGACCAGCCGCTACGCCGAGTACCTGCTGGTCACCACCAAGGAGATGGTCGATCACGCGCTGCATGGCTGGACGAGTCCGCTCGTAAAGGCTCTGGGGCCATCCCCACAACTCATCCTGCACCGACTGTCGCCCGACTCGCGCCAATGCGCGTTGTCGGGCAAGTGCATTTTCTACCGTAAGGCCGACTGCATCCCGAAAGCCCCCAAGATGCCTACCTGTTTTGAACCCGTCGGGGTGCCTCCAGAAATCGGGCAGGAACTCATCCGGCTGTGGCGGGAGTCGGTGTATGTGGTGATCGTGGAGGAGCCGTAACCATGACTGAAATCGACGATTTGGATGACATCGCAGCCCTGTTGGACGAGGAAGCCGCACCCGCGAAGGTACCCACCCCACCCGCCGAGGAACCCGATGACTTGGACCTCGTGTCCGAGTTGCGGGAAGCTGTCGCCTCCGAGACAACGAAACAGACCAGCCTTTTCAAGGTGGATGAGGACGAGGGCGACGATCTCGAATCGTTCCTGAGTGCCACCGGCATCAAGGCCGAGCGGGAGGTGCCCGACATCACGAAGCCGTGGATGAAGTACCACGAGTTCGTGCTGGTGCGTACCTCGGACGAGGTTGAGCGTATCGTCGATGAGGCGTTGGCGAACGGCAAGTGTTCGCTGGACCTTGAGACGGAAGGGCTGGACAACCGCATCGAGTGGGACGCACAGGGACGGCCCCGCACCCACCATCAGATCGTCGGCTTCTGTATCGCGGTCGGTGAGGCCAAGACGGGTTACTACATCCCCGTCCGACACAAGGCGCTGGACGGTGGCCCTGACCTCAATGTGAAACCCGTCGAGCGTGTCGAGGCCGCCATCACACGGCTCTGTCGGGCAGCGCAGCCGACCCCCAAGCCCGGCCAGACAGACCCGCTGGCCTTCAAGGACTTCGAGACGCCCCCGAGGGTGGTGATCGACTTCTGGCACGCCAAGTTCGACCAAGAGTTCCTGTACCCTGTGACGGGCATTGACTTCTGGCACCCCGACTCCTTCGAGGACGGGATGCTCGCCTACTTCACGTTGTACTCGGGCGACCACAACCTGTCCCTCAAGGACAAGGCCGCACAGTTGCTACGCGCCCCCGACGGGTCGCCCTACGAGATGATAAAGCTCAAGGAACTGTTCCCGACATCGCGGAAGATCAGTTTCCCGAGCCTCTCCCCTGACGAGCCAGGTGTCGTCAAGTACGCTGGCTCCGACGCCATCTGTACGCGGCTCCTGTGTGCCAGACCCGACCTCCTGCCTGTCATCGACAGGGACCCGACGGGTCGAAAGTTCATCTACCGGCTGGAGAAGCAGGTCACGCAGGTCGTCCGCGTCATGGAGCGTAACAAGGTCAGGGTGGATCGGAGCCGTCTGGAGGGGCTGCGGAACGCCCACAGGGCCAAGTGGCAGGAGTACCGCGACAAGATCGTTGCATTGGCGACCTCCAAGGGCTTTGAGGCGTTCGAGCCTGGCTCCACCAAGCAACTTGGCGAGTTCCTCTTTGGCGAGCGGGGGTTGAACATCAACCCCAAGCCTCCCTTGAACGAGAAGTCCCAGCAGTACAAGACGGACTACGAGAGCCTCAAGGCCATCAGGGAGGAGTTGGGCGTCAACGCCCCCGAGGTGCTGGAGTGGGTGGACGGGTACCGCGAAGAAGATAAGATGCTGGGTACCTATCTGGAGAGCCTGTCCGCGAACCCTGACCGTAACGATGAACTGCGGTTCTCGTTCAAACAGACGGGTGCAGCGACGGGACGTTTCTCGGCCCCCGCAGGCAACGCGGAGGACGGGTTCAGCGGCATCCCGATCCACGGCATCCCTGGCACCTCGGACGTCCGCACGAGTTTCGTGGCCCGGCCGGGATACACGATGGTCAAGTGCGACTACGCCGCCGAGGAACTCCGTATCGTCACGAACCTCTCCAACGAGCCTGTCTGGATCAAGGAGTTCCAGAACGGCGACGGCGACCTCCACAGCATCACGGCGAGGGCGTTCTTCAACAAGAAGGAGGTCACCAAGGACGAACGCAAGATGGGCAAGGTGGCGAACTTCGCCCTTGTGTACGGCGGCGGCCCCGCCTCCATCATGCGGGCGACCGGCTGCAACCGGCTGGAGGCCCAGCGGCGCAAGCAGGCGTTCGACAAGGCCGTGTCCACGTTCGCCAACTGGGTCAAGGGTCAGCACGAGAAGGTCAAGCGTGACCTTGGAGTGTGGACGGCGTTCGGGCGATGGATTGCGATTCCCGACGCCAACCTCCAGAAGGGCCAGAAGGACTCATGGGGCAAGATTGTCCAGACCGAGGAGGACGTTCGGAGCCTACGGGCGTCTGGCGAGCGTCATGCGACGAACTACCCGATCCAGGGTAGCGGTGCCGACATCATGAAGATCAGCATGGTGCTGATCCACAAGGAACTGTACCGCCAAGGCTGGCTCAAGGACGCAGCGGATGCGGTCAGGATGCTCCTGACCGTCCACGATGAGTTGGTCTTTGAGGTGCGGCATGATCTCGTGTTCGAGGTCATCCCCGTGTTGACCCGCGAGATGGAAAAGCCCACCATCATGGCGAGGCCGCCCTACTCGCCCAAGTGGCTGGTCCCGTTGGTGACGGACCCGCTGCTGGGAGAGTCTTGGGGTGCCGAGTTCGGGTGCCACAGGGCCAAGGAAGGCGAGCAGCCTCCCGAGGGTGGTTTCATCTCTCACGGGTACGTTTACAAGAAGGTACCGGCCGCCCTCTTGCCCTATGTCCCGCAGGGCACCGCAGTAGCCGTCGAAGCCAAGCAGGTCGAGCCAGCCGTTGAGGTCGCCCCCCAGACAACACCCGCACCTGCGGCGGCACCTGTGGCGGTGGCCCCCACGGCACCCCCGCCGCCCTCCGCACCTGCCCAGCAGGGTACCGAGAAGGTGAGGACCGCCACGGTACGGCTCAAGACCACGACGGCGCTCTCGGTCGCACAGGTCAGGGAGGCCATCGGGCGTTGGATGACGGTGGACACGGGCCACTACCTGCGGCTCATCGACGGGTTTGGCAACGTACTGATCGACCCCAACCTCAAGATACGGGTCAACGCGGGACGGTTCGCAGAGCAACTACTGGAGAAGAACCTATCGGACGGCAAGGTAGGGGAGGAGAGGGGTGCATGACGGTCCCGCGACGAGATCAACTGTCCGAGTGCAACACCGCTGGGGAGCCGTTGGCGACCTTTCAAGAGGGGTGGTGCAAGCGGTGCATCAACCCCGACTGTACTCGTAGCCTGTTCGGCCAGAGTCGGTTTGATATGCGGGTCAACACATGGGAGGACCGGCTTTTCAAGAACACTCCTCGCATGGACCCTGCCGACCCCCTTTTCAAGATCATCGCGGGCAAGAAGTTCCTGTCCCTCGATGCCAGCAGGCCGCCCGACATCAGATCGTGGGTTGACCCCGATGCCACGCCGGTCATCGAGGCACCCGTGCGGGCCGAGCCTGTCGCAGAGGTACGGCGACCGCCCGTTGTGACCAGGCCTATCGCAGCGGAGCCTGTTGTCACCCCTGCGCCCGTCGAGGTTCCTCCGACGCAGCCCGTCGAGCCTGTTGTGGCGAGGGAGCCAGCCGTGCGACCAGAATCTTTCCCTATCAACTCACCTTTTCAAGGGGGCCGGATGTTGGCCGGTGTAAGAGGGGATCAGACACCGCCACGAGATGCGTGGGCGGCACCAGAGCCAGCCACAAACGTCGTCCCGGTTGGCGGGCGAGTGAAGTTCAAGGGTTCTGGTGTATGAAGGGGTAGAGGAGGACACGATGCCCGCGATGCGAGTCAAGGTTGTTATCAAGAAGGACGGTAAGGTTGTCACGGAGGTGCTGGACCGTGGTTCGCACCTTTGCAGCGAGATTTACCGGGTCACCAACGCAGTCGGCAAGCAGCTTTCCGACGAGGAGATTGGACCCGAGTGCGACACCGTTCACGAAACCCAGGGCCGCTAGGCTCAGAGAGGAACACACTATGTCCCACCGAGTTACCACGCAGACCGAGATCAAGGACTTGGCGCTCGCCAAGCAGGCTGCAACCGCCGCTGGCATCTCGTTCGTCGAGGATGTCAACGGACTCCGCTTCACGAGCGGGACCATGAAGAACGCCACCCTCAACCTCAAGACGGGTGACATCACAGGCGACACCGACTACGGCCACACCACCGACAAGCTGGGTCTGTTCCGTATGCACTACGGAGAGGCCAAGTACAAGTTGGAGTGCGCCCGTCAGGGCATCATGATCGAGTCTCGCCAGATGAACCGCGATGGCGAGGTCGAGATGATTATTGCGGTGGGCTAGTCCCTCGCAACACGTTTGCGGCGTGACGGCCCACCCTAAAAAGGTGGGCCGTTTCTTTTCGAGTCGGTGTAAGAGGGGATTATGACGAACCCAGAGTTGACATTCCACCTTCGCAGTCTGGCCCGCTTCATCTACTTCGTGACCGACGAGGAGGACCGCTTCCTTGTCAACCTACAGCAGACCCTCAAGGACTTCTCGAAGCGGACGTGGGTTTACAACGCTGCGATGGGGTTGGTGCCGCTCGACAATCTCGTGAACGATTGGAAGCAGCGGACCCACACGGAGGACCCCAACACGCTGGGCATCCATCAGGCTCTCATCCAGATGTATCGGGATGATCCCAAGCGTGAGCAGAACATCTACGTCGTGACGGACCCCGAGCGTTGGCTGGTGGACCCGCACGTTCAGCGGCGGTTCCTCAACATCGCCCACCAGTTGCACCAGGATAACACGGTCGTCAAGATCGTCATTTTCGTCGGCTCGCGGCGAGTCATTCCCGAGAAGCTGTCCCGCTACATTGATGTCGTGCAGGACAAGGGGCTGACCAGCGAGGAGATTCTCGCCATCGTGGAGGATGCGGCCCGTCAACTCCACACGCCCGTTCCCGACAACACTCCCAAGGTGTTCAAGGGCATGACCTCCTACGAGATCAAAATGGCGATCTCGCAGAGCATCATCGCTACCAAGAAGGATGCCAAGAACCCTCGCCGCATCGACCCCAAGATCGTCTCGGACTACCGCCAGAAGCAACTCCGCAAGTCGGACCTCGTGCAGTACATCGACACCTCGGCGTTCAACTTCGACGACGTTGGTGGTGCGGGACGCTTCAAGGCGTGGGCGCGTAAGACGCGGGCAGCATGGACGGAGCAGGGGCAGAAGTTCGGCCTGCGTCCTCCCAAGGGTGTGTTGCTGGCTGGCGTGTGGGGTTGTGGTAAGAGCCTGTCCGTCAAGGCGATGGGCCACGCTTGGGGCTTGCCTGTCGTGCAGGTCGAGATGGGCAAGTTGCGGTCGAGTGGCGTCGGTGAGTCCGAGGCCAACATCTACCGAGTGACCCGCATGATCGAGGCGGCGGCTCCCTGCATCGTGTGGATTGACGAGGCCGAGAAGTCGCTGTCGGGTGGGGCGTCGTCCGCGCAGTCGGATGCTGGCACGACAAGCCGCACCATCGGCATCCTGTCAACGTGGTTGCAGGAGACGGATGCGCCGGTCTGTCTCGCCATGACCGCGAACTCCCTCAAGACCCTGCCCATCGAGTTCGTGAACCGCATGGACGAGCGGTTCTTCTTCGATATGCCTGCCGAAGAAGATCGGGTTGACATCCTCAAGATTCACCTGCGAAAGGCGGGGCAGAACGTCGAGGACTTCAATCTGGCCTTGCTGGCTGAAAAGGCTGGTGGCATGGTGGGGCGCGAGATGGAGCAGGCTATCGGGGCCGCCATGATCGAGTCTTTCGACCAAGGCAAGCCGTCGCTCGACGAGGAAGTGTTGGCTACCGAGTTGGCCTACAAGCCCCGCATTATCCGCACCATGACAGACGACGTTCGTGAGATTCTGGAGTGGGTGGGCTATGATGAGGATGCCAATGACGGCATCCGTGCGAAGTTCGCATCGGCCCCTGACCGTAAGACAGGCGCACTCAAACTGATTGCCAATGACGACTGAAAACGCTCTGACCCGTTTGGCCTCCGAGGTGAGGACGCTGGCGCGTCCCGCCTCGGGTTCTCTTTTGGCAGCCCGTGGCCTCGTGCAGCGGGATGCTTCCCTACAGGCAGCCTTCCTGACCGCGAAGGCCGAAGGCTGGTCGGCTGACAAACTTGCCGACGCCCTCTGTCCGACCTTCCAAGAGCAACTGGAAGGTGAGGCCGCCGAGTTGCGGGAGGCCGCCCTCTACCTGTCGGACGAGTTCCTACAGGACGGAGAGGGCATCCTGCTGGTGAGCCGTGAGACAGGCAAGGTGCTGGCTCGCATCACCGAGGAGGACGTTTGGCAACCGGCCCCCGTGAAGCGGGAGGACGGCACGCTCGTCAAGCCGCTTCCCCGTCTGAGGCCCGACCTCGAAGGCTTCCTGCTTCAATGGACGTTTGACCGCTCCCGCGAGAGCGATGCGTTGGCTACGCTGACGGCCACGCAGGCTCAAACGTCGATGGCAAAGGTTATCACCCACGAGGGCCGCAAGGGCATCGTGGAGCGCCTACGGGCGAACGCCGACCAACTGCTGGCCGGTGTGAAGGGTAACGCCCGAGACTTCTTGGACGCTTTCGACGCCGACGGTACTGGCGGCTTCACGCTGGAGGATGGCCCGCCCTCGTGGGCGACACCGTTGCCGAGGGCGACGGCCTTTGTGCGGACCAGCATGGGGTTGGCAGACTTCAAGAGCCTCAACCTGCGGTTCGACGTGCTGACCCACCAGCAGAGCGTGATCGGCACCCAATGGGTCATCGAGATGGCTCGCACGCTGGCGCTTGCGTGTCCCGACATCCGAGACATCGACGAAGTGACTCCCGAGGACATTGACGAGGCGACCTTCTGGGCTGGCCCCGCAGCCGTCGTCGAGGAGTGTCGGCGGCAGGATTGGCCGTACCTCGCGCTCGATGGTGACCTTGCCGTGGGCCTGCGGGGCAGCGTAGGCGTCTTGGAAGTCCACTCCGACACCTATCGGGTGGCTTCCCGAGAGGTCCTAGATCGCTGGGAGGTTGTGGCCTCTGTCGAGTACACGCTGTGGGTGGATTGGTCGAAGGCCGTCGGACTACGGCTTCCCCGAGAAGCGACCGTCACTGTTCTCGACTAGGGGTGCAGGGCATGGGTTACTACTCGATGGTTGTTCGCACGAACGAGGAAGTGGCGATGCCCGACCAACGGCTCGTTCTATTCCCAGGCGTCAACCTCTTCACCACGACACTCACCGACGAGGAAGCCCCCGCTTTCATGGAGTGGCTTGCCCAGCAGGGCTGTGTGGTCGAGGAGGTCAATCGGCTGGACGGCTCCGAAGAAACGCCCGAGTCGCTACCTGCCCCGGTGTAAGAGGGGGGTATGAACAAGCGGAAGCGGAAGAACCTGCTCATCGACGTCCTTCGGTTCCGAGGACTCACCACCAACATGAAACCCGACGAGGTGGCCCGCTTCGAGGCCATGTACCGTCGTGCCCGCACGCAAGAGGAGCAGGATCAAGTGACCGCTGCCCTGCGGCACTTCATCGACGGCTGGCGGGACTCCGATGACGCCTTCTCACGCCTCATGCGGTCTGCCTTCGACGTCGATGACTTCCTCGACGATGACGCCCTGCCCGCCTCGCTGGAAGCCGCCATCCAGCGGGCCAGTGTGGATTTGTCAAAAGATTGATCGACAACGCTTGACAGTTGCTCTTACGCTGTGTTACCTGTTACCCCATGCTGCCGCTCTGATAGCGGCGCAGGAGGTACACATGGCCGCTAGAGCGATGAAGATTTACACCAAGGACAAGCCTCTATTTGCTCACTTGAAGGCGTTGCCGCGAGAGAAGTTGCTGGAGACGCCCGTTCATGTGGTGCCGTTCGGCAACCGCGCACAGGGGGTGTTTGACCGTCGGGCCATCAAGACACTTGCCGACCTTGCTAAGATGTCAAGGTTCGAGTTGCTGAAAATCCAGAATCTCGGACGCCAGACCGTGGAGATCATCGAGTTCTACCTGGAGGAACTCGGTCTGTTCCTTGGAGCGCCGCAGCTTCCCCTGTGGGTCAAGGTGGAGCCGCCGCCCCCGCCTAAGCCGCCCGAGCCGACCAAGGAGGAGAAGGTGTTGGCTCTCATGGAGCGGCAGCGGGAACTGATCGCGGAGATGGAGCGGCTGTCCCTCCAGATCAAGGAGACGCTATGAGTGGCCTCAAGCTGTTCTGCTCTCAGCAGGGGAGTGCGCCTGTGCGGTACGGGATGTTCCCCAACAAGGCCGAGGCTGTGCGGGGGTTGGGGCCGGATGCCCGTTACCCTGATCCCGACGAGTTGCGACACTACTGGCTGACCGAGAAGTTGTACGAACTGACCACCGATGAGGTCCAGGCCCGCCTTGGAGTGTCGCGGCAGGCGGTTTCCCAATGGCGCAAGAAGGCTGGAGCCGACCTGCCACGGCTCTCGGATGCGAAGCGAGAGGAGCGGCACGCCCGCATACAGGCGGCTTTGTCACCCGAGCGTACCGCCAAGGAGATCGCCACCGAGATTGGCACCACTCCCGCCGAGGTCAAACTGATCGCGGACAAGCACGGGGTGGTCTTGAAGGACAAGTCCCACAAGAAGCCCCCCGACGATGAGATCATCCGGCTCGCGGTGGGGAGGACATGGCGGGAGTTGGCCGAGGTCTGTGGCGTCTCGATGTATACACTCCGCAACTACGTCTATGCGGACCCCGACCTCCGAGAACAGGTCTGTGGGAACCTCGTCAGCGAGGTCATGGGAGCGCCCACACACGGCCGAGTTGACGTCGATGAGGTGATTCGCCTGTACGGGGAGGGGCTGTCGCCCCATAAGATCGCCGCCCGATTCGGAACTCAGCCCATGTCGATCATCTACTGGCTCAAGAAGTTGGAGATTTACCGTGGCGCAGAGAAGGCCGAGGGTGTTGCTGGACGTTGATGGGGTGCTGGCCGACTTCCTTGGCTTCGCCATCCAGACGATGGAGGAGTTGAGCGGCAGGACCTACACCCGTGAGCAGTTCACGGATTGGGACCTGTTCCAGACCTTCGATCCAGCGTGGAAGCACGAGTTCTTCTACGAGTGTGCGAGACCTGGTGTAGCGGCCAGGCTCGCCCGCTACGAGGGTGTCTCGGAGGGAGTGTCTCGCCTCCAAGGGGTGGCCGAGGTGTACGCGGTGACGGCTCCGATGAGGAACTCACCCTTTTGGTACACCGACCGAGCAGGCTGGCTGTCTCGACAGGTTGGCATCCCCGATACGCACCTTGTCTATACGGAGGCCAAGCACCTGTGCAGGGGCGACGTGTTCGTGGACGACAAGCCCGAGAACGTCATGGCTTGGACGAAGGAGAACCCAGACGGCATAGGGCTGTTATGGGAAGCGCCCTACAACAGGCTAGACCGTGGACTAACTCGTGCGACCTCATGGGACGACGTGGTAGAAGCGGTGCGCCTCCAAACCGAAAGGATCGACCGTGGCGTACTCTGCGAAGATTCTCGCTGACCATATGGCCCCCTCGGGCCAACGGCTCACCACCTTCGAGGTGACGTTTCCTCGCATCGTGTTGGCCGAGTTCAACACGCACCGCCAGTTTTCACGCAACTCCGCGTCGTCCCGCGCCATCCCCGTCGAGAAGATGCTGGCCCGTGTGGAGGCTGATCCGTTCGTGCCGACCTATTGGGGGAAGAACCAGAAGGGGATGCAGGCCGACGAGGAACTCAGCGACAAGGAGCGCCGCATCGCGGACGGCCTGTGGGAAGGGGCCAAGTTGGATGCGGTCCTCAACGCTCGCCGCCTCCTCGACCTTGGCGTTCACAAGCAGTTGGTGAACCGTCTCCTTGAGCCGTTCATGTGGCAGACCGTGATCGTGACGGCCACCGAGTTCAAGAACTTCTTTGCCCTGCGGGCGCACAAGGACGCGCAGCCCGAGATTCGTGAGATCGCCGTTCTCATGAAGGCGCTCTACGATGCCCATGCCCCTACCGTCGTGCCCGTGGGTCATTGGCATATGCCGTTGACGGACGACGCCGATCAGCTTCGAGCCGATGGTTACACGGAGGAGCAGATTCGACTCATCTCCGTGGGGCGGTGCGCCCGAGTCTCCTACCTGACCCATGACGGCAAGCGTGACCCGAAGGCCGACATCGACCTCTGCCAGCGGTTGCAGGCGAGCGGCCACATGAGTCCCTTTGAACACGTTGCCCAAGCGTTGGAATCCCCCGAGATCAGCGGCAACTTCACGGGCTGGCAGCAGTTCCGCAAACTACAGGCCAACGAGGCCATCTACGAACCGGCCCTCTGATGACGACACCGACCACCAAGCCGCCCCCGATGACCACCTTCTTCGCCGTCGAGATGATGACGACGGTGACGCCCCACCAGATCGCAGGGATGTTCTGCGAGGCGGCCAAGAAGGCCAAGACTCTTTTCTTTGGCCTTGAGAGCCTCGGCATCATCGAGGTGAACGCCACCAAGTTCATGCGGTTCCGATCCGACGTCGCAGACCCTCTGGCTGGGCTGCGTGCTTTGCAGGAGCGGGGTCACGGTGTGGTGTATCGCTCGACCGAAGGCTTTGTCTTTCAGCGAGGGGAGCGGACCGGCAAGGTCAGCACGAGCCTCATGGTGGGCAGCCCTGTGCGGAACCCGATGACGTGGCGAGGCCCGAAGGTGAAACTCTGGGAACGGCAGTTTATGGCGACCCCGTAGTTCTTTTGATGGGACGCCCCCCATAGGAGATACCCACCATGAAGGTTGCCGTCGTCCAGTTCGCCCCCGTTTTCAAGGCCATGCAGGACAACCTGCGGAAGCTCGCGGGCTTTGTGAAGGAAGCGGCCCAGAACGGGGCCAAGCTGGTGGTGCTGCCGGAACTGGCAACCACGGGATACTCCTTCATGTCGAAGGCCGAGGCCGCCGAGTGTGCGGAGCCTATCCCGGAAGGCCAGACCTTCAAGGTCATGAAAGCCTTGTCGGAGCGGCTGGGCGTCCACGTCGTCTGGGGGATGGTCGAGAAGGTCCCGCAGACCGGCAAGGTTCACAACTCGCAGGTGTTGGTCGCACCGAACGGTCAGTGGGTCAGTTACCAGAAGGTGAACCCGTGGGGTAACGATTGGCTATGGGCCGATGAAGGCCGAGCCAACCCCCCGATCCTATCGTGTGACTTTGGCGAGCATGGCACCAAGAAGGTCGGGCTACTCATCTGCCGTGACGTCAGGGACCGCAAGAACGATAAGTGGTCTGACTTCTACGAGTCGGGCGATGCGGACCTCGTTGCGTTCTCGTCAAATTGGGGGAACGGCGGGTTTCCCGCCATCGCATGGATCGACTTTGTGCGGGACAACAACATCACCCTGTTGGTGTCGAACCGCTACGGCAAGGAGTCCCACAACGATTTCGGGCATGGTGGCGTCTGTGCGATTACAGCCAACCCCTTCGAGATCAAGTGCGATGGGCTTGTCTGGGACGCCGACTGCATCGTGTACGCGGACGTCTAAGGGGCGTGCTTGCAGGCTAAAGCCGTCTGGCCTTCGGGTCAGGCGGCTTTTTTGTTGCCTCGGTTGATTGTCCGCGAACGCTCTGCCTAGTGGGTGTGCCGATGGTCCGTTCGAGGCATCGGAGCCAAAACCATACGGGCCTTATCGCTCGTCGGTGTAAGAGGGGATCATGACGACCACCAAGACAACCGCCAAGTGTGGCTTCTGCAACCGGCCCCGTAACGAGGTCAAGGCTCTGATCGGCAACGACGGTGGCCCCTACATCTGCAACCGCTGTCTGGAGGACGGGCACAAGGCGTACACGCAGTCCCAGAAGGCCGACGTACAGACGGCCGCCAAGGAAGAACCTCTCCGCAAGCCACGAGAGATCAAGGCGATCCTCGACGGGCACGTTATCGCGCAGGACAAGGCCAAGACAGACCTGGCCATCGCGGTCTATAACCACTACAAGCGGCGGGAAGCAGTCAAGAACGGACTCGACCTCGGGGTGGAGGTTCAGAAGTCCAACATCCTGTTGATGGGTCCGAGCGGAACCGGCAAGACGGAGTTGGCTCGCAGCATCGCCCGTATGCTCAAGGTCCCGTTCTTCGTCGGGGATGCCACCCGTCTCACGCAGGCCGGATACGTTGGCGACGACGTTGAGAGCCTCCTGCAAGGGTTGGTGCAGGACGCCGACGGTGAAGTGGAGCGTGCCCAATGGGGCATCATCTTCATCGACGAGTTCGACAAGCTGGCCCGCAAGTCTGGGCGTGGGGCCACGGGGTACCGCGACGTCAGCGGCGAGGGGGTCCAGCAGGCGCTCCTCAAACTTCTGGAAGGCTCCAAGATGGTTGTCCCGCGTGGCATGGGTTCACGGGGCGGGATGTCTATGTACGGGGATGCCTTCGACACCACGAACGTTCTGTTCGTGTGTGCGGGATCGTTTGCGGGCCTTGAGGAGGTCATCGAGAAGCGGGTCAACCGTGGGGCGGGCATCGGCTTCGGAGCGCGTGAGGCCAAGAAGCTGTCTCGTACCGACGTCTATCTACAGGCGACGGAGGACGACGTTCTGGAGTTCGGCCTCATCCCCGAACTCATGGGGCGTCTGCCGGTCCTGACCACCACGCTGGAACTCACCGAGCAGGAAATGGTCCGCATCCTGACGGAGCCGAAGAACGCCATCGTCAAGCAGTTCCAGGCGCTCTTTAGCATGGACGGCATTGACCTCCAGTTCGACGAGGAAGCCCTGCGGGCTATCGCGGCAGAGGCACGGAAGCGGCCCACGGGGGCGCGTGCCTTGCGGGGCATCGTGGAGACGATCCTGCGACCCTACTCGTTCGACGCCCCCTCGGACCAGACCATCAAGGCGATCCGCGTCACGGC